GTAGTCAAATTCTACCAGAGAAAAAATACAGTCTCCTGGTAGCGCCTTCTGTGACTCTACGAAAGAATTAATTGAAGCTTCAGCTTCATCACGAATATACTCCATACTACCGCTACGATCAACGATCAGTAGGATAGCTGTTTTATTTAGATTTGTCATATTATTTCACTCCCTGTGGTGGATAGATCATCCATGTTACTTCCGGCATTTCTTCGTCCAACGCATAAAGAATTGGTCTTACTTCATTCCAATCAAGGCCACCAAGACCACAACCCAATGCCGGAATTGCAACAGACTTGATATCAAAATTCTTCACTCTAATTAATAGGCTATCGAAACCCTTGATTACATAAGATAGTTTACTTGGATTACGCCAATCATCCTTTGTTGGATAGTTAATGACATACTTACCATCATCATGTTGATACGTCATCACTACTCCCGGCCGGAAAAATCCTCGTTCACAATACAATGCGTACTGTCTAAACATTTCAGGATAACGATTCTTGAATTCAAGAGCAATGCCGCCGCCCATTACACCAACACAGTTAACCGCATTAACTAGCGCATCAGCGCCTGAATCAAATAGATTGTCATGCTTCAATAGAATTGTCAACGTAAGTCCAATCGATGTCTGATCTAGCAAGAATATAACGAAGATACTGTCTTACTTCTGGGAATTGAAGATCCCATAATAAACTATTAGCATCCATTTTAGAAACTACCTCGCAGGCATAAACATCCATAGATTCTTTATCAGTACCAATATATCTAGAATGATTTGGATGGCTAATGTACGCTTCAAATACCTTTGATCTTAATTCTTCTTCAAATTCATTTGCTGGAATCATAGCCACGACGACTCACTAGCATTGACACCGCGATCGTCTACATAACGATGTGCCAGTAGCTTCCCACATACGATCTTATCAAACGGGATGCTGTGATGCAATAGCCAGCACTCTACCAGTTCATAGTCTGCCCAACCACGTGAGGTATGAATGGCAACCTTAAAACCAGCGTCTACTACTTCTTGAAGCTTATGAATATTCATAGGAGGACCGGGAATAGAATGAGGATTATCTACAGACCAAGTACCAGTAGCAATTGTTGAATCGAAATCTACCGCATACCATTTTAACTCAGCACGTTGGGCAGGCGGTTCAAAAGTATTATTGTTCATTTAATTTCCATTTCAATGATTCGGCAGCAATCACATTAAAAAATACTGCTGCTGCATGATCTTCATCAGTTTCGCCAGTAATCCATTGCATAAAATGTCTAAAGGCTGATTCTTTAAATCTTTCAAGCTCTACTTCACTATTGGCTTTTTCCCAATTCCGAAAGCCATATTTTTCAGCCCCGCGTGCCATTAATCCCGCAACCCTAGTAAACATCTGTTCATCATATGGAACATCTACAGGTATCATCAACATGAACATTGGCTTGCCATTTTGAGTGTCTCTTACCATACCAGATTCATACGGCTCTCTGACACCGCTGTCTTTTGTTATCCATTCACTCATTCTACATCTTCCCATCCTGTTGAACGCTGGATCTTATAGCACATTCCGCGACTCTGATCAAACCAGAATCCTTCTTCAACAATCCATTTCATATTCTTAGGAAAGCCAATTTTTGCATGGTGTTTCATCTTATATACTTTTTTAGACCATTGATGCCATGTGGGTTCATCAATTCTCTTATAGAGCCCGCGATAAATATATTCATCCATGTTCAACCATTACACGCTCAAGGCTTGCGATGAATTCGCCGTCCCAATAAGCATCATAACCACCATTATCGGTATTCATTTCTAATGATTCACTATCAAAACTTTCGACTCTTTCATTAATATGAGCAATATACTCTCTCATACCAATCTCAGGATCAATAAATACTCTTACGCCTGGTTGATAATCCATCGTAAGTACATAAATATAATCAATCATTTGCGTTCTGCCAATCAAATTTTGCATACATTAGCTTATATACATAAACAGCACCTGGAACGACCCAAATATTTTCAATTTGATTATACTCTGCATAATATGGAATATTATTCTTAGCATAGTGCTTTCTTGTATATAGCTTTGAATATCTTTTCCAATCTTCACCTGGATGTTTTACAAAAACAGCCCATACGCCATCATCCATAGATCCATTCCTTTACTAGAGATATCGGTTTATGAATAGACAAAATAGCAGTAATTCTAAAACAAATATTACGACCAGACTCATCTTGTTCTTTAACAGGCTTGGCATAAGCATTGTTTCGTGAATAACCAAACGGAAGAAGTATCTTCCCTAGTGGAATATTATTGTTTAGATCAAGGCCGTTAGACTTGTCTAGAGTAATAGATTCTATCTTAGCATACACTCTTCCTGATCTCGCCCCGCGTAAAAATCCATAACGTTTATAAGCTGTTAATTCACCGGTGCGAAGTGCAATCATTTCATTAGGAGTCAAATGATAATGAGCATTATTGTGTATTGGAGAATACTGAATTTCTTCTCCAGACAAACGTTCTAGAATCTTGGTAACACTATCAGGATTCTTGAACTCCTCTTTTAAATCCATTCTCAGCTTTCTGTGATTGTTTGCCAATTTGTTTCTGATTTTTCAATAATCAGTTTTACATTTTTATTGAACTGTTTGATCGCCTGGAGACAACGCTTGGCGTACTCATGGTCGTCAAACAATACTGTATAAAAGCCATAAGCTCTCTTTGGAAGATTACCATCTTCAGTCATAATTCGATAAATCATATTATTATCCTATCTTTAAGCGGAAAGTAAAGTAATCGAAACCTCTGGCTTTCACCAGGCCTGGAGTTCAAATCCAGTTTGGGACCATCCCGCTACCTTCCATAAAAACACAGTAACAAAGTTGATCAGACTTTGCTGACCCCTCTTGCGGGGCAAAGGAGCTGCGAGTACCATCCTTCTAGTTTGCAAACTGTGGAGAAAAGGGGATTTGAACCCCTGGACCCTATTTCACTAGGATCATTCGCTTAGCAGGCGAACCCTTTAAACCTGACTCGGGCATTTCTCCAAATTACTATTTTTCGTATCTCACGATACCATTGACAGTAATCTTATCATAATCATTCATCTTCATAGACATTAGCGCACGATCAGTTTTTCTTTTCAGTTTAGCTCTGCTGTTTTCACTAATGATATGAGTCTGGCTCTTACCGTTTTTATAACCAATAATAATACGTCTTGACATTTCCATCCTTAGATTGACCTAAGATCTCTGTCTAATTGAATTCGTTCTGTTTCATCTTCGGTAAGAATGTCTTGATTGATTAAATCAAATGTCTTTAGTGCAATCAGCGATGATCTATAGTCAAACGGAATATTCGAATACCCCGGCTTCGATCTTGGATATTCGGTTCGTTCAAAAGCCTTGATTTGAAAAGTCGCCGGATTAAATCTTGTTACTATTCCAATTCTTAAACCATTATTGGCACCGTAGACTACAATATCTCCAAGATGAACCTCAGTATTAAAACAATCCTTAAGAATCTTTGTCATATTATTTCCTCACTGGCTTTACTTTTGCAATCTCTGACATTCTTTTCATCTGAAACATCATTCTATTTCGTTGAGTTTCAGTAAAATACCAGACAGTTGACTTTCCACCTTGTACATAAGTGGCTTCTATTCCATATTTTCTGATTATTTTTGACATAATAGGTCCCCCGTAGGATATTATCCAGGAAGATTATATTTTTCAATAATATCCGGAAAAATATGTCTCATTATATCTTGATTATTACTTTTTTTCATATAGCTCCACCATTTCTGAATTGCTAATTCAGCATATTTAATTCCATGAGATGCAAGAATATCAAGTTCCCCGAGAGTTAAATAATCATATGGATACATTGAATCATATGGCAGCAGTTCTTGCAGAATCTTCGGAAATTCTTCTCGCCGTTCTTCGAATGACTTCATAACTAAAATTATAATCCTTTGCTATATTTCTTAAAGATCCTTCACCATTTATATATCTCTTTGCGGCTTCAAGTACCTTTTGATTTTGTTCAAATTTTATAGATTTTTTATTTTCATACATAGCTAAAACTTCATTTATTTTAGATGATCGTCTACTATGCATAAAAGGTTTTATTAATTCAATTACCTTAATTGCATTAGCCCATCGAACTACCCAGCGCCATGACTCTTTATGGTGCTCTTGTCTTTTTCCACAATATAATATAGAACCACCATATATATTTTTGAGTTTTTCAAGAACATCTAAGTCTGTCATTTCACAAGTTACAACAGGACAGTTTCCATTTTGAATCATAAAACAGCCTTCGCCTTCTAAAAGGCCAGCAGACCATGCAATATCTGTATCTTTCATATGATAATAGTATCACATTATTATATAGCACGCAAATTGTCATTATGACATATGCGGTCCGGACGGGAATCGAACCCGCAATAACAGCGTGACAAGCTGTCGTGTTACCACTACACTACCGGACCAAAAGCTAGCATGCCGTTTCTCTTAGCATACCGCAATAAAATCAGCAGAACAACTGCAATTGTTCTAAGAAACGCTGTGTCTGGCCTTTATACGGGCTATATTCCAGACCGGCTATTCAGTTTGCAGACTGTCCCGTGGGTTGTTTTGGTTTTCAATCGATGGTAACCCAACCAACTTCTAAAAGATTATCGTGACTTCTTATAGACCTTGCCATTAATTCTTACTTGCTTAATCTTTGGCTTGCTGTTCCAAATTTCAGCGGCAGTCTTAGCCGCAAGTTCAGTATTATATGTTTCATTTGCTACACGTTTTTCTTGAACATTAACAACAGTTATTTTCCATCTTGACATAATAACCCCTCTTATTGTTTAAGTACTCCGTACGGGATTCGAACCCGTGACCTCCTGATTGAAAGTCAGGTGAAGCTACCGCTGTTCTAACGGAGCGTAACCCTTTCGGGCTTAGTGCTAGTGTACTACTCATCGAAGAAGCTGTCAACCTTGGTTTTGATACTCTCTGTGGCTTCTTCAATCACTTCAAGCATTTCTCTGACCTTGGTATCAATTTCGTCAGTGATATCTCCTGCGATTTCATCTGCCGCTTGACGAGCATAATATTTCATATTGCTTTGAACCTGTTGTACAAAATAATCAACAGGTACATCAATGCCATTGATAGTAATTTTCATGTCAACATCTTTGAATGAGTCAGTAATAAGATTGAGCTCATTGAACCTGACTTCATTTTCTTTGCGCTTTGCGGTAACCAGATTAATTACCATCCAACTAAGAAAGCCAGCTCGATCAAGCTCGTGCCAATTGAACTTCATTTGATGCTCCAATACGATTACGTAGCTTGTCAGTCATTGAATTGGTCTTAGGGTTGTTAATATGTGCCTCTGTAAAGTCAAAGCTATTAAGCTGTCTACCAATACGTACTTCAATACAATCTATACAGAGCATACCTTTTTCAGACATCCCGGCGGAAATAAACCAGATTTCTGATTTTACGAAGTAATGTTCAAGCTTAGTGCAACGATTGCAATCAACACAATTCCATTTACGTTTTGATCTATTCATTTAAACCTTCCAGACCACTTTACCACCTATTGTAATTTTTGTGATCCTAAGATTCTTTTTTCTACTGATTTCATTCTCAACTATTTCTGCTGCCAATATAGAATCACTTGCCGTATATTCAGCAATAACTCTTTTATCAACATAAACTTTAATTACTTTTGCCATTATATCTCTTAAGGATAGATCTGCCTTGTACCAATTTTGATTTTGGCACATTGGGGCTTGTCCTTTTCTTTCTGTGCAATTTTCAGAAGTTGTTCTTCTGAACCAGACCATCTGGCTAAAGATGTTCCATATTTATCATAAGAAATCATTACGGCCATTATTTATCCTCAGTCTTACCTTCTGCTTTATACATTTTAAAGCATATTAAACATAGATTTTGGGATTTCCATGTACCCTTGATTTTTACTCTTTTACGCATTACTGCTTTTTCAGTAACACATCTTTGACATTGCTCTGGTGCTTTTTTATCATTTGTAAACATAAAGTACTCTCGACGGGAATCGAACCCGCTCCGTAAGAATGAGAATCTTAAATCCTACCGTTAGACGACGAGAGCTTAGCTCCCCAGACAGGTTTCGATCCTGTGACCTTCGGTTTAACAGACCGACGCTAACTGCCAACTGAGCTACTGGGGAATATAAATCAAAAACTCCGATATCCGGATTCGAACCGAAAAGAAGTGGGTAACAACCACTCATGTTGCCAATTACATCATACCGGATTAAGAAGCTGTCTTACCGTGAGGCAAGCATTGCTTCCGTGTACTATGCTAGCAGCTTGCGAGGATCATGTCAAGCTAGTTGCCATAAACCAGGGTGTCATTCACATAAATCAAAAGAGTTTTTGATTTACTTGATTCATCTCTTACGATCTTCTCTTTCTGAGATAGATCATCGGTTTTGTATACCGCATTAGAACGAGCACCTCTGGCTACTACAGTTATTTTATATTTTGCCACTATCTACGTCTCCATACCATTCTATTATTGACAAAGATGGCATCATTCTCTGTCTTTTTCTTCTCTCGATTAACAATGGTATTTTTCTTGTTTTCCGAATCGGTACTATAGCTACCAACAGTTTTACGATTCGCTTGTACGCTGATTTCATATTTAGCCATCTTTATCCGCCAAATTCTTATGAGTATTACAGAACGGAACAAGTTGTTGTCTAAACATGAAAACATCAACCGGAGGATTAGAGCAATCCCTTATATGGCATTTACGCTCATGAATCGGAAGCTTTTGTTTTGCCATCACTCATCCTCTGGAATAAAAACGCTGGGCTTGGACAAGAGTGCTTGCATTCCCGGCATAAATACCGGATCACGATCAAGCACTCTGTTAAACTCTTCCCATTCTTGATCAGTCAAGCGGAAGATGGTCGGGTGCAGCTTAGAAATGTCTTCCATGTCGGTCAACTCCTTAGCAGTGATGTTCACCAATGTCATTCAGGGTATAAATCTTTCTGGAAACAGTATCGGTTGTATTATCTGATAGATCCAAATAATAGTTACCGAAGAATCCTGGTTCTTCTCGTTTTCCAGTTACAGTAGGACATGTCATTGTACAACTATGTACACCAATCCCGGCTAGAAATAACATAATAACCATAGATATAATAGATAATGTTTTCATAATAACCTTTCTAGGTTAAGTGCGCCCCGTGAGGATCGAACTCACCTGTACCGACTACCCTTTCAACACGTTATAAGCGTGAGGGGATAGAGGCGCTTGCTACATCAAACATCTAATGTTATAATCGAACCATGAGTAAAATTATAACAATGTCTAGTTCGATACTAGAGTCAGCAATTAAAGATTCAAAATCTATTCAAGAAGTACTTGGTAAGCTTGGCTTCATCCCTCATGTCAACTACTATAGCGAACTACGAGAACGTTGTCAAGCACTAGGCCTGACCCTTCCCACCTACGTTAGAGTCTTTCAGATGCAATCTAAACCTCTAAAAGATATCCTAATAGAAGGTTCTACTTACAATAGGCAGACATTAAAAGCTAGGCTAATAGAACATGGCTTAAAACAAAATATTTGTGAGATATGTGGGATCGGCAACATATGGAATAATTTACCACTAGTATTGCAGCTAGATCATATTAATGGCATATTTAATGACAACAGATTGGGAAATCTTAGAATAATCTGTCCTAATTGCCACACACAGACTGATACTTATTGTGGCAAGGGAAAAACAAATTCAAATAGGTTAGATAAGCCAAAGTCTCCTAAGAAAACCTATTACTACAAAGATAAATGTGAATGTGGAGAAGATAAAAGCAAAACTGCTACATTTTGTAGAATTTGTAGCGGCATGAAAAGATTTATAGTAGACTGGCCGCCTCTTGATGAACTAATATTTCTATTAGAAAACAACAATTATGTACAAGTCGGTAAAATGTTAGGTTGCACTGATAATGCTATCAGAAAACATATTCGCAAAGAACAAAGTAAAAAATCATAATCTAAAACGCCAGCATATATATGCTGGCGTTTTAAACTGTCAAGCTACTTTTTTCCAGATGTACTGGCTGCTACCAGGTTCTTTTGGAATTTTATTCCATCTGGAACGACAATGACTGCACTGCCATCCTGTTATACCTTTGGATTCATTATCTCCTTTTGGAGATCTTATCATCCAATTTCGTCTACAATTACAAGGCATCTTTATTTTTTCTTAAGACTTCAAATGCTTCACCTATTGAGCTGGCATTTGTAGCTAACCACTTTCTGTCTCGAAACGCTCTCTCATAATTGGGCTTGAATCTTGACTTGTCATACTTGCCCCATTTTTGACCATAGTCGCCAAGTGAAGCACATACTCTACCAAGATTTACCCAATCAACTTGCTGTGTTGCTTCGCTCATCTTAGCAACTGCTTCGTCCACTGTCAAGTTCTGCACCTCTTACCGGCACGCAGTCCATCTGTGCCCTTAGAAGATATGCTACAGCATCAGGCATGGGAACGTCAACCCCCTTCAGTCGCCACCCGTTGATGTAAACTCTGATGGTAGCACAGTCGTCAAGGGTGTATTTGACATCCCAAAAGTCAAATCTGAATACATATCTATAATTCATTTCAGTTATTCTTAACACGCTTTACCAAACCAATAATACATGCAAAACAGTGATATAGATTGTGATCACAATTTGTTGATTTAGTTTTATATGCAGTTGGAAATAGCGCTGGTTGGGGACCAGATCCACATACATTACATGTTTCACCAATTAGTAATATTCTACCAGTTTCACAATTATCACATTGTTCAGGTCTTGGTAGTTTTATTGTACGTTGTTTACGATTGACAAAGTTGACAGTACCATCAGCGTTAGGCAACGCATCACCTTTAAGATTATTACATGGTTGACATGCTAATCTAAGATTATTCATCGCCCAAGTTCCACCGGCCGATAATGGCCAAAAGTGTTCAATCGTTACTTCTTTTCTTGAAGTAAACTTTTTATCACAGATATAGCAAATAAAACCATCACGTTGTGTCAGAACATCTATGATCTCTGAACGTGTTATTTTATTTGGTCTATCTTTCAAATCTTCCACCATTATAGTACAGCCTTTCATTCTCAGGTCATCTTACCTCAAGCGGGAACGCTGGTCAAGCTACAGCATCCTGATTCCGGCGAGAAAATCAGCTACATCCTGTGGCATCGCTCTTGGTGCCCTGATTACATTATCATTTTCTTGTTGATTCCTAGCAGCCAATTCAAGTGCTTCTCTACGTTCTTTAATAAAATCACTATGAGTGAACGTACCAATGGTTCCAATTCTTGGCGTTAAAGTAGCAGCATTATATGCTGCTCCACACACAGCATCGGATAAGTCCTTACTTGATTTGTTAGTGTGATCAACATTACCGTTAGGTAAAACAACCAGTTTTTTTAACTCTTTACGTAGCAATAATACATCTGGCCCCTTGATTCTATGTTCACCCATCAATGTAGCAAGGTCGGTATATTGATCTCTACCAACTGATAACTTTTCAGCCTTTATACCTACATCATTTAGATGTTTAATAGTTTGATCTGAATTCCAGCGGTCAAAGGTAACCAGTTTTATATTGAACCCGGCCTTTTTTACCTTAATAGTAAAATCTCTGACATCAGAGAAATCCACCGGTCTGTTTCTGTCAGGCTTCCAGTACTTCACCATATCTATAATAACATAAGGATGCATCTCCCCAGCATTATCAAAAACAGTTGATTGCCACGATTCTACGTGACCCATAGCCCAACCACAATTGTCCTGCACTCGCGCCAAGTCAACATGAATATAATATTCTTTTTCTGGATCTGGCTTAAGAGTAATGTCAACATCTCCTGTTACATCCGTAAGTCCATTACCAATGCTAAATGCAAGATCAATCTTTTCTTTGGATGGAAACCATCCACCTTCAACACCATCAGCGGGATTACAAGCAAATCTACCCAAGGAATCCGATGCGTTCTTATAGAAATCTCTCTTGAATGAATCAATAGTTTTGGTTGGATTAACTTTCCATGTTGGCCTACGCATAGCCCAGACTTCTGAGAACTTATAACTAATGATCTCGTCTTCTGTCCATGTAATAGAATATTCATTCTCTGGAATACCATCTTCCAAATCCACATTTAGCTTGAACGTATGTTGATACTCAACCATTTCTTTCTCGGCTATACATTCATTATATTTTGTCATAATGAATCCTTCGTTAGATCTAGGCCAAGAAAGAATTAGAACCTTACCGACATCATCAAAACGAGACGAAACAGTACCACTCAAGGTATTGTACATCTTATTTGCTAATGGATTACCTTCTTGAGATCCACCCTCGTCAAAACCATCAATCTCATCGAGTACTGCCAATAAAACGTTATAGCCCTCAGTAGCTTCGCCTTGTGAGTTACCTGAATAAACCGTAATAGTCTTATCAAACTCAATAGATCTAGCCAAAGGCTTATACTTACCTTTAAACCAAGCACACTCCTTGACTCTGGTCTTGAAACCCTTAAAGAATACATTTGCCGCCTGGTCGGCATTAATGGCAACATTGATAATATCAATGTTGTCGCCTGAAGGTTTACCATAATATTCCGCCGGATCTTTTAAGCAAAGAAGTTGATATACAACATAAGCACAAATAATCTGGGACAGGGCATCCTTACCAGAACCCTTTCCCAATGTTAGAATAAGTTCTTTTTTGTTTGTTCTCCATAACCTTTGTCCTTCACGTGCACCGTGAAGTTTAATTAAAGTCGACTCTCTATATATCTGAGAACCGACCTTTACTATTTCAAGTTGATATTTTGATAACTGAGGGAAACCAAGGTAATCCTTTGAATAGACAAACTCTTCAACACTAACCGGCGTTTCTTCAAATTCATCTTCATCCAAAGCGCCCATAAAGTCAGAGAAATCAAGACTCATGGCCTAGTCTCCACTATAACGCCTTCTAGTCTACCAGTTACTTCAGATAATCTCTTTTGTATCTTCCGGCCAATATCTGGATGTTCTCTGGATATTTCTTTCAATATCTCTACAAGAATAGCTTGTTTCTTTTCGGATTCCGCAATTTGATCACCTATAGTATTGTCTGCGATCATACCAGCCTTTGAAAGTAGTTCCACACGCTTGGCTTCTGTATCGGCAATCATTTTCAAGCCAGTCATAGCTGACTTATGATCGTCCTTAAATTCTGCTGCTTCTACTTGTCGATATATATTCTTGACAATATCAGAATAGTGAACGTCCACACTTAGAACAATATCTCTTGCTCTAAGTCTGATTGCTTTATCTTGTGCCGCGAATTCTTTAAAGTCGGCAAGATGTTTTTCTACTTGTTTTCTATTATTGCCGGTATGTCTAACGATATCCGTTACCGTATAACCTTTTACATGCAAAAGAACGACTTCAGACTGATCATCATAATAACGCATTACATCAGCTTCTGATGCTTCTCTTTTTTCCATATCAGACATTTTTCCTCCTATAGCTTACTTTAGGAGTTATTACCTTTGATATTTTACTAGGATAAAAAGACCTAAATCCACCTTTTTCTTCTTGGCATTCCACCCAAGTTACATCTTTACTTATGTTATGAACAAGACAATCGAATATAAATATAGTATGTTCACTTTTGATCTTAAATTTTGTTCCTGGCTTCATTGTAAAACCATTGAAATCTAATTCATAAAAGACTGCCTTATTTACATCTGTTGACCATCTAGCTGGTGGCGAATCATATAGCTGATCTTTCTTTTTCATTTCATGCCGCCGTTCGTAGCAGTTGGCGCATATACCGATCCAGTGAAACTGATCTTTCTATATCTAACACCGCCGCATATATCGCATTCTTTTACATTGTCTCTTTGATCTATTGAAACATTAATTTCTTTGAATGTTAAACATCTCATGCATCCATATTCATAAATAGGCATAAATAATTCACTCCTTGCTATCGACATTATAGCAAGGAGTGAATCAACATGTCAATCAATTTTGCAGAGCCCTATAAATACCCTCTTCAATACTGATTTTTGGAGTATAGAAAGTATTCATTTTAGTTGGATCTCCTACTCTATAATGAACACCTTTAGGTGCAGATAAAATATGATTGAACTCTGGAGTGTATCCAGCAGCTTCCGTAACCATATCCGCCAACTCATTAAAATTGGTTGGAATACCTGAACATAGATTAACCGGCCCTTGAACATCTTGTTCTATTGCATCCATTGTTGCACTAACAATATCGTCAATATGAATCCAGTCTCTTGTCTGTTCACCAGTCCCCCAAATATCGAATACCGGAACTTTACGTCTAGCTCTATCAAGGAAGTCAGGGAATGGATATCCAAGCGCTTGCTCTGTTCCATATCCTGAAAATGGTCTAAATACATGAACCCTAATGCCCTCATTTTGAGCATGTCTTGCCAGCATTTCACCGGTCAATTTTGACCAACCATAAGTAAGATCAGGATTAGAAATATCATCCAGATCGATATAGTCTTCTTTTAATCTACAATCATTCTTGAATAAACCATCGTATTCTTCTTGATATGCAATAGGATATGCTGCTGAGCTTGAGTAGTAAACAAAATGCTTTGGCTTGGTTCTTAGCGCCCATTGAAATGCTTCTGAATCAATTGCTAGATCTACAGCTACACTCAATGGTGCGCCTTCAATAGTTACTCTTCCACCAACCACAGCCGCTAAATGTACAACCAAGTCATAATGTGTATTATCATATCTAAAGAAGTCTCTTGCATCTATTGGATTAAGTGTATCTGCTATATCTACTAGAGCAATTTCCCATCCTGTATTAAATAGTCTTTCACAAAACTTACTACCAACAAAACCATGTGAGCCTGTTATTAAGGCTTTCTTTCCTTTTCCATTAATCATAATAGTCACCCACATATATTATATATGAATGACTATTATTTCACAGATTTCCGGACATAACTTGGAAGATACTTGATTCTTCGTGTCGAAGAACATTATATCCAGCTTGTTGAATTAGATTCTCATAAGCTGGCCAGCTCCAGCCCCATGTATGAAGTTCATAATGAGCTTCTGGGACTTCTCCATTAGGACCACTGACAACAATATACTTAGATTGTTCAGCAACCTTCTGAACCATTTCATGTGGTTTATGAAAATGCTCAAGACATTCAGTCATAATTGTAAGGTCACCTAGTTCAATATCTTCATTAGCAACATCAGCGTATCTTACATCCACCCCGCGTTTATTTACACCATCCTTTATATTAGATGGTTGAAATTCATACCCCCAGAAGGCAATGCCTTGTTCTTTTAGAAAAGGTGATAGATATTGCAATAATCCTCCGTCTCCGCAACATACATCTACGACGGTTTTTATTTCTGGATTATTAAGACATAATTCTTGCACAAACATTGCTGCTAAGACAAGTCTGTCTCTTTGCATACCATGTTGTTCAATATGTGGTGCAGCCTCTCTATCATTGTGAAACTCTTGTGTTGAGAAGAATGGTGGCTGACCTGTGGTTCTGTCAAAAAATGCATATTCACCCTCTACTAGATCTCTCACTTTTGACCTCTGTAATATTCAATCTTTTCTACATCATTTGGCAATTCATGAACTATATACTCTTCAAAGACTCTCTTATCATTTGACCAATTCTCCTTAGAGTTAGCTTCAGTATAAGTCAGATCTTGCTCTGCCTTGCCAGCAACTGGATGTAAATGTTGAATAATAACATCTGGTAAGTATACTGATCCACCGATCTTTTCACCAAGTGCCATAAAGTAATTATCGATATATAGATGAATAAAATCTTCTGGCAATGCACGCCCTAATGCTTTAACAATATCTGGCGTAAATGCCAGTTGTGTTGCAATTGATTCACCCATAACTAAATCATTACCATAAACAATACCAGCGCCATTATCTAGCTCTTCTCTATATCTTTGATCCCAGTGCTTTGTAATTGGAAGATGATCATCGCCCATCCATGCTAAATACTTATAATAATTTACAAAGTTTTGAGCTATGATATTCAGTGTTGGACCAAATCTTCTTCTGATGGTACTAACAACAACAATAAGATCTCCTATCTTATCTGCCATATCCGTATATTCATCCACAAATGGATCATCTTGGTCAACACCAACAATGAGATCTACTTTTGCTTCAGTGTCACTTAGTGCCTTATATAATCTTTTTATATTTCCTGGTCGTCCCCTTGATGGAACGATTACTGCCATGTCATTCATTTATTAACTCCTCAATTGATCCCCTAGTTTTAACATATTCTAATAATTTAGATATGATAACTGGGTCTGATTTTAATAATCCTTCTGCTGTATTGCAACCATAGCATAGAATACCTCTTATACATTTGCCACAGGTATTCCAACCTGGACAACATGAATGATCATGATCTATGCATATTTTCTTACCTTGTAATGAAATTTCACATACAGCACATTTACCGTTTTGATTAGTAAATAATTTTTGATAAGTGTTTTCATTTAATCCATATTTATGCAACGCATGACACTTTTTACAAGTATTTCTTAATCCATCTGAAGTGCTTGCATGTTCAGAAAAGTTATCGACAGGTAACCAATCTTCACATTTTGGACAAAATTTATCTCCAGATTGATTTCTCTCCAAGGTGCTACCCTTGGCTCTTACCTTTCTGAGAGTTGTTAATTCTTTTCCTTTTGATAATTGATTAAGATGCCCAGGACACAATCCCTTTGCTCTTTGATCATTAACACACTCTTCAAAATTACATTTCATTTTGTTAGCTCTTCGATGCTACCCCATTTGGAGGTATGTATGGTGGTGGGGCCTTCCCAGTCATAGTCGATAAGATTTCTTACACCCGGCTTTAACGCATAGCTATTCAATTCACCTGTATGAGATGCTATACATAACAGACAATCAATAGGTGAAAAGAAACCTCTGCGCTTAATATAATCCAATGCTTTACGGCTACCTTGTTTGGTAAATGCCATACTTACATTTCCATACCCCTGCCATAATCCTGTTAATTCATCATGTCCAAAGTCAAAGATAGACCCTTGATGTGGTTCATAGCTTGGCTCTCCACCATCATTATAGCCACTGACAGCCATGTAATCACCCTGCTGGTTGGCTGGTGACCATAGTGCTAATAAGTCGGCATGTTCTGGTAAGGCTGCTAAATAATCATGAGCACGTTGCTCAAAGTCAGCACACGGCATGGCATCGTCTTCAAAGTATATAATACCATCATTTTCGGCACCATATTCAAGACAGTTAAGAACTGAGTAGAATATACCAAACTCACCGGCTTTAAACGGTCCTGGTGTTTCTACGTCATGCCATTTACGTTTAGCTTTGCCAAGTTCAACTGGATCTTTTCCATTAACAAAATCTATATTTGCTTCATTTGTTCTAATGAAACGCTGTCTTATCCAAACCTTCTTATAAAACCTTGAATCATCTATTGTTATAATTGCATAATCAATCATTGATTAGACCATGCTTTTTTAGATTATCTCTAATTGTATTTTCAGAGCATCTAGCTATTGCTGCCATTTCTTTTATTGAATAGCCTTTTATAAGAAAATTCATTTTAAGCCATGCCTCGCTTTGATATATTTTTATTCTTTTCATCTTTTATTGTCAACATAAAATGCTAAACCGATAGCATCTGTTATATTATCCGATTCAATATCTATGTTGAACGTACTCCTTACCCATTGTCTTGTTCTATTCTTTCTTATATCTCTGTTTTTTGCCATGTACCAATTCTTACTCTTCCCCGGAAAATCTCGTTGAATCTCAGCCTTTTCCTTTGTTGTAAGATTAGGATTACCTATACCTGATTGCCAGCTAAGTGGATTAATCTCAACTACACTTATATTATCATCTATTAAACAACTAATTACAGTACCAGCGACAAATGCCATTTTTATAGCTGTATCTATAGATCTAACGAAAATAGTCTTTTCTATAGCAATGGAAGACATCTGAAATTCATGTTTAATTGATTCAATTTTCTTACGAGCATCAGACGCTCGATGGTAAACATCATTACCTTTAAAGAATATCTCACCATATTTTAACAACTTACCATTATGGACAAACGAATAGGCTAGACTGTTAGTTGAACAGTCTAGTCCCATAGTAGGAAATTTATTATTCATTTTCATCCACATAAGAAAATCCAAGGCTACGCAAAAGATCAATTTTTTCACTATCTGTCTCTTTTATTTGACAGGAATGACAAACATCATCTTGATTATATCTTGACAATCTAGAGTCGCATTTAATACAAACTCTATTTATTTCTCTTCGCCTTTGTTTATTTTCGTGATATCTTTCTATAAGCTTTTTATTAGTAGCTGCATTACAGCATTCTTTTTTACAATAGATCATATTTGGGCGGCGTTTTATAAAACTCTCGCCGCACCAAACACAAATTATTTCTGAATCAGTCTTCGTCTTCATATTTTAATACTGGAATATCAGTGTCTCCTTCCGGTTGAATGAAACACCATTTCTGAATTGGACATTCTTTACATATTTTAGAATTTGATCTAAAAGGATTCTTTGGAAGCTTTCCTTCTTTATACGCTGCAAAGACTATTCTCATCCAATCAAAGACACCTTCTACTTTATCTCTATTGGCATCTGTCATCTCGACTGGGATCAAGAGTTTCTGATGGTCATTCTTATCTTCGTATAGAAGTACTCCATATTTCTCATCAAGGATATACAGATAGATTAAAAGCTGAAGAACCTGATATTCTGGCCCCGCGTTTTTTACCATCCTTGACCGCCATGCTTCAGTTCTTGTAGTCTTAATTTCAACAACTATATTATGTCCATTGTAATTCTTGATAATTAAATCGACAAACCCTCTAATGGGAGGATCGTCATTCTTTATTTCTTTTTCAATTTCAACTTCTAATTTACTGTTGCCGAAATTAGCTTGAATTCTTTCATGTGCTGAAGTACCAGCAGACATATTGTCAACTGATTTCGAAGTGTATTCTTCTACAAAATCTGCACCATTAAATGCAAGCACCCATCTTCTAGGACATTTACCAGAACCATATCCAACTGATGATGGTGAGAATCTTTCTTTTTTAATATGCTCATTTTTATTTGTTGCATCGGAATAACTGGCATCTAATATTTTGGCCAGGCTCTCTAAGCCATATGGTGTTTTGTCAAACCATAGATTTGCAAACTGACTCATATCACAGCGTCCTTGCCTGATATTTTAGTCCATCAACTAATTTATCCAATGCTTCTTTAAGAGTATAGTAAATATTCTTTTTGTGATTATTATCCGTACCAGCTTTATCTCTAAGAATAGTTGTGTAGGTCACAGCTAATACCGCATACTTTGTGCTAAGAGCTTGAAGTTTGACAATTAAATGTCTTGCTTTCTCTGGTTCCATATAAGGCTTTACCGTTAATTTAATAACCAAGTCCATAGCCTCATCGAAGTCTGGATCTTTAAGAAAATTAGAAAGGTCGTTGATCTCTGTAATTTTAGAAACTAGTGATAGCGTATCATCCATATTTCTTCGACCACTCTTCTAGCATCTGGTGGAACATGACATCTCCAATAATCCATGTTCGTATAGTGTCATTGTCTTCGCCAATGGCAACCATTAATGCCGGTTCTTGGAGATGCTTGGCAGCGTCAGAGCATATCTTAGCCCATACTTTTTGATTTAGATTAAAAGACTTCTTTGCTTCTTTTACATCTACAATAAAAGGACCTAGAACAGCATCGCCTTTTTTGTATTTACCCCGGCCAGAATTAGGTTGTGGAATTCCACCCATTTTTCTGATCTCGTCTTTTTCTGATCTTGCGTCAGCCATTTATAATCCAACCCCAATTCCCTTGTAAAATTGTTTCATGTTCACTTGGACATATAACAATTAGTGTCTTATTGACCTTATTATAGTACACTTTGTCGGCGGGCGCAAAGCATTTTTCACACGCTGAATCAATATCTACTTCTATAAGGTCGGGTGCCTTTTTAGGGGCACCCTTTCCTTGAATGAATTCAGGCATTTAGCACCTTCTGTGCTATTTCTTCGGCAATAATTGGATTATCTCTCAACCACGTAACCATTTTTTGTCTGCCTTGGAACTTTTCTTCACCATAAGAGTACCATGCTCCACCCTTATTAATGATGCCAGACTTTTCGGCTAAATCGGCTATTTCACCAATTTGATCTACTCCAACATGATCACCAGCATAATAGAAGTCATACATTCCCATTTGATTTGGTGGGCCAATTTTATTAAATTCAACAGTAAAGTTGACTGGACGTCCAACAGGCTTGCTAACTATTTTATCGTTTCTCTTTATATCAGCAGTAATCTGTTCACGTTCGGATGCCGAAGACCATAGTTTAATAACAGTGCTTGAATAGAATTTCATAGCCTCTCCACCCATAGGCTGAAGCTGAGCGCCATAAGTATTGAACTTATTCCTGGCCTGTGAAATCAATACCAATGCCGTATTCTTATTCATATAATTGAATTTGTTTACAGCGATACCAAGTTCCTTAGACATTGTACCAATCTGCTTAGTACCCTCAAGACCTTCTTTAAGCTCTTCACCTTTCTCAAAGTATGTTGAAGGAATCAAGGAAGAAATAGAATCAGCCACAATTGCATCAACACCGTGCTTCATCAGCTCGCAAATTGTAAGTGTCCAGCTATCAATATCTTTAGCTGGTGAAACAATAAGTTGTGTAGTATCTACACCAAGCTTTTCTGCCCATACAGGATCAAAGCTGGACTCTGAATCAATCCAAGCACATGTCTTTCCTTGCTTTTGTGCCATGCCTACTGACTGCAAACACATTGATGATTTACCAGCAGATTTATTACCCCACACTAGAGTCTGTCTTCCCATTCCTATCCCGCCGAGAAGGGCATTATTCAAACCAATGCTGGCAAGTTCAAGCTTTTCAATATTTCTATTGGAAGCAGCTTCTACTCTATCTCTGGTCTTTTTATCAAGCTTAGCCATAATTTCTTCTATGCCCATTGCTGGTAACCTGTGCTTCCATAACCATGCGTTCCACGGTCACTATCTGACAACTGAGACACTATATTAAACGTGACGTACTCTACTGGCAGAATTAATATCTGGGCGATCCTATCACACTTATTAACCATATAGTTGGCATCCGTGTGGTTCATCAGAGTTACAGATACTTCACCACGATACCCTGAGTCAATTACTCCAGAGCTATTCATACCGATTCCATATTTGGTGGCAAGACCAGATCGCGGTCTGACTAAACCAAAATATCCTTCTGGAATTTCAAACGCCACGCCTGTTCTAATTAACTTTTGTCCACGTGCATGTACAATTGCATCTTCGTCAGCAAACAAATCCGCACCGGCGTCACCTGGTTGGGCATATCTTGGTGGCAAAGCACTATCACTTAGAAGCTTGATTCTCATCTGCATCCATATCATCCTTATCTATTAGTTTTACTATGAGAATGCCATCAACAATGCTGATGGCAACTCCACGATCTTCTTTGGAACTTACTGAATCTTTAATCTTCGCGGCATCAAATTCGATTGTGCCACCATGTCTGTCTAAAAGCTCATGAAATAAATAGGGTATGAGCGCACCCTGTAAATTAGCTTGCTCCATTAATAAACTTAGTCCCTTTATATTCTTTGATATCCAATGCTCTCACAGAGCCAATCTTACAAGTCATTCTAACCATTTGAATATTCTTTTCGAATACCATTAACGTTTGAAGATTCTTTTCGAAATCACAGACAACTAGATTGGCAATCTTCTTACCATTTTTAGTAGTCTTGGCTTTTGCATAAAGAATCTTATATTGTCCTTCAACAATATCTTCTAGAATTGGTCTCCGAAGATAATCAAGTACGATGTCATCTGTTTCGTTTACTTCTTCCAGGTCGATGTACTTCATGATACTGTTATTACCGATCAAAAACAAGTACATCTTTCCCTTAACGACTTCAATATCTTGGTCAGCGAAAGCACCAGCAGTTCCCGATGAGTCTACCATATCAACTCTAGCCCAGCCTTCACCGCGCTTAATTGCTTTTACCATTCCCATAACAATGAAAGTTTCATCATCCATGTATTCTTCCAATGGAGTAATTTGATCTTTCATTCTTTGAGTGATCATGTTCGTATCAAAAGCCGGTACGCCAAGATACTCGTAGAGATTCTTTTTAAAATCTTCCGGTACTGGATTGTCATCAAATGATGCGCCACCAAAAGCATTAAGAGCTGATAGAACTCTGCTGTTAAGACCACTTCCTTTAGTCATAGCATATTCTCTAAACTCTTTATAGTTTGCGTATGGACGGCCACTAATAATTCTTTGAGCTAAAGTGTCAGAGATATACTTCACCCCGGACAAACCCATTCTCAATGCTGTATCTTCAATAGAGAATGTTGTATTAGAACTGGAAATATGTGGCAATCTGATACGAATATTCATTTGTTTACATTCAAGCAAATAATCTGTAATGTTTTCTCTATTATCTTCATTACGAAGCAAAGCACACATGTATTCAAGCGGATAATGATACTTCAACCACGCAGTCTGATATGAAAGCATTGAATAGGCAACGGCGTGAGATTTATTAAAAGCATACGCCCCTGATTCTTCAAATGAAGTCCAAAGCTTTTCAGCCACTTCTTTTGTTACTTTCTTTTGAGCACCCATAACAAACATAGGCTTGAACGTATCAATTACTTCACGCTTCTTTTTACCAATACCACGACGAAGAGCGTTCGACTCACCAACGGTAAAACCAGCAAGTTCAACAGACAATTTCATCATTTGCTCCTGATAAACCGGATATCCAAATGTCTCATCCATAAAGTTTGAAACATCCTTGTGAATCTGAATACCTTTTGTTTTACCAAGCTTGGCGCTAATGTAATCTTTACCAATAGCATTCCAAGCACCCGGTCGGACCAGCGCATTCGATACTGTTAGATCGTTGAAGTCATTACAACCCATATTCATCAATAGTTTAGTATAAGGTGCAGCTTCACATTGAAATACTCCAAGTGTTCTGCCTTGACCAAGCATGTGATAAACATCTTCATCTTCATAATTGATGTGCTCAAGGTTAATAGCGATACCTTGATTCTGTCTAATCAAATTAATGGCATCTTCAATAACAGTTAATGTCTTCAGACCTAGAAGATCGATCTTAATCAAACCTAGAGATTCACATTCATTTTTATCAAGTGCAACTACTTCAATACGTTGATCAGAACCTGTTTGTTTTCTGGTTTCAATAGGGGCATAATCAGCAATAGCTCTGTCCGCAACAACTACACCGGCCGCGTGCATACCATACCCATTAATCTTACCAAAGAGCTGTTCAGCAATATCCGGTACTTCTGGATACTTCAGACAGAACTTCTTTGCAGCTTCTCTGAATTCTGCAACAACATCATGCCCAGTGATTTCATCGATACCTTCAATAGACTTAATAGCTTTATTGATTTCTGCATAAGGTACACCAAGGGCACGAGCTGCATCCTTTAGTGCTTTTTTGCCCTTATAACGATTAATATTTGTAATACTGGCAACGTGACCATACTTATCAGCTAGATATTGTTTGATCTCACCACGTCTGTCATCTTGAATATCCCAGTCTACGTCAGGATAGTCGGTACGTTCGGGATCAAGGAATCTCTCAAATAGAAGGTGCTTCTTAATAGGATCAAGACCTGTGATATCTGTAGCATAACATGTAAGTGAACCTGCTGCACTACCACGACCAAATCCTGAACGAATACCCATTTTATTAGCAAAATCCATTGCATCACCAACAAGCAAAAAGTATGTTGGAAACTTTAAGTCTTCAATTACCTTAAGTTCATAGTTTGCCCTGTTTACATACTCAGGCTTTTCATCCAGCCCACGCTTCTTAAGCCCGGCGAATACTTTCTCTCTAAGAACTTTATTAGGATCATCGCTAATTTTTGGTAGAGTGTCCAGCCCCTCTTGATAAGTGTAATCACTAATACGATCAGCGATCTCTAGAGTATTTTCAAAGATGTCTTCACGATTGATACCAGTTTCTACAAGTTCGGCTTTTCTCAAATCGTACCCGCCGATAAATAGATTGATATCCCTAAAGCTCATTCTACGCTTGCCATCTTTTTGAGCTGAATCTGGATAGATGTAATCAAGGCGCTCCATCAATTCCATCTTACTAGCTTTAGCTAGATCAAAGGACTTGTCCATCTTAGGGTGAGTTGAAAGAATAAGAAAAATCTCTTCCATTACTCTTTGATCTTCTGATGCGTAATGACTGTCTTCCGCAACAATAGCTTTGATCTTTAGTTCATCTGCTAGCTCAAGCAGATCATAGTTCAGTTTAACAGGATTGTGTCCTTGCAGTTCAATGTAATAGCGATCACCTAGCAGACTTTTGAATTTCTTTGCTTGGTCGTAAGCATATTCATAATCCTGGCGCTCGTTCATAGCCTTGCTTAGAAGACCACCCATGCACGCGCTGGTGAAAATAATATCTTCATTGTACTGTTCAAGCAGTTCAAAATCCATACGCGGCTTGTTGTAATATGCTAACCAAGCTTCGCGATCAATAGCTTGTAGATTCTGGAGACCTTTGTCATTCATAGCCAAAGCAATAAGATGTACATAAACCGATGTACCGTCTTGACGTGATGTTTTTGCACGCCGGTCGAATCTGTCTGTTTCCGAATAATAAAGCTCTTCGCCAAGAATTGGCTTGACATTATATTTCAAGGCTGAACGCTGGAAACTTCTATGTCCGGCCAAAGTTCCATGATCTGTAATGGAAATAGCTGGCATACCAATTTTAACTGCTTGTTCAAACATTTCATCTGTTGAACAAAAACCATCTAGTGGGCTGTATTCTGAATGACAATGTAAACCTGCGATCTGCATTTAATCTCCTTTTTAATGGTCTCTGTGGACCTGTCTATTAATGGAAACACCCCGCCGAAGCGGGGTGCTCTACAACAATCTTACCATTCAAAACTTTTAGCAGCTTCAGCCTGTGAAGCGGGAGCTTGAGTTTCATTCTTTTTAGCATCTGGTAGATAGAAGTTCTTCTGCTCTTCGTAAGGAATCTTACGACTAACGGCAGTTGCTAAATCAGCTAGTTCTGCGGATTGAGTGATCTCAAATGAAGTCTTTAGTCTAGGAGTAAGATTCCATGAATCGTTACGCTTAGGACCCTTGGAGATTTCAAATTCCTGTTGTGTGATTGAACCCTCTCCATCACCGTCATGGAATCCATAAATTAGATCAAAGAAGGTACCTGGTGCTGGTCTAGAAAGAACCTTGATTTCATTATCTTCTGTTTCGATGTAAGTATATAGGTTAGACTTTGCAGCCCAAGCACCATACTTCTTTTGACCTTCGATTTCAATTACAGGTTCTACCTTTACCATTTCACAACCGAAGCAGCGACCTTCTGAATCATAAGAGCATTCAGCTCTACGAATAAAGTTGTAAGGAGAAGTGTGCTCATTGAGAAATACAAATGAACCATTATTGCTATCGTAGTTTACAGAATCTGCACTGATTTCCTGACGGAATCTAATACGTACCGGATTCCTCTTTGCAAGACTGAACCAATCAACTGTAGGACGGTCTGCACGTTCTTTAATTTCACGCTTTTTACGAAGTACATCATCTAGTGAAAATGCCATTTTATTTATTTCCTTTTCTATGTTTATTGTTTTATGGCTTGGCTTTTACTTAAGCTGCCTAGTCCATTATACCACTTCGTCAGATCAAAGAGAAGAGCTTATTTTGTCGCTTCCAGAAGGCCCACTCGATAGAGCTGATTGAATTATCAATACATTGGGCAATTTGCTCATCTGTCATATCCCCGGCGTCTTTTGCACCATCCGGATATACAATATGATAATCATAGCTAGCCCATCTAATTCTCTTGGATGGTAGAGCCTTGATTATTTTTTCACCCAGCGCTCTGCCTGGATTATGTCCAAGACATGTGTTTGGACATTTATTACAATAAGGAGATCTGTGTTTATCTGGATCATCCATATCAGTCATGATAATAATTGTATTGAAATATCTATCTAATGTTTGCTTATGCCACTCGGTGAAAAATCCACCATTTGTAGCAACCACATTTGGATATCCAGCTTGATGTACACGCATAGCATCCATTGAAGATTCGACAACAATTACCGTATCACCAATTTTCTTGGCCCTATGAGCATTGAAGAGAAGTTTACTTGTTGGTAATTTATCTGAATTCTTGAACACTTTACCAATTCTAGATCTACCGATTATACCAACTAATTTGGCATCCCAATCGTGTAGTGGAATAGCAAGCATATCATTTCTAATAGAATATCCGATACCAAAATAACCTAAGGTTTCGGGCTTGAACTTCCTTTGTTCAACCATATAATCTTGACCAAGTGACCCCCATAAGTCATCAGCCATTCTATTCATAGTGTCTACGTTAAATGTTGGAAGTTCAATCTTTTTATCAAGTAAATCTTCTATCTGTTTACCAATAGGACCGGATGATGTCTTGTGTCTGTCAATAATTCTCTTTACGACAAAAGGATTTGAATTGGTCATATGAGTGACCAATTTTACCAAGGTACCTCTTGCGTCACACATAGGAGAAAAACATAAATAAAGACCTTTATCTTTGTCTATTGACAAACTTGGACTATCCGTATTCCTATGGAATACACAGAGACAAAGTAAATTTGTCTCTGTTTCTCCCCTTACGTCTACACCTATATCATTCAATATAGCTTCAATTTGACCAGCACTATAAACTTCATCCATCTTTGATCAATCTCCCATCAAGCCAAAAAGTATAGTCTTGCGCTTTTTTCTTCCCGGCGTAAGATCCATACATGGTAAGCCGAAATGTATATCTGTCGCCTAGCCATTCAGTTGACCAATGAGATCCCATATTGTAAATGGGAAGATAGCCAGTTGACTTCATAACATCAATTATAATCCTTTCGAATTCTAATCTAAGCCTTATGAAATCTTTATCATCTTTTATGATGCCATGCTGACTAAAATGCTTTACCGGTTCGTGCATGATCAATCTTCTTCATCTGGCTCATCAACCCAAACTTCTTCAATATTACCATTGGCAATATCCATTTTTAGCATGAAATTGAATAGTGGACCATGACGGTTTTTACGTGCGATGACTTCAGTTAGATTGTGACCTTCACGTTGTTTATGAGAAATCATACTAAGAACCAAGTCAGCATCGAAAGCTGATTGTCTAGATCCTGCGACCTCGTAGATTTGCGGAGGAGTAAAATACTCCTTAGTCTCATTACTTGAAGCGGAAGCAACACAAACAACAGGAACTTCATTTCTCATTGCCGTTGCTTTGTTTTCCTTTGACACATTTCTTACTTTTTCAGTCTCACCGCTGGAATTCTTATTGTCTTCCTGTAGTTGCATATAGTCGATGTAAATAATATCCGGACCATATTGATCAATCTTTGCTTGAAGCTGAAGGTTATTAAATCCACCCATGCCTTCTGAGCCAGTTACAACAAAAGAATTATCATTGTCAAGCTCTTGCGAAGACCAATTCTCCATATCAATAAGATCAATTTCAGCACGGGAAAGATCTGACATATTGAACTTACCTCTGGACATCAAGGCATACGCACGATTTCTTACTAGCTCTGGAGACATCTCCAGGGATACATATAAAACTTTCTTCCCTTGCTTCCAGGCGTTAATAGCAAACTCCAGTGCAAGCCATGACTTACCTTGATTGGTTCTAGAGATAATCATAATATACTGACCTGGACCAGCGCCAGTCGGATAGTTTGCATCAATGGAATCGAAACCAAATCTGATTCCTAGCACCCCGCCGTTTTCTTCCATTCTACGTTTTGTTTCAGTAAAATGTTCTACGGCTTTAGAGTGATCAGTGATATCAAGGTCCTTGACAACATTTGAAACCTTACTGATTTCGACAAATCTTTTTTGAAGATTGCTCATAATCTCGTCATTAGGTCTACGACCTAAATCACTTGCCAATCCACGTGCAATACGTTCAAGCATGTTGCTTGTATACTCTTCACGCAGTTGCTCAAGATAATGTTTTACGTTTCCTGATGTTTCAATCAATTTAAAGCTATGGTCTTCTTTGGCAAATCTTTCAGTAATAATATCAGCCGGAACGATCTGCCTATGCTTTGTGTAATAACTCTTGATGAATTCCCACACATCAGCATAAGCATCAAACAGTTCATCAACATACGATCCATTGATTAATGGTGCGATGTCTTTTTCCTTGATTACTGAAGAAATTACTCTGATTTCATTGATCAATTCTTGCCGTACCTTTCTCTAAATCTTTGAACAGCACTTTGTGTCTCAGATAGTAATTGTTCTCTCTGCATTAAGTCTGCTTCTTCGGCGTTCATCTCTTGAATCATTTCATCATATTTATAGAGAAACTCGCTGATACTAACTTCAGTATAATGCGAGATATAGTAGTCTGCAAGAGCCTTAGCTTCTGTTAGTTTAATATCTTTAAGCATATCAACTACAGCGTATTTAAATTTAGACCTATTGACAATAGGCCTAGTCTTAAATTTATCAATGTACGACTTGACAAAATGATTAATAAAAGCATCTGCATTTTCGAATTGACTTTTGCTCACTTAACATACCTCTTAGCTTTTTCTGCTAGCTTACTAGCAACTAGATCATATACTCTGTCAAGGGCGTCTCCTGTTGATTCTTCCGGCTGTTTTTCAGTTGTAACGCCAAATTCAAGAATTACATTTTCAAAATTACCAAGATTAATCGTCGTCTTCACATTCACTTTCACTTCTGACATCTTCTACCTCTCTTTCCATACAAAATCCGAATCCGAGTTTAATATCCTCATTGTGATTCGGTTGAATGCCAGCTATAGCATTAGCCATATTAATATATTTAGAGCCTATATTGATCAGGGATTTAACATCACCATTCTGGATAGCCAGAACTGCTGCTATATCCAGAGCCGATGCCCCTTGAGCAAACATTTCTTCCATACCAAATTCTGTATCACCAAAAGGTATATAGACAAGTTTGCCTTTCTTCTTTTTCTTACTCATATAGCACGCCATACCTTTACGAATTGACCATCTTTATCTTTAATAAAATATGATTCTCCACCGCGCATTTTCGTCAATAGTTCAGCTTCACTGACTAAATTAAAATTAGCGTATGGCTCTCCGTATTTGTTTTTCTTTGCAAGAGCAAATAACTCAGACCGCAAGTTGAACACGTCGTCTTCTGACCAGTATACGGTAAGCGGACGACGTGTTGCAATAGAATAAGACGTACCAGAGCCACGACTTATAAGATTTCTTTGCATCATGACCTTAAGATACGTAATTTTCTTATCAATTAGTTCTGCTACTTCTTGCAAAGTAAAAGCCTTTTGAAATCTCTTGAGAGTCTGTTGATAATTAAACCACATTCTACTCTCCTCTTCGAAACCCCAAATAACTAACATATTTTCATTTTTAACTACTCTGATGAGTTTATATAACTTACCATCAAGAAAGAAGTAGTTGGGGATCTGGGTAGCCAAAATAAGCTCGCTCCCTTTTCTTTTCTATTTTATTCAAAACCTTGGCCGCATAGGTTGCTTTACCTAAAGACCATCGTTCGCCACATTTTATGCAGAATAATTCTATATCACCATTATAAGAATGCACCCTATCGATAAATACTCTTCCGTTACATTTTTTACAATAGAGCATTAATCGACCTTCGGCTTATTACCTGAAAGGGCCAGTTTATTTTCTACCGTTGTGCCCTTCATAATGAATTGATAGATCAACTGTGAAGATGCATAAACAGTGGTAAACGTTTGAAATAATGCAACCGTTGTGAACGCCGCAAATCCACCCGTCATAAATAACGCTAGAATTGCCGTTAATACAGACAGTATTGTGGCTACCGCAGCTTTTCCTTTAAAATTCCACTCAACATTCTTTATAAGAGAGGTTAAAAGAACAACTGATATAACTGATGCGATTATTAAACCTGTTAACATTTATAAATCCTCCTTAATTTCACAGGCAACAAGAAATGTTCCTGCTTGATACTGCATCATAGCGCTTCCATTTCTGGTGGCTATGTTAAAAGATTGAGTTGTTTCTCTAATTTGAGAATAACTTTTACGTGGATCTGGCAGGGCATGTGATGTCGAAGCAACAGATATAATCCAAGTTCTATCTTTCATGATTAAACTTGGTGGTCTGAACTTCACCCCAAGACCCGCTTTCACCCCGACGTGGAATATCATAGCACGCACATCACGGTTAGACAAGCGTATTGACTTCATCCATTGCCTACCTGACACTTGTTTATTCCAAGACAATAGTTCATTAATCCACTCTTGAGCTTGATAACCGTTTATGTTTTCTATAACATTCCAAATTTGATCTCTGTATTCACCTGGAATATATTTTGTAATAGTAAAGCTTGCTGCTAATCGGGCTGACCATAATAAATCATCATTATCTATATTTATATCATATGGCTCAAACCAACTGTTATAAAGAACAGCATCCTTTCTATTGGCAAATTTAGTCATGAAAATATCATCCATAGGCTTACGTTCTGTCTGATTAATAGATTCATCGTAAATAATTACTGGATGATCTTTGGTCAAATTAATATTTAGACCCTTGAATTTCATTCCAAGAAAGTGTTGAGTTTTGTACTCGGTCTGTATATGTCTTATAGTATCGTACTCGGTACAATTTCTCTTTGGGTTGTAGGAGATGACTTTATCTCCTACCATTAGCCCATTATCGTATTGCCACCCTCTGTTAGTCCATATCTTTACACCATATGACTTTATCATGCAGTAAATCTCTTAGCGTCAAGATAACATGTGTAGCCACGTTCGGTCATATGAATTGGTACTAGATGTACGTGCGGCTTTTGACCTTCTTCAACATGTGCAATAGCAAATCCTGGTTGCCAGTTATGTGTCGGTGCATATTTAGCCTCTGATACATTCATCAGATGTCCAATTTCATAACCTTCTAGATGTTGAGTTGTAGTCTGATCTGGATCAGTGAAAACTACTGACTTGGCAAAGCTTGCTTGTCTATGCGAGTGTCCTCTAATCAAGGAAACATTCCAGTCTTCCATATCTTGTTTTACACTCTGCCCGCCGTGCTTTGAAATAGCAAGTCCATGATGAACATGCATATCACCAAATCTTTGCACCGGCGGTCCTTGATAAGAATGCCAAGACCAACCATTTTTATTCAAATCATATAGTGAATCTGGTGTAATTAATCCGTCCAAAGCCTTAGCTTTGGTTTTAATATAACTGTCGTGTCTTGTCCAACCATGATTACCATCATGCCAATGAAGATCAGCCTTAGGTGCAGCATTTCTAATATCAGCACTGAATTGTCTCAATAGAACTGAATCTTCAAATACATTATTATCCACTTCGTCAATCTTGCCATCTGCCCAACGAGATGTACCGCAGGCATCATCAATATCTCCGGCTAAATCGATAGCATCTGGTTTCCACCATTTAATGATATCGAACATCATAGACAGCATTCGTTCTGAATGTAATGGAATATGAATATCTGACATAACAAGCCAGCGTAAATCGTTACTCAATTTAAGCCCTTAACTGTCTGCCCCTTGATTGGGGACTTGGTAGGATCATAGCACACATTCCACATGACTTGTCAACCCGAAGGTGCGATGGCGAAGTAGCTCACATACTGCTCACCGGCGAACTCTGTCTCGTCTGTCTCCTCTTGGGAGGCTATCAAGTGGAATCCACGGTGGTCAGGTATCGCTCTACCATCAAGGCCACGTGTAGCGATGTATACTCTATTATGTTGATCTGTCTGTACAGATATAAATACAGCCGGTCTCATACCCGGCAAAAATGGTCTGTTGAAATAGACATTGGCTACTTGCTGTTGGTCTTCTGTGTTGATTAGCTTAGCATGTCCGATTCTGAACGTCAACCCTGTTTCTCTGACGATTCCGAGCATGTTGAAATACCCATTGAACTGATGTTCATACAGATAATCTGAGTTCGATGCCATTTTCTGTAGAAATTCTACATCAATAGGTCCATCTCCCCAGCTAACGTGTTCATATAAATCTGATGTCATCTATATTACTCCCTTCATTATGAAAATCTAGTTCAGACTGTGAAACTTTTGATGCAAGCCCCGGATTAAATCCTAATACCTGATAGAAATCTGGCGTTGTGATTAGTCTTTTTTCTTCTTCAAATAATTGTCCAGTAATAAAATATCTCTTACCATCTACAATTGATTCAATTATTGATCCTGGTGCAAAACCTATTTGTTTCCAAGTCTTATATCCAGAAATACTTTCCTTTGATACTCTTACTGGAATTCTATTCCAACTTCTAAATGCTCTTTGAGAAATAAAAGCTAATTTTGTTGTATCCCAAATTAAATAATATTTATCTTCTTCTGGAAGAAATACAAAAGTCCATCTTGGATATTTTACTTTATTGCTTGGTGGTGACCACATGAACTGTTGGTTCTTGTTCGACTGGTCTTTCCGGCGTGTTTTGAACATTATTTAATTCCTTTTGTAGTTTTTCTGCTTCATTTTTCCAATCATTACCTAATGATCTTGCAACAGCTAATTCCAAAGATTTTTCTGATAGTTGTGCTCTTAGATCATCTATAATATTTTTAAAATGTTCTTCTTGATTCATTTCTTACTCCTTATAATATTTGTGCAAATGTAATACGCATATCTGAGATATCTCTGTTTGCTGCCAGCGTATGAGATCCCAAAACAAAGTAGAATCTTTCTCCTACTGATGCCGAAACTGGTATTGTAAGAATACCATACGTATCGGCTAATGGGAACTGATGTCTTGCTATAGTTGTTCCGGGTGATGGTGGATTAGTTCCAACTGGAAGCTTACGAAGTTCAATATATACTTCCTCGTCAAGGATTTTATCTACATTGGCCGCTGCACTCATTAAATATACACCGGCCCTAGTCGCCGTATAAACCTCAACAGGCCAAGCAGTTTCTACACCAGTTATTGCTGAAGTAGATGTCCAAATTGTACCATTTTCATCATAAAGAACAGCCTTGTTTAAATTAGGGCTGGTCGATGGTTTCATCGTAGCATAGTCCATATTAATGAAACCAACTTCGACGTTGCTGGCTAGACTGCCCGGTGTACCTGGACAAACCCTTGCAAAACCATTAGGCATATGTGGATCTTGAATTGTTCCCTCTTGCCATCCTGCTCTTGTAAGAGCAACATTATGAATTCCATATCCTGATGCATCAAGGAACTCAACAATGAGTTCTGCCTTTACTCTTTGGTGCGCTACAAAACTATCCCAGCCGCTAGGATCTGCAATTGGACCAGAAGAGGCTGAAACATATTCATAGAAATTAGGATATGGTTCAAAGTTGGTTTGCATTGTTGCAACACCAGAATATGTTTCAGTTCTTCCAACTTCTGAGAATCTTAATCTATCTACATCTGACATAGCATCTGCATATGTTACAGCAGTTATATTAACCGTTTGACCATTTGTACCGGTTTGGAATTCAAAACCAATTTGTGCACCGGTTGGCGCAAGAGCAGGCAAACTAATAGATGTGCTGTATCCATAAGCATATGGATAGTCGACAAGCTGACCACTAATTAATGAAGCAGTCTTATTGATGTACTGCCAGTCACCAGCATATACTACACCATCTGAAGTCTTGATCAGACCTCTTACCTGTAGATTAGCCTGTGACGTCGCAAACCAACCAGCTACAATGTTATATTGTCCTGGTACAACTGTCGTATCATACACCCCAGTAGTAGCAAAGTAAATAGTTGGATTACCAGTACCTGATGCAATAGTAAGCTTCAATGAGTTGAGATCTCTTCTACCGGCAGCCCAAGTATTTGTCTGAATAGAAGTAAATGTAAATCTATTCTGAATTGAATTTGAACTATAGTATGAAAGACCTCCACCATTATCAAATGAATCGAAATAATCTTTTATCTTATTTCCTGATATAAAATTATTTGTTCCACCGGCTGCTGCTGAAGTATAGTTCTTAATATCATACCAAAGACCAGTCTCAGCAGATGACTCTTGCATCAATGTTGAATAGCTTCTTAATTTAGGAAGAATAGCACCAGGTGATGTATTCTCCATAAATGAACGAGTTGTATGCTCAATATTTGCACGTCTACTTTGAGATGTACCTGCACGTCTTGTTCCCCAGAAACTATTAGCAAATGAATAGTTAATGTTCTTTCTATTACCATCAACAGCGTATAGTGAATTACCGTCGACATTATAAATATCTTCAGTATTAGTAGGATCAAAGATAATCTGATATTGTCCGGCTGGTGTTAATCTTGTAGCTGCCTGCACTTGACTGTTTCTGTCAAGCACCAAGTTACCATCAGCACCTTTTACATACTGCTGTGCATAACCAGAATATCTCATCGTTGGATTTGTACCATAAATATTAGTATCTGATACTAACGCAATGCTTCCATCTTCTCTATATTGGAATCTGGATATCTTATTTTGTAGATTCATGTTATATGTATAACCACCAACAGTTTGTGAGATATCAAGTGAACCTCTGAACAAACCATTGTTGAATTCTACTGAGCCATCAGAATTGATGATCCATCCTGATAGTCCTTCTTGATATCCGGCTGATTTTACATATGATGTTGAATCTCCATTAAGTGAAAAAGTACTTGGTGTAGTTTGACCAACGGCAGCTTCTTCAATCATTAGTCCGTCAACAATCATATCAAAACCAACATCAGATCCTGTTGGTGCCAAATAGAATGCAAATTGAGCGGCAGTTATACCTGATGTTGTGGTAAATGATCTAAATACGCGAGTGTAAGAAGTTGATGTAATATTTTGTCTGTCCCCGGCCAAACCAATATACCAGTTTCCATCATTTGCTAATACTCCGACACCAGCCTCTTGATTCATTGCTACGTTACCAGATTTTACATATGCAGAAAGTATATATGTTGTCAATGGCTTTAATGCAACGTTACCCACTCCGACTATATTACCCATAAACAAACCTATTGGATCTGCGGCAACATGAGTCGAGTTCTGAATTCTTAGTGCTTGACTACCAAACATAGCACCAGAATTTTGAACCTGTACAACACAGCTATCATCAATAAAGATATTATTAGGGTTAGCCAGACCAGTACCATCATTATAGAATGCTTCTGGCATTTCAATTGATGAATATTCATCAGGTACTAGATTGATATAGGATAATGGGTTACCGACTACTAATGTACCTCTTACCAAAGCATCACCAACCTGCATTCCACCGGTCGTATTAAGAGACCAAGCTGGTTCTGTTGGAACAGTAGTAGAAGGAGCTGAACTTCTAATTGAACCGGTAACAATAGAACCACCATCAATTGTTGTTCGTGATGGTGATGTCCAGGCAGAAGGAGAATCTGAAGCAGCTATTTTTCTTTCAAACTGAAGTGAATCAATAACAATATCATAACCAACTTCGGAAGCCATAGGACCAACTTTAATGAAAAGCTTGATTCTTGATACACCAGATGGCACAGTTAATTTAGCACTGTATCTAGTGAAAGCAGTGCTTGTCACATTGATAGTAGAACTTGTTACAGTTCCACTGGCATCAGTATATAGACCAAAGGCAATATCTTGGTCAATGGCTCCATTGGATTTAGCCCAGATAGAAAATATATAATCACCTGGGTCTACGTTGACATTCATGTCAACATTAGTTAATCCATCTCTTGAGAACACCAATGTATGCTTTGTAGTTGGTGTAATAGCAGCATTATGTAATCTTAATGCTTGATTACCAGTTTTAAAACTGACATTCTGAATAACCAAATTCATACCACTAGTAGCAGTTAGATTGGTTGGATTGGCAATATTTGCACCATCATGATAAAAATCTGAATCGAATTCGAAATCGGCAAACTGTGGTGGTGCTATATTTGCTGAATCTTGAATATCCAAAGCTTTAGCTGCTACGATACCATCGTATAAAGTAATGCCTTGTTTATCTAATTTCCACCCTGTTTTTGTACCGGCGTTATAATCTGATGTTTTAATGATTCCATCAGTATCATCCATTGTAAGCTCAGATCTGATGTACAAATCATTAATAAATGCAGTGCCAGCAATAATCTTGGCTGCGCTAAGATCCTGAATCTTTGCATTCAAAATAGAGGCATCAAGGATATTGACACCGCTTAGTAGACCAGGTGTTCCTGTGACCTCAAAAGATCCAACAGATTTATTCTCTGATGTGTCAACGGCCACAACTCTCCAATACACACTACTTGGTGTTGTTGAAAGATCTGTAAAAGTAAATGCACCTTGAACCGGAATACCATCACCAGCACTTTGAATAGTTCCTCTCAAAGTTGCTGTGCTTGTTGTAAAACCCGTTGTTGTTGATGCATGTACTTCTAGATAAGCAACATCACTTTCCAGATTACCGCCGGAATTTTTAGTCATATCGTGACCAACCAAAGCCATCAAGGGGCCAACGGAAACTGTTGCTGGTGCTGGTCGAGACGGAGCAGTATTATCAACCGCTGCTGTGATTGGATAAGGAGTGGCGTTTATGTAGTCAGAGATACTGTTTACTTGAGATACTGAAGCCACTGCTACATAGTAGTCAGTTGATGATTTCAGACCAGTTATTATAGTGCTGGTCTTATCCGATGGTACGTTAATAAACTGCCATGTGACCTCGTCCGTACTCCATCGTACCACATAGTAGCGTAGATTGGGACTAGTTACAGCAGTCCATGAGACAGTGAGCTGTGACTCTCCTGCTTCACCGGCCGTGGTTGATACTACCACACCAGTTGGATCATCTGGGGGTGATGTGTCCAGGCCAGTTGGAAGATCCGGAATTGCACTATCTGTAGCATATGCCAATGAACCCTGACCATAAATATCAACAGCTCTGATCTTGAAATAATGAAGTATCTGATTTGATGATGGAAATAGAAAAGCAGTTGATAAACCGCTGAATACAAGATTGCCTGAAGTTGGTGTAAACCCAGATCCAGATGTTGACATATGAACTTCATATTGCTTTAAGTCATCGACATCTACAGAATCCCACATCAATGAGATTGAGTTTGGTTTTGCTGTTGCAGTAAAGTTACTGATATTAGGTGGAACGGGATTTGAAGCACTTAATGAAACAGGTGTTGATATATTACCAACCTGATCTCTTACTTCAACTTTTAATGTAACAGTAGGCTCTGGATCAGTAAATGCTCCCACATTAGCTTCAAATGAAAGATCGAATCTTTCTTGCGTAACATAATAAACCACTGATTTAATACCAGCAGTTAATGTAATCTTATAATCTTTAAAGTCTTTTAGTGGAAGTCCATTTGAATCAAGGGCAGGCTTTACCCACGTGCCAACAAATGAAGTTCCCGAAGAAATCCAAGTAAGACCTGTTACTGGACCTGGCGCGAATGTATCACTGGTAGCTTGAATCTTATATGATCTTGACCAAGGTGATGATCCTGATTGATTCTTTGCTCTAAGTTGAATGGTATATTCTTCACCAGGACTTAGATCTTTAAGCATAATTTCCATCAGACAACACCCTCAAGAATATATTCTATATCCAAAGTTGACCCTACTGGTTTAATTGTTGGGTCTGCCGCCAATGCTCTACTAAGCAAAAGATTACTCTGTCCTGCTGAATCATAACGCAGACCATCTAAATCAATGAAGCCATTTGATGCCTGGGCTTCTATTTCAACTTCCATTGAAATTATGTTTGACCATGTAGGGGAACCGGTTGCAGTAAAACTACCTTTTGTAAAAGTAGATATATTATAATCTTCATCCAAGATGGAACTGATCACACGTTCGTAATAATCGGTATCTGAATTCTTGAATCTTAGCTTAATTGAATTAATATTAGAAGCATAAAATGCAAAAGAGAAGATAGTCAAGGCATCTAGTTGATCAAGATTGATCAACATAGGAGTGGCACCTTTGGCTGTTGCGCTGGCCAGGATATTATAATGCAATGAATTAATACCTATTCTGGTAAATGTATCATCTAAAGTATGTGAGCCTACACTAGACGCCCAGCCTGGAGAATCTCCAAAGGACATCAACAGTGCATTCTGCATAATTTGTTGAGAAGTTACACTATTTGCAGCAAAGCAGCCAAGTTCATAAATTACATATTGTCCTCTTACTGGAAGTGAAGTTTTAAAATAAATACCATTATTGACATCGTCAACCATAGTACCTGAAATATTAGCGCCATCGACTGCAAATGTTAGTTTTGTATCATTAACATTTGCTACATCTTCACCAATACCCACAAGGATAGAAGACGCAAAACTATTGACATTACCTGCCAACATTTGTCTTATTCTAGACTTGCCTTGATTGGTTATCAGATTTTTATAACACGCTACTAGATCTCCGTCTAGATATAAATTATAGGTTCCCTGCACCTTTAGTTATCCTCACTTCATATTCTACGGCATTTCTTACATCTTCTACTTCAATAATAATATCAACCGCTGCTGTTCCATCTGGTTTTATATTGACTGTCTGACTTTTAATAGCAATAAGTTGCGGAGTAGCCGGAAGCTTAGATGCCGGATTTAATACTTCAACTGAATCATTTACTGGAGAAATTGCATCAGGATTAGATGTTGATCCACCGGGGCCATCTGCGACAATTAAACCCAAAGGCTTTTTTCTTCTGTCTCCAACTTCTTGACCTAAATCTCTTGGAATAGAATTGATTGTATTGTCTGCAACCTTATTAGGTACAATCTGATCTGATTTAATTTGCTCCATTGCTACATTTTATCACATATAGTTGTCACGGCCAACTTATCTAACTCTACGAAGAGTTAGACTTGTTGAAAGACCGCTGCTGTCAAATTCTCTAGTCATAGCAGTTACAATATAAAGCCATTCTGGTTTAATTTGTGAATCTGAATAGATAATTTTTGACTTATCACCTATTTGAACATAAATATCACCAAATGTTTTTACTTCAATTGTTGCCATAGGATCAGCCCAATGAGTTGAAATCCAAGCAGCTAATGCATCCGCTTCTTCATCACCATTGATCCAATATGCATCGAAGTCTGCTGGTCTTGAACCATGCTTTCTAATAGAATCATCATTCTTGACTTCTTTTGTTTTCTCTTCCTTTTCAATGATGATATAACCATAAAGTAGCAAAGTATGATCAATTGTATTAGAACTATCTACTTGTTCCGTACCGTTGACAATCTCATTCTCATGTGATGCATTGGCAAGAGTAAAGATTCCTCTTTGAGGATTATAAGAAAACTTTGTTACAACAACGCCAGGATTACTACTGAAAACACTAGTACCCTTTGATGGTGCCGCTGATAATTCAACATCGAAGTCTCTAATCTCTCTAATGATAGATCCAAAATCATCGAAGAAAATAGATTGATCTGTTTCACTGTTGGCAATAATTATATTTCCAGTGTTATCATAATTTGAATCTTTATTTACTACTATATTCTGGAATCTAGTAGCGAAATATGCACCCTTGGTCTTATTGTAATAAGAATAATCTTGCGGATAGATATTTCTGTATCCAAAATAAGGTAATGCTCCAATATTAGTATATTCAAAACATAATGATAGGTCTTCTGAGCTTGTATATCTTATTTTAGCCATACTAGCAAGCTTACCTTTAGCTATATCTTCCATAAGCCATGTTTTACGTGTGTCACCTTTAAGTGTCACCGGGCCTAATTCTGCTAGTTGAGCATTTCCTTTACCAAATATCTTAACAGAACTCAAGGAGCTTGTAGTTGCAAGTGAAGCAGCAGACATTGCCACTCTACCTGGCCAAGCGCCATCAGAACCAAAATTAACTATTGTGCTGACATCAGTTCCGGGTGGAAGATTAATAATATTCATACCAAATGTTTCATCATTTCTCCAACGTGGAGCAGCACGACCACTTGTTGTAGTCGCATAGAAATATTCAAATTCGGCTATAGTTGAATATCTGCAATGAACGCCTGCGTAGTTTGTTGGACGAATGACATCATCGGTCTCCCATGTATCAATGTATTGACCATCAACGAAGACTTCAATTTTACCGGAACCACGACGGTCATTCATCATATTGTCATGATAAACAATCTCAATGTCGTACCATTTACCTTTATCTATTTGCATCTTTCCACCGCCGTCGGCGATCTTGGTATTCATTGGTTCAAGTGGTGTAAAATCATCACCGTTTTTGACATCGATATTAATTTCGTTGTTTACTCGGCCAGCAGCGTCTACATCCTCAGATGTAATAACTGAAAGAATATAGTATCTATGAGCGTCAGTTGGATCTTCCAATGATGGATCATCTTGAGTATATCCGTCTTGATCTGTAATACAAAAAACAATACCAGCAGTTCCACCAGTATTAAATTTAATTCTGGTACCGAACTCTCTGAATTCTACATCTCCAAGATCTCTAATGAGAAAACCAAACTTATCACTTATATTTGTCTGTTCACTGTGATCACATATCGCTTTTGAATTTTCAACTGTCCATCTACTCTGTGTACGCTTCCAATTTGGCTTGTTTCTCCAATCAGCTACATTGGCTAGAGTAATTCCACTGCCACCATAATCAATATAACCGACACCAGTACCCTCATATCTCCACGCGCGCAAAGGCAACCATCCGTCAACCCAGTTATTTGTATGGGTTGCGGGTACGGTTTCATCTACTCCACGAGCTGTGACACGTAGTCTTCCAGTCAGTTTATTTTGATAGAGGCCTGCTGGTACCGGAGCATTAATAGGCTGGCCGCTAGCACCGCCTGATGGGCCTCCTACAGGCTGGTAGCTGTCATAGGTCTGCTTGTCGTAAGCCTTCTTTTCGTCATTGCTCTTGATGATCCATTCAGCCCAGGTGTTAGTACCATAATCAATTACAGCATAACCCTTTCCATCATAATTGAATATTTCACCATCCAGAGAAAACGATCCCTTATAAGGCCATGTCTCTATGTCTTTGTCATTCATAAAAACATCACAAGGAGTATCATGATCTACTTCAACACCAGGAATCGCAGTCTTGTCGACCTTAATTCTTAAAGGACTAGCTTTCATAACAATAGAATCACTGGTATCCCATACCTTTGAAGTAAGAACTTTTCCAGTAATATCCAAATCATCTACGTTGGCTTGTCTACGCTTATATTTTATTTCAATATCATTTACTGCGAGATCGTATCTTTTTCTCAATTGTGAAAAGTTTGAAATTAATGTTGTAGGACCAACGATGACATCTTCACCACGTAGAATGAAGTCTTCTGTATCGATATCATTTGCTATTTGATTTCTTGTCAATAGTTGAAGCTTACCAAATTCATCTGAGAATATAGCACACTGATGTGATTCACATATTCTATTGAGAACCTCGTATACTGATTCTTTACCATCAGTCCAGAAATACCTTATGTTGGATGTCTGATCAAAGTCTTGAAAGTCAATTTCATATCTATCTATTCCTACTAGATCAAGGATCATAGACATGATACGACCAATCGACTTATTCTCTACCAGCACCGCCGGGCATTTTATGGTTTGTAAAATCTTCACGATATCGAATAGTTCGATGCTGTATTCGTATGGATTTTCTTGAGCCCATCCATTTGAAAACATCGTTCCGGTACGAACATATTCATCATCAACTAGATATTTAGACATATCATACTTGACATAAGTTCTGTATTCACACCAGCCGTCTGTAAGACCATAAAAATCAACCGTTGGATCTGCCACTTCAATAGCCAAATCTCTGTTATCTATAACCAAAGATCCGTCATTTGAATTCATTTGTCCAACAGGATGGATGTAGTCAACGTTATCCATGCTGCTATTAATATTGTAGTTCTGAAGTCTTGCAGACATATCAATTTCTCTCATGCCTGCTATTTCAATTACATGCAATCTCTCTGCCGGTGCATTTACGCTATCAAACTCAACTTTTACTTTCTTGATGGTCTTATACAAACTGTCATCTAGTTGTTGTGTTTGCACCCATGCAGAACCATTCCACCATAGCTCAGCTCTACCAGTAATTGCATCAACTGTTGGAGATGTTGAAATAAGAACCCAATCATTTAGATTCTGATCAAAGATAGATACTCTCCATATAACTGGTCTTGTATCACCTGTGAAGACAACTTTTACTTTATTAACCTTTATTGGAGTGTCGTACTCAACAATTAGATCAGCATTACTGATGGCAAAGTTAAGTTCACCTGTTGATACTGTGTCTTGATTAATATTTGATATGGATTTACTTGGTGATATCCAATACTTATATGGAGTAGTTTTACTTGCAACATAGAATCTTTGTCCACCCGGCGCTAATTCAGCATTGGAAATAGGAATTGCCGTGCCTGTAAAACCAAACACCATTCCGGCGTCCGGCCTAAACCCTTCAGTAATAGAGCTGACTGGAAAATGAATTTTAGAATAAGGCCAAGGCTTAAAATCCACATCATCGATAGTATTGGTTACAGTTGTCTTGACAATTCTATTAAAATTCCATTCGGCAATAACTATAGCCTTACCACCAATTTGATAGTCTGTATCCAGAGCCGTCATCAATTGGCTGTCAAGTTGCTGCATTATATTTCTTCCAATCCTATGCTGATATCATATAAATCTGTATAAATTCCTCTTTTTGAAAGCTTTGCATCAAATTCACTGAACATAACATGAAAAATCTTATTTGTTCCATCACCATAATTTAGAGTGACATAAAAATCACCATCATGTGAATAATAGAAATTCTTTAACGCATCTGCCGCCCAGAATTTATCCACAGATACAACATTCTTATTTGGTAAATCTGTCCAAGATACCTTGATATTATTCTTGGTTGCTACCACGAACTTTCTCAAAGTACCATCGGCCATGCGTTCTTTATTTTCCATTTTTTCTGGGGTAACAGTAATTGCTGATCTATTATGATCAGTTGCCCTGGCAGTTAAATAGCCTGGATCTGAGGGACGAGCGAAAGTAATACCACAAGTAATAGGAAGTATCATCTTACTTTACCAACCTTTCTTGAATCCATTAATTTCTTCTCATCGATAGCTTCAATAACTGCTCTCTTTAGTTCTCTAGGTGAAAGGCCACTTCCGTCAATTCTCACATCTACATGATACACATTGTTAGCACCGGCGTCAAGATTATTGATACCGCGCTCAAGTGACTTACTTAATGGAGCAGTAAGTACTTTTTCATCCTTGTGCAAATTAGCCATAACATTATCATAATTGATTGTTCCACCAGTACTCAGGCTTGGAATATAGTTTCTAGGGTTTTGGAAGTTGCCTGGACCTGGACCCATCTGGAAGTGAAGGTGGGGACCAGTAGATCTACCAGTAGTACCAACATAACCAATAGTCTGCCCCTTTCCAACGTTCTGTCCATTTCCAACAGCATATGAGCTTTGGTGAGCGTAACCAGAAATAATACCGTTACCATGATCAATCAAGGTCCAGTTACCAAAACCAGATCCGCTGTCACCAACCTGAATTACACGACCTTGATCTGTAGCATAAATTGGTGTTCCTTGTGCCGCGCCAATGTCAATACCATCGTGAAGTGATTGTGCACCGGTAAATGGATCTGTTCTCCAACCATATTCAGATGTAATAGGTCCACTAGTCGGTCTTACATAATTACCAAGACCAACTGGTCCACCACCAGCAGCACCTGAACCACTCATAGCACTTTGTGCCATTCTCAAGAACATACCAAAACCTTTTAGAGTTCCATCATTCTGAGCAGTTCCTGCACCCGCGCCTACAACAGCCTCAGCCATACCTTGCCATTGAGCATAAGCATCAGGGAAAGCTGAGCGCTGAACGGCTTGAGCAGCTTGAGTCAAGCTCATAGCATTTCTGCCAGGAATGGCCAAAAGTCCTTCAAAGAACTTAGTGGCTGCATATGTAGGATTCATGATCTGTTCGATAGTACCCCAACCTTGTGATGTACGCTGCTGGAATAAACCAACAGAGTCACGGTCACCATAGTTAAGATTTCTAAGACCTGATTCTTGCATAGCAGTCATAAGAGAAATAATGATGTCTCTTGTACTGGCACCCATACCCATACCAACAGAAGCGATAGTGTTTGCATTAAGTAGTTGTTCTTCACTTAATGGAATACCGCCATACATACCTGGTTGTTGTGCAATACTGCCAGTAAATCCATTGGCAGCAAATTCTTCCTGTTGCTTTTGACTACCAAGGAAGGCTGCCATGATCATAGAACGCATAAGTGTAACTGCAATACCACCGGCAATACCAGCGAAACCCATATCGGCTCCACCAATACCAAATTGACCTGATTTAATAGCATCAATACCACCAGTACCAATTCTATCTACAGTATTCTTGTCAAGGACGTATTCACCCTTTTGTAGGATAGCTGGCATTTCATCAGAATGAAGACCACCAGTTCTACCAAGACGGCCTCCTGGATCTCTACCAACCATACCACCAACGTGGAATGCACCATAATTAGGTTTTCCAACATTGGAGAATCCTGCGCTTGCACCTGGTGGCTTCCATCCTTCTGGTGGTTGACCAGAAATAATCATATTGAAGAACTCACCAAGTGTTAAACCAAAAGCACCCTTAGCAATAGAGTCACCAATTTGAGCACCAGAAGCAGCCCAATCTGATGAATTGGACATTTGGATTCTAGCGGCGTCTACGTTATTTTGTAGAGCCATACCAACAATCTTACCCCACTCAGTACCCTTGAATTGCAATGAAATTCCATGCTCATCATAGGCACCTTGTACTCTGGCAATGTGCTCCCAAAGCTGTTGTTCGTTCATAGGAACAAAAGCTCTCAAGGTAGCAAGCTGGATTTCAAGAGTCTTACGATTCATTTCTTGCTTTGCACGTTCTGTCTCTTCTACCGCTGCTTGTTCCTTGGAAAGACCATCTATTCTGTCTTGAAGTCTCTGCTTTTCATTGTCCTTCTGAATCTCAAGATTACGCTTTTCCATCTCTTGTTGCTTTTCAAGAGACTTCATTACTGCATCTTCTTCTTCAGCTAAAGCGTCTAGCTTGGCTTCCTTGGCTTCATTGATAACATCTTTACGTGATTCAAGTTCATCAATTTGTGCCTTGTTGGCCTTTTCTCTTTGACGTGCTCTTTCATCAGCAGATAGCTGAGCGTCTTCTACACCCCAGCTTGTTTGTAGGCGCTCAGTGTTATTCATAACACGAGCAGCCTCATCTAGATTACCAGTAGCAAGAGCACGATTATAAGAGATATTGTTATTGGCAAGTTCAGTTAATCTTTCGATTCTTCTTTCTTCTGCTTCGAACATTCTCTTACGTTGGTCATCAAGATCCTTAGCTGCATCTTCTTGATCCTTGATAGCTTTGATCTGATCATCAATTGCTTTTAGTTCAGCCTTGGCATCGTCTTCAATAGCTTCCTTACGATCCTTATAGGATTGCTTTGTTTGCTCGATCTTTTCTTTCCAATTATCAGAGAAGGCCTGCATTCTGTCATCCCAGGCTCTATCAAGTTCCTTTGATTCTGCTTCTAGTCTGTCCTTGATACCTGAGTAATAATCTGCAATACCATCCATACGAGCTTTGAACTGCTGATCCATTTGTGTACCGGCTAGATCATATACAGTACCCATTGTATTGGAATAAGCGTTCTTCATTGCATCATTGATCTGATTACCCTGTGCCATTGGGTCGCCGGTAAGACCACCAAAGCCTGTTTCACTATCGGCAGTATTATTCCAGAAATCACTTGTACCGGCCATAGCACTAGCAAAATCTCCGTGTGCATTTCTTGCTGCATTAAGATTCTCGATAAGCTTACCGATACCTCTATTAGCATCATCAATAGCACTTGAAGTCTTCTTCTGTGCATCTGAATAACCATTTGCGGCTAGTTTGGCAGCATCCAGTCCACGGACACCCGCGTAAATTTGAGCCAACTGAAGCTTCTGTGAATCTGTTAGTTTACCGCTTGCGTTTTCAGTTTTCTTGACAGCCTCATTATATTCTTTCTGAGTATCTGTTGCTGATTGTGCTGAGTTACCAATATACTTCATGATATCGCCGAAGTTCTTGATATCCTTATTTTGGATAGGAAGATTCAACGCATCCTTTAGCTTGATAGCAAGAACACGATTATTGTTAAGCAATAGAGCAAGTTCAGTCTGTGATTTATTTGGATCTGAACCAAACTTTGTGTTAGGTCTAAATCCATCTTGCTTATCATCAAAGATCAATAGGTCCTTAGCGGCATCCTGCCATGATCCCTTGATCTGATCTCCATACTTCTTCTTTAACTCTGTGAAGCTGTCATCAAACGCGCTATTAAGCTGAGCAGCAATTTGTCCCGATACATACTTCTTTGTAGTATCGTCAAGGCCGACAAGTCTGTCTTTAATAAGACTTGCAGTTAATTCTATACCCGCGCGGCCTTGATCTGTTGGCTGATAAGATTCACTAAAGAAACCAACATTACCTTGGAATGCACCCTCAAATACATTAGCGTCTCTTGTTCTCTTTCTAATATCCTTAAGGAAATCGTCCATATCTGGAAGAGCACCCTTGAAATCAAAGGTAACCTTGATATTCTTCATTGCTTCTTCAATCTGCTTCTTCGACTTACCAGCGGCATTTAGAAGAGTCTCCATACTCTTCATAATATCTTCTTGGTTTAGTCCTTGACCCTGGAGTCTATAAACTTCATAACGAAGTGTTCTATCAAGTCCACCATTTTGTTGACTTGCTGTCTCTTGAACAAGATCCTTATTATTTTCTCTAAGCTTGTTTGCCATTCCAGCCATATTATCTTTGGTAGCACCTGAGGCATCTTTAATCTGACCCCATTCAAGTTTAGCTTGACCTAGAGTCTTCATCCAGCCTTCTGTGGTATTTGAAAGTTCACGCTGATGTTGTACTTGTCTTTCACCTTCGGCTGTTCTTAATTTATATATTGCATAAATAGCAACTGCTGCTGCTGTAATACCGAGAACCCAAGGATTCGTAATAAAACTACCAGCCATTGAAAGCTTATCTTTCATCCAAGAGAATGCAGGCGTAAGAGCTGAGGCAATTCTAGATCTGTTACCAGCAGCAGTACCAAACAAACTACTCATAAAGTTGGATTGCATAACGGCGTTCTTTGCGGAAGCAATAGCTGGCGCCAATACGGATAGAAGTCCTGATGCAAGAGCAATACCATTAAGCCAAGTAGACAATGATGAACCGGCCTGAGTGAAAGATCCACCAATAGCAGAAACAGCAGCAACACCCATAAGTGTTTCCTGAGTAAATATCTTTGAAGCAATTGATGCTCTATTGATACCCTGCGCTGCCTGTGTTGATGTAGTAGAAACTTCAGCAAACCCTTCATTGATTGCCTTCATTTCATCTTTAGTGGCAAACTTTCCGCCAACTGAATTAATCCATCTACCAGAAGCATTTTGCTTGAAGTCTTTACCACCCGCGCTAATAATAGCTGGCATTGATGTAAGTGAACCAGATGCACCAACGGCAGCAAGTTTTTGAATCGCAGCCTGTTCACGTAGCTCATTAATCATCATCTGCTTTTCAAGATCCAATGCGACCTTTGTTGCAGCAGTTCTATGATTAATAGCCTGAGTTAGAATGCTTTCTTGCGCTCTAATCTGAGTTGTTAGTTTATTAAACTCTTCCTGAGAAGCCTGAGTGTACATTCTTCCGTACTTCTCATAATACATCTTGTCCATAGCTGAACCATTGACAACATTACTTCTCTCATTCATTAGATAGGCAAGCTTTTCGGCTTCTATCTTTTCAACTGCCTTAGCCTTTGTAAGATCCTTCTCAAGAGTCTGTGTTTTAGCTGTTGCCATACTGGCAGCCGTTGCTGTTTGAGCAGCGGCAGTTGATTGTGTATAAGCTCTGGTTAACTTGTCAAGTTGGAATACCAATAATTGAACAGTGTCTGCTTCTGATAAATACTTATTACTTAGATTACCAGAAGCAATTTCAGCAATCTTTGATTCTACAGTCAGGGTCTTGTATCCATTATTTAGATTAAGAATCCATGATACCGCTCTACCGATAGTACCAATAAAGTTAGCAAAGATACCAACAATCATAGTAATAGGACCGGCTACTGCTAGAATACCAGCGCCGATCAATAAAAAGCCTTTAAGGAATTCAGGCATATCGTTTAGTTTGCCCATTACTGAGCCAACTTTTTCCATGATCCAAGTAGCAATCTTCAATGCTACTTCACCAAAGCCCATAAGTTGATCTTTGAATGTTTGAACGGCAATAGCGAACTTACCTGAAGTACTTGTTACTTGAGCTTCAAGCTCTTTAGCGGCTGCTGCTGCCCATTTGGAAGTTCCTTGATTGGCAACTTCCATTGCCTTGGTTACCTGAGTTGACTTATTAGCCAGACCATCAAGTAAAGCATTCATTCTGGTCATCTGGTATGAACCAGCAAGCTGACCAATAAGGCGCTGCTGGTCAATAATATCCATGCTGCCACCCATGATTACATCAGCTAACTTTTGCATTGTTGGAAGAACTTCACCATTTGTAGAATTAACCAATTCTTTTAGATCCATACCCTTGGTTAATTCCTTGAATGTCTCCTGTACCTTCTTTGAAGGGTTTAGAAGTCTATTCATCATGGACTTGATACCGTTAGAACCCTCAACTGAATCAATGCCCTTTTCCTTCATAGCAACAAGCAATACACCTGTGTCTTGAATTGTTCCATTAAGTTGAGACATAGTGGAAGCAATAACAGGAATAGATTTAGCAAAATCTTGCATACTTAGTGATGTAGCATTTTCAGTGGCGTTCATATAGTTGATGGCATCTGCTGTTTCTTTAGTGCTCATCTTATATGTTGCTTGAAGCGCTATAATAGACTCAAGGGAGGTTTGTGAATCCATCTCACCTAGAGTTGAAAGCCTTTGTACTTCAATAGTGGACTGCTTTAGTTCAGCCCCGGTTTTACCAATAGCGGCTAATTGAGCCATGACATCAAGTGTATCCTTTGATGCTTTACCCATTGTTTGAGAAACGGTTGAAGCTGTTTCCAGAGCAAGGCCTCTTACCTCACCTTGAGCACCATCATAAACCTTGGTGATTCTGGTAATTTCCTTATCAATCTGAAAAGCATAAACACCAGCAGCAGCGGCAGCCGCCGCAAATGGAACCGTAAAACCAACCATAAGCTGTCTACCGGCCCACTGCATATTCTTACCCCAGTTTTGAACCTGAACACTAGCAGCCTTGAGCATTTCAGTTTGAATACCAAACTGTCTGTTGGATACTTCTAATCCACCATTAAGTTTATTTACATCATTAACTGACGGCAGGTACATTTGTGTTTGACCACTTGGCATTTGTCTAACAGCGGCATTTGCAAGTCTTGTCTGATTCTCTGCCATTGAACGAGATTGAATAGCGAGCTTCTCCATAAGATCTCGCATACCCTGAATCTCCATTTTACCCTTTTGAAGATTCTTTACAAATAGATCAGTCTGTCGTAGACCTTGATCCCATTGAAATCTAGGTGCCGCAACAGACTGTACATTCTGAGCAAGATTACCCAAGCGTGCACTATTAAGCGTATTTAAACGCTTCTCAACATCGCCTGCAACTGCATTAAGAGCCTTAAGTTCAGTCATTGCTTGACTAAAGTCGGCTGAACCGGTGAAATTAATGCCAATGTTTTGTGTAATCTTTACTCATCCTCTTCTATTATATTGAAATGGCCTGACAATTCATATTGCTCTTCTGAAACACCAAGAGCTTTTGCTTCGGCTCTAGCTTTGATTCTATCGAATTCTGTTTCTTTTCCTTCATCTAAATCAATACCTTTAAGTGCTGCCAAGAATCTCTGGTCATCATATTTCTTCTCCCTGGCCTTTTCTATCATAATACTTAATTCTTGCCTGGTAAGATGCGTCTCTAGATCATCAAAATTCTTATACATACCTGGATAATGATAAAGCAGCTCAGCTTCATAATCTACTAGATCTAACTCTCCGCTTGAGCTGCCTTCTGATTTGGGTCGTTAACGGTTACCCCTGTTGCTATATTAAGAATATAATCCATTGTTGGCATATCAACATGATCCTCAAGGACCTCTATGGTTGATAGAGATGGTTCAAATGTTTCCATTGCAATAGCAGTTGCCTCCAATAGAATATCCATAATAAGTTTTTCTTCTTCGCCTTCTTTAGGATTTTGAATAGTATTCAAAACAGAAGCTACTCTTCTAAATTGTTTAATTGTCAACGGCCATACCTGAACCGCCTTTTTAATTCCTTGAAGCTTTACTTCTTCAATGGTGTATACAGTTTTCATTGAAGCCCCTTTCTTATTATCTAATTTTAACATGACAACCTGCTATTAGCAAATAATAGCAAAAGGACACAGCGTTAACTGTGTCCTTCGCTAATTAAAGATTTATGTTATCAAGGGGTAATAACTCTGTCTCTAATTGAACCATATTCCGCACCTGATACCTCGGAAGGTAGCAAACGGAAGTTGACTGGGAATTTAGTTGAGTCGTTACGCTTTAGACCGTGTGTAGATGGATCTACTGAAAGAACTCTACGTAGGTGATAAATACGCTCACGCTTTTTATTACCGGCTGTACGTGGGGATACACCAACAAATACCATCTGTCTTTCAACAGGTTCGATACCAAGCGCACCCGCTTCCATACCAAGAACTTGTTCATCGGCTGGAACTGTTACTCCATTAAAGTCTTTTGTCTGATCAACAATACGACCTGTTGAGTCTACTGCTGTTGGGCTACCTGCTGTTGATCTAAGTGAAGCACCGGCTTGCGCCCATACCACCAATAGATTCTCTAATGTTGCCTCAGCAAATTCAGTCTTAACAGATGCAGTCATCTTCTGCTTGAATAGCTTTGCAGCGTCAAGCAACTGATCTACTTCTACTTCACCATAGTTAGGGCTGTACATGTATTCAACACCGTTTGATGTAAAACCTGCTGATCTCCAGTCTGCGTTAAGGCCCAATGTGTCTGCATAAGGAACACCACTTGATGTAGCTGGCAGAGTAACACTGTCTGGCCATCCTGTGCTTAGTGAATCGTCTGTTGATAGAAATACAGCGGCTGCACCAACGATAATATTACGAGTATTAAATTGTGTCATTTTAGAATTTCACCTCCTAAGTTTTATTGTATATCTTTAAGTCTGGCATTGCTTCCTTTTTAAATTATCGCATTCTGGTAATTATTGTGCAAATCATCTCATACCAAATTCTTTACTATAACCAGATTGCAAAGTATAATTTCTATTTGTTCCTTCATATGTTGCATCATATCTTACTATAATTATCATAGTATTTCTTCCACCCTCATCATCCGCTGGTGAAGGACCTGCTGTGCCTAGAATACTGACATTTTTAAAATCAAAAGGATAAGTGGAATCAGTTCTAAAATAATCGTTGACGTCGCTTGCAGACCAATCTTCTCTTCTTAAAAGCTCTCCTAAATAATCTTTCATACCGATAAGATAATCCATATCAAGGTGATAGAAGGTGTATGAGATCTGCCCACACATCATGTATGGCTCGTCAAGGTTTAATCTATCTGATACGTTATATACTGAATATGATAGATTCTGATATTTATCTTGATCATAGACAGTTGTTACTTCAGGTAGATCCTGCCCCGGCAAAAAGTATGGAATCGACAACTCACCACCCGGCAAGTCTGTCTTGTATGATTCCAGATTAATAAACTCCATATCATCTAATTTATATAGAATGAATTTGTTTAATCTATATACTGGTGAATCTCCATATTTAACTTTCCAATCAGTCATCTTGCATCAATCCTCTTCTTTGAGCTGCCGCGCCAATATAATTCTTAGTAAGAGATTCTTCCATTTTCTTTTGAAGATTAGGGTCAACTGTAATCGGTCTAATACTAAAAGTCTTGTTTTTTTCTTTTAGATTTGCAAAGGAACCAATTTTTTCAGATATACTTTTCTTCATACCACTAGTAGCAGCCTCAGTTAATTTTTCTCTTATTATTTCATTTGGAGCGTCACTGTTCCACCAATTTGTCCACTCCTTGGTAAATGAACCTTTTATTTGTTCGTTACCTGCACTTGCTATAGATATAGCACCTTTAAAGTAAACGATTCCACCATGCTTATATCCCTTGCCCTCTACGTTACCAGCAGATCCACTCTTATCAAGGAAAACTAAATACTTGGCAAGTTTCGGTGAAATTCTCACTGGCTGACCTAGTTCAAGAACCATAGACTTCCAAACAAATACGTGGATCTTTTTTACACCAACCGCCGCTAATTTAGGATTAACTGGAACCATTTTCTTTGATGCTCTGAATTCAAAATAAGCTACTCTATTGGCCCCATTACCTTTTAACACATGGCTCCAAAGTCTAGCTGATGGATCACCAACGCGATTCCATTCATACATATGATTAAATTGTCTGGTTGATACAGCGGCACTTGTCATATGCAATACGAACTCACTTGAAGTTATTTCGTGAGCAGCCTTAATAAGCGTGCTGATATGTCTAGAAGATTTTAGTGTTGCTTCTAGAGTATTTATAGTGGTACCAAGTTCTGACACTTTACCAAGATCGCTTTTAATATTAAACATTTCCACCCTGCTGTTCTGCTCTCGCCAGTAAGGTATTATATTCTGTAATAGCACCAAAGGGATCAATTACCGGTGAAGAACCAGATGTGTTGTACCATGTTTGAGGATTACCTGCAATATCCATTTCTTTGTATATAAGACTTCCATCATTAACACTTTTGATTTCAGTTATCTGATAGCTAGCCGGTATATTATACTCGCTTTGCATCTTGAGATAGTCAAAGCTCAGGAATGACTCAGCGAATACCTGGCCAATTCCCTGTCTACTAAAACTATTAGATTTAAATGGCGTGATTATACAAGGTATCACTCCTTGATTTCCAATTGTAGTATCTACTACCCAACTATATTTTATCTGTCCTGAATTTCCTACAGTTTTAATTTTCTTATATACTTTCGCTAACATTGTATATCTAATAGAAAATATACATCCACCTAACATTTAAATCACCCCAATGCCAGGAAACATTCTATATTCAAGCAATAGATCATCGGCCGTGGCGCTTCCTGTGCCGGACCAAGTCAATGGTGAAAACTTCATATTCCAATCACTTGTCTTCAAGGATTCGATATATTTGTCTCTATACTTCTGATCTTGACATAGCAAATTTGCTGTTAATATTTTTGATGCTTCTACAACAGGTCCAGGAACATTTTCCCATCCCCATAGTCCATCTATGCTATAAGTAATATTTCTTCTAAATGCATAATGAGTAGGATATGCAGCATCTAGTCTTGATCTTGAACGAGATGTTCTTATTATCCATCCATTCCCGGCGATGTCCCATGACTCCAATATTCCATCATCAGAAGCACTTGATACGACGGTTGGATACCAAGATGATATATGCGTTACGTCATTTACTGAGATCAATCTTCTGTTCAATCTCATAGAATTGTTATCATTGCCTTCTGCTGTAATAATGAATTCTCTCTTACCGAAAGTCTGACCACAATATCCATCTATTACCATACGTGAAACACGTTCACACTCTAGAAATTCTGTATATGTGGTTACCGATTTGAAATAATCCCAATCAGAGTACGGAGTGACGACTTGATAATCTTCTCTGATTACCATGTTATAACCAGAAACTACGAAGGTCCATTCAACAGTAAGAACTTTTTCTTCAGAAACCAATGAAGGTATGATGATAAATGTGTAAACACCGGTTGAAGGTGTTGATACTACTGGATTATTTAGAACAACAGTCTCACCCTCATACACTTTAACTGTTGGGGTTCCGGTCGCTGCTGTGGCTACTCCATCAATAAATATGGAATACTTTGCCTTACTAATGCTATTTAATAGTATTTCTTTCATTTAATTCACCACATTTATTTTAACACAGCACAAAACAAAAGGCAAAGCTCCCCACTTGGAGGAGCTTTTATCACTTATCAAAGAACGATTTTACTTCAGAAGGTGTCGCTATGACAAAGCCTTCATGTTCGCTCATAATCTTCTCTGCATCTTCCGCAGGCACCGCACGATATGGACTTTCCCTGGTAAATCTATATCCATAAGTCTCAAACGTTGGATTCTGTCTGGTCATTTTAAGCAATAGATTCTTCTGATTAAAAGCGATACCGGATGGCTCATTTTTCTCCTGTTCAGGATCATTAAATTTCTTCCACATATCATATGTCTTACCCTCATCCTCAAGCTTAAGCCTTATCTCTTTTACCCCGTCTGTTGGGTCTAGAAGAATGTCGAAAAAATCTGCTACCTTAGTTAAAGTGTCCTTGTTCATTTTTGCAAAACTCATTATAACCTCCTCATCGATTGTATCATATATAAACGAAAAAAGCAGGACCGAAGTCCTGCTTTAATCAAGTTATTAAACACTGTTATTAGGCAGCTAGTTTAATGTTCTTTACGATAACCGCTGCATCTAGGTTTTCCCAGTTGACACCAGCACGGACGTATGAGGTGTACTCAATAGCATCCTTCTTCTGTGCGAACTGACGGAATACTTCAATTTGACGCTTAATACCAAGAACTCTATTCTTTGGGAATGTAAGTTCAAGGTGACCGTGATCACCTGTACCACCGGAATAGCTGGCATTTTCTGTTTCTAGGAACAATGGAACTTCCTGAAGAACAACACCAAACGGACGACCGGCGACGAATCCATTAGGACCCTCAGTACGAACTGGACCATTCTCGATAACAGCATCTGATCTAGGACCGGACCATGCACCATTACCCTGTTGGGCAATAGAGTATAGGTAATCCTGGATAGAATTTGAACCTGTGTAGAATTTAAGATCCAAACGCTTCTGCATGTAAGTACGTGGCATTGCCTTTAGGGCCTTGTTAAACGCTGCTAGATTTAGTGGAAGACCACCAGCATCAACAACGTGAGCACCGGCTAGGGCTAGCTTATACCAACCATTAAAGATCTTGATTGTCTTGTCTGAAGATGTTGTGTCACCGTTAATGGCTAGGTCTTCAAGGTCGTTACCGAACTGTGCAGACATTAGTCTAGCGATGTGGTCTTCAAGACCAGCTCCTTCAATGTTATCTTCTAGTGATTCACGTGAAAGCTCCCAGTCAAGACGGATCTTTGTTGTTGTCAAAGAAATCTTGCTAAATGTTACTCCAGCGTTTTCACCAGTGTCCACTGCTTCTGTAGCAGCACGAATTAATCTCTGACCAACAGCAATCTTATCAATTTCTGCAACTTCAGAGCGCATTCTTTGTGTTCTACAATCTCTAAGCATAACTGTTGCATCAAACATATAGTCGATGAACATATTGCTCTGCTCAGCAGTTAGTAGACCACCACCACCAGAACCAACTTCTGTGGTACGAATTACTTTCTCTAAAATATCTTCGCTCATGTATATAACTCCTCTCTTTGTGTATTTTTATTTAGTCAAACGTGTTAGGAAGAAATGCTGCTGACCAAAAAGTATTTTGCTTATCTGAACCGGCTGATTTTTCCAGTTCTTTTTCTTCTGTTACGTCTAGTGACTTCTTAAAAGCTGTTGAACCTTCGAATGTAGAAAGTCTCTTTTCTACTGCTTCCTGACGTTCTTTAAAACTTTTGAATTCACTAGCAAATTCTGTGTGTTGCTTTAATAGGTCTTCCATTTGAGCGCTAACGCTCTTTTCTACACCTGCAACAGTTTCTCTTATTGCTGATAGAGCATCATCTCTATCTTCACCAACCTTATTAAGGCTAGATTTAATTTCTTCTAGAGCTTTTGCGATACCCTGGAGATCTGGCTCATTTAAATTAGAAGCCTCCTCAGCGGTTACCTCACTCGTCACTTCCTCGGATTTTATCACCTGCGCTGTTTCTTCAACTGGTGTTTCTACCGCATCTGTTGTTTCGTTATTAACTACATCTGCCATTTCGGAACCTCCTTTCGTTTCACTCAGATCAACATGGTTCTTCATAAAGCCTGAAGAACTAAGTACGTCCTTTATCTTTTCTACCTTGTCCTCACCAGCGACAGATTCAATCCATCCGGCATTTTTCATGCTGTTATCACATTTTGTGCAATTATGTGAATCGTCTTTACTGAGAACTGCAATAGCATCTGCTTCACACCAGAAAACATTCTCTGGGTCTACATCAAGTTCTTTGTTCATGTTAATAGAAACGCCATCGACAGTTTTCTCAACTGTAAAAACATTACAAAGCTGGTTACAAGGAGAATCAACAAGACTTAGTTCTTCAAGGGCATATCGATCAATAAATCTGATCTGCATTTCCCTGTCCGGGCTGTATTCAGTGTGTTGTTTTAAAATTGAACCCTTTACTGAGAAACCGCTTAATGTTCCATCTAGAACCTTTTCCCAGGTATCCTGCGCTCCTTTTGAAACATATGCTGTTACATATATACCATCATACATTTTTTCGGTTTCTGGATCATAATAGGTTTGCTGAGCAAAACTTACAACTTTTCCAACTGCCTTATTCTTATCATGTTGTTCTCTAACGTTTCCTCTGAAGGTATCAAAAGCCATCTTGGATGCTTCCGCAGTTAAAACGTCTCCAGACTGATCAATATTGTCAATTGTAGCCCATCCAGAGACGCGTCTATTTGCCTTGTCAAATTTACTGAAAGGCACACCAATCTGAATTGTATCGTCTGTTGCAGACAATAGAGCTTTTTCTATTTCCATAGTAATTTGATTATAAACTAGAGATTTTTAAAAGGCAAATTGTTACGATTCACCTTTATATTTGCAGCAACGAACAAACCGTAACAAGCAATCATTAAACATACTATCCAATATGAATTATGCCAATTATCTAAAATTGACATAAGCATGGTTAAAAACCAAAGATAATAACTTAGTCTTGTTCCCACAGCTAATGTCATATAGTGTTCTTTTACTGAACCTATTAATATAGAAATGCCAGCACTTATAAGAATAATTCCATAATATATCTCTGGAAGACTACCGCTTATTGAATCGAACGGTAGAATAATCCAAATGCCCATGAACAAATTGAACAGGCCAAGAATGCTGATACCAGCGGTATTAATAGGACTCAACATTCTACCTGCCATTTTTTCAAGCATTACTTGGAAGCACGTCCTGTTCCTTTAACATTACGACCGCTAGCACTGCCTGCTGAATCTGATGCGTTATTACTTCTTTGAGTATCACGCTCACGTGTTTTTAGTGTATTTGCCTTTTGATCGGCTTGCTGTTGAGCAGTCAAGGTAATTGGTTCACTACCCTTTCCATCCGGGCGCGCCGCCATACCCTTTCTTGCTCTAACTTCATCAGGTACAACAATACCCATCTTAACTTCTCTTTCATCCATCTGACTCTGAGTGTTAGCATCTGTAAGTGAAAGTTCATTAAGTTTGAGTTCAATTATATCTGTTATTTCCTTGAAGACCCTCTTGATCTTTTTTTCAAAGGCTGACTGCTCTGGACGTGAATATGATTCCTTGAATACCTTATCGGCATCTTTAGCTGCTGCTAAACCAACATTCTCACTGAATACACCCGCGCGAGACGGTGGTGTACGGTGAGCCATAAAGATTTCTTCATTATTACTATTTCTAAAATCACCAAATGAAGAATCTTGTTTACCTGGCTCGATTGACTTAAATTCAATTTCAGCATTAATGTCGCCCAATGGAACATAAACGCTTCTGTGATGCTGTCCTCTTAAACCGGTCTCAAAGAATTCAACCAATGTTGCCATTGCTGTTGCGGTAAGAGACGCACCTTTGGTAATAATAACATGACGTGGAATAGCCTTGTTCTCAAAGTAGTCAAGGTTATATCTTGAAGCAAATTCATTACCAGCCAAAGCGTGCTTTGCGGCTACGATATCTGGAATTCCATAATAGTTATCGTTTGGAGAATACTTCTTGAAATGGATAAGCTCATTTGGATTTTCATCGTCTGTTACTCTATTTGGACCTTTATCTCCAAAGTTTCTGAAATAAGCAACATTGGCTCCATACACCTGAATAAATCCATCACGTTGTCTACGTACGCGCACGTGAATAGCTGGGACGTGACCGATATAAGCTATACGACCTTGTATATCTCTACCGATTTCCATATAGGCGTTACCCATCGTTTCATAGTCACGACCTATTTTCTTCATTATCTCGTCAAAGATATCTTCTCTATTTGTTGACTCTAGCCAATCTTCCATACTGACTCTTGCATTTTCCAAAGCCTTTTCAAGCTTTTTCAGACCGGCGGGAGTTGTAGTTTTTTGACGAGCAAGCTTTGTCTTATTTGATTCTATCCATTCATAACCAAGACCGAACACACTTTCTACCTTGGCATTAACAGCAGCATGATGTGCTGGTGAAATTTCATATAGTTTAGCCAAGTAATCCAGATTATATTCTGGAGTAATACATTCAAGATAGTTATAGCCTTGTAGATCATCAACATTGAGTGCTTTTGTACCAGCAGTTTGTGCTTGATTCTCATATGCTTTGGAAAGCTTTCTATCCATTCTACGGACAAAATTCTTATCCAGTCCAGACATCTTTCTGATCTGACTTATCGGCTTTTTAAATGCGTCAAAGTCCTCGTCAGCTCCTGATAATTTAACACTCGCTGACTTGGCTATATATGCGCGAATTAGATCGTCTGCATTGTCCGTAGATTCAATCATCTCTTACGTCTCATCTCTTCCTTATATACACCGATATCATAAGGATCAGGAATGAGACCATCATTCATTCTTGCGACCTGCTCCTGTAATTCTTCATCGGTTATTTTTCTTACACCTTCAAGAAAGACTGCTGTACCTTCGGGAAACCCATAATGTCTGGCAGCAGCAGTAATCTTTGAAATAGCATTTAAATCACCACGAAATGCCGCGATACTCATAACATTGGCATTTTCATCAGCTACAAATGTTTCATCTGGTAACTGCCATACATAAACACCTAGATTTGTTTCTGATACCGCAGAAATTCTGCTTTTCTTATTTTCCATACCACGATTATACCAACAATTGCTAATATCTCGCAAATCGTCACCATATATTAACCAACATTACTACCAATAATAGACCATGCATAAGAATATAATAAGAATGGAGAATCATATTCTGCTTCGCCTTCTACAATTGGTGACAATGTTTCTACAATACGTAACTTATGTGATGATGTTACTATTCTATATAATTGTTGAATAGTTCCAGCAGTAAGAACTGATGGATATGCATTAATAAAAAGATATCTTATATTGGATTGTTCTCCACCGGCTTGACTATCATTTAGAATGAATTGTGTGTCTGAAACACTTACCTTTGTTAATACAAGGTGATTCCATTGATTCACTCTTACATTATTTAGATTAGCTACAGCAACACCATTAAGATAAGCTGTATAACCGATAATCGATCCACCCGCGCCAAAACTAGCTTCTCCATCTGTACTGGAGAAAACAAAAGTCTCGTTGGTCAAATCCAATGCCATAAAAGCTATTTCAACACTATTAGGAGGCGTGTCATACCATGTACCATCGTAATTTGAGCCACCTAGATAATGTCCTGGTGGACAATCTACTATTTTAATATCGTTTGAGTCTGAATAGAAAGCTGCGCCGTCCAATATAAGTTTACCTGGAGTTTGAGTCGTAATGCTTCCTTCGTAATAAGCTTTTACTCTTAGCCAAAATGATTTATTGATATCATCCAGCGATACTTTAAAGCTTATACTAAATACTCTGGCTACAGGGAAGAACTCTTCCATTGTGGTAAAACTTGTCTCACTTAAAGCATTTACTTTATATGTAACTATTACATCTGGATCATTACATTCAAAAGTAATATAGTCATAACTATCATCAATCTGTGGAGTCATGATATAAGAGACCATGTAGTATCCGTCTGGATGTAGCATGAAATCTGACTTATTAATTATCTTGGATTCTCCTAATCTGTACCCAGAGAAAACAGAACCTACTGCCTCATATTTACTTGATGTAAAATTAAAATAATCGAAATCCTTAGCATCGATCATATTTGATTTGTTAAGGAATCTGTTTGAATAGACACCAAAACCATCCAATAAGTAAAAATATTGTCCGGTTGACTTGAATGTAACATCAGCGATATTGCCTGGATCTGTAGGTGAATAACTTATTTGTGACTGAACATCATTGACATCCAAAGTTGCTGATTCTACATCGAAAGTCAAGGTAATATGCGCTTTGAGTGGCCATTCAGCAATCTCGACTCTTGTGTACTTACTACTTAGATTGCTGTCCACGAACCTCAATTCGATGCCTGACTGATCGATGAATATACCATTCTGTGTATCATCATCACCAAAAATACAGATATTCTCTGTTGGCTGTGTAAAGTATCCTACTAACTCCATATGACAATTACTTCTAAAAAAAATACAGTTCAGATCCAGATTAATTGTATGAGTGGAATCAACAACAAAACTTGATTGATTCCCGGCGATAATTGGCTGACCTGTATTAAGTGCATCATTATCCAGCACATAAAGTGATTTGCCTGATTGATCAGACATAGATGCTGATGAAAGATAAAACTCTGGATCTGAGGCTATGGCAGTCTGATCATAATTGCTCATATCATCACGTCTTATTAACCCATACAATACGACCATCTAGCGCATGTGGTAAATTGCCTTGTATTGTTGGATATTTGTTTGACTTCCATTGAGTATTACTTGTCTCTACGTTGACACTGATCTCATATGTTGATGTATATCTGAGCTTCATTAGACTCTCACCAATAAATAGAACCTTATATGGTCTTGTTTCTTTCTTAAGAGTCCAGTTATCAAATCCACCGGCCGATACTCCTAGAACATCAACGTGCCTATAACCTATTTTGGTCGGCTGCGTTGGCATAACTTCATTGATAAAAATCCACTCATGTACTGTTGCATCTGTAGTATGAGTAGCAATTGAAATATTGATTCCGCCCAGCCACGCACCACCAGTTGGTACATTTATCAACTTGGTTATATTAGTGCCTGCGGGCAATTGTATTGTGTATGAACTGGACATAGCCTGATTATATCACCAATTAGACAATTCTTCTAATGAACGATACATAGTAGATTTTTGAGTTATATAAAATATAAGAAAGATCTATATCGACCAGTATCTCTTCTTTGTCTTTAGTCAAGACGTATGGCTCAATACCATGTCTATTGACTTTCTTCTCTGGTTTTATAGCATAGTCTTTTTCATATCTCTTATGCATCCTTTTAAATCTATCTGGCAGAATAGCCTGGACTCTTTGGCCTATGATATCTTGATCATCAAATCCTGTTAATTGCTGAAAAGCATCATTGACCATGAAAAATTTCATTTCATTATTGAAAACAGCCACAGCAAATGGACATTCGTCAAATAGACTCTGCCATATTGATGCTTTTTCTACAATTTTGTCTAAATCCATAGACATTTTATTAACTCTGTCTTCAATATTCATTATAATATGATTATACCTTAAATTGTATTGAAAAAGCAAAAGGCCGGTCATTGACCGGCCTTAGCTTTATTGTCCTTGTGAACCATCAGGTCTTGCATCAACCTGAAGCGATCCAACTACACGAACCTTATCCTTAATAGCTTTTTCTATTACTGCTAGAATTTCTTCCTTGGTTGGAACAGTTCCACCACCAGGAACGGCTCCTGCTAGATCTTCAAGTGTATTGATTACCTTACCTAGACCTGCCGCCAAGCTTGGACCATAAACACCAGTAGCATTAAAAATCTGTGCCCATGATGATGAAAGAGCATTTCCTGCTGTTGTAGTCCAACTACCGAACTCACCCTTTTCATCAGGTTCACCAACCAATGATGCCAATTGATAATCCCATACTGCCTTTGCAATTTCTTCTGCTGTTGCCATATCTTCGTCTTCCTCCTGTCCAAATATATTAGCTAGCTGTTCTTTTGTTCCTGGGAAGTAATTCAAGTCTACATTCCCGTCGTAACCTTTCAATCTTCCTGTACCGGAAAATTGTAAAATATTTACTGGTAGCCCACCGTGTCCAGTCCATACGCTAGATGGCACTTTTGCCAAATGATTATCGTAAGTATCTGGAGTATTATTTGGATACCATGACTTCCATATTGATGGCAAACCAAGTAGCCCTGGCTGGCCTATTCTATCCCAATACCACTTGGGTAGATAAAGTGTAGGTGTTCGATATCCACTATTCCAAAGATCCTCATGAATCTTATAAGTTATATCAGCATCACCGCTACCATCTTCAACGTCAACAATAGCCGGTATATCCTTGGTTACTATTGATTTGAAGTTGTCTACGGTCTGTTGCCAATTTGGTCTTTGATACATATAAGCCGCGACAAGAGCACCTGCTCTTCTAGCCGCGTTTATTTGACTCTGAAAATAGACATTTTTAAACGTTCCATCATTAGCCTGAACAATGACGAAGTCAATATCGTTTTCTCTAACGACACGCTCGACGTCCATTGTTGCCTGATGATTGGAAATGTCAATTCCTCTGATTCCCATTTTTGCCTCCCTATCGATTATGACATAGATAGGGGTATATTGCAAACAAATTCTGTGTATTTTTATAAAGCACTTGAAAATACCGAAAGCCAGACATATTTCAGTCTGGCTTTCGTCCTAAAGTAGCGAAATATACACGAAGGTTATTTCTCCCGTCACAAGGGGCCGGTGATTAGATTATATCATCTAATCGGTTTTATATCAATTGGCTCTGAAACCAAATCGACAACTTCACAGCCCATTCCATTATTGGAACTACAAGCTAGATCTTTTGTTCCTGTAACAGCCGCATCAGTTTGTTCATAATGAGAAAGCAAAGACCATTCAAGCTTCTCTGGCATTGTACTTAATGCTTTTTCATATTCTTCCTTATTAACTGGCTGATATGGTGCTTGTTGATACGTGTGATCTGAATAAGGTAAGAAGCTAACACCAGTTACTTCATCGAAGTTTCTGTAAACCCATGCTGCTACATCCAACCATTCATCTTCCTTGACGTTGATAGTAACTGAAGGCTTATGTTCACACCATGAGCGTTGATATGTCAGCCACAATTCAAGATGTTCGATAGCAGTTAGATGTTCTCTAGTCAAGGCACCTTCTGGAGCTTTGATAGGGAATGAGAATACATCTCCAACTTGAGGATTCATTGCATCGTCTTCGCAGGGTACCCCAGAATCACGCAAGAACTGACCCAATGGATCTTTCTTATCAGATCTTACAGTACGAATGTAATATTCTGAATACCAAGGATGAATACCAGATGATGTATTTGTAAGCTGACTTGAATTACCTTCCGGCTTTACACAGGTAACGGCTGTTGATTGAGCAATACCAAGTTTGGTTGCCCACTCTTTGTTTGTTGCAACTGCTGTAGCTTTAAAGTTTTCAAGTCTTTCTGAAAGACCGGCATCTTTTCCATTAAGCAATGTGTTACCAAATATACCAGTCATTGAAACACCTAACAGACGTTCCTCTTCAGTATTCTTTCTCCAGATTGCTCTAAGGCCTTTGAAGTTGGTAAGAGTAGACTGCCAAGTTCCCAATATAGCTGCAAGTCGGACTTTTCTTTCCAAATCGATGTTGTCGTCTTGTCCTGATACTGGAATGGTGGATAAATTACAGAATTGATATGGTCTGAGATTAATTTCTGAACAAGGGTTTGTTCCAAATTCAATTCCGTCAATTTGACGTCTACCAGATCTACCGGCTGCTTTGGCTGCTGCTTCTCTATTGAAAATTCCTCGTTCTCCTGATTTTGAATCATATAGATTAGTCCATTCTTCTAGAAATACACCAAGACTTGGCTTCTTTTCATAAACTGCTGAATTGTTGGCAAGAGCACGTTGATTATTGCTTGTCCACCATTCTCCTACCTTTGATTTTGCTATTTCTGGATCTCTAAGATCTGATAGAGAGATCAAGGCTGAACGTCTTACACCGCCGACTACTACTATTTCAGCTACTTTACAAACAAGATCATGAGCTTCCATTGTTGTAATTCTTCTACCGGCTGCTTTTGTAAAAAGACGTGTGGTAAATTCGAATAGATTAACCAAGGGATCTGGTCCACTGGCACGACCACCAAAAGTCTTTAATCTAGCACCTTTTTCACGTACTTTTGAAACATCCCATTTTGCAATATTACCTGCGTAAAGCATAGCAATTAATTCCTTGAACGCTTTCTGCCAACCTTCTTTTGAATCTTCTACAACGATTAATGTTGAAGTTTTTTCAAATTCATCAGCAATAACAGGAAGCTTTTCTACATATTTTGACTCAACACTGAATCCTACCCCGGTTCCATGCATCAAGACATAAAGTATTTCATCAAATGCTCTTGGTGAATCAACGGGGATGTATGAACAGTTATAGGCAGCGATATGATTCTTTTTTAGTGCCGGACCGGCGGTCATAAGCGCACGCATACTTGGAAGAACTTCCATTGTAGCGATAGCCGAGCGCATTTCACTGTATTCTGCTTCAGTCAATTCATAGTCGTTATTAGTGCGCAAATGTTCACGCATAAAATTCATGTATCTGTCGACTGTTTCCAGCCAAGTTTCTCTTCTCCCAAGTTCATCATTCCATCTAGCATATTTTGATGTCGCGATGAATTGTTGGTATCCATTATCGATATAACCATCTTTGTCAATCTTAGCCATAAATGTTAACTCCTCTCCTTTTAGATAAAAATAGACAGGTAGCCTTTTAGCTACCTGTCCGTCAGCTATAGTTTTTCAAATATTCAGAAGCCATAAGAAGACGTTCAATATCGTCTTCCATAAGACCGATCGATGTGTTGCAATAGCCACAAAGTAATTTTCTAACGCATTCCCCGCATGATCTTTCAGTTGGGCAACAAGCGTGATCGTGGTCTACTACTAAAACTCCAACATCCTCGGGAGATCTAAAGCATATTGCGCAGGCGTTGCCTTGTAAGATAAGTAACTCGTTATATTTCTTCTGAGTTATGCCATATCTATATTCAAGCTTCATGCCTTTGGAACATTCTTTACATTCCTTGCGTTTTTTATTGAAGTTCTCTAATGTTAAATTCCTTTCACAGAGATAACATTGCTTCATGTTTCATTATACCATTCTGCTTATATACTTAAGCGATCGGAAATATTTCTAAAACTTTTTTCGGTCAATTTAAGCCAATCATATTCATTATGAATATCGAAAGATTGCTGATGATATGTCTTGGCTAGCTCTTCATAGTTATCATACACATAGCGATAGAGATCTACCAAATGGTCAAAGTCAGGCTTGACTACTTTACCGGGGTGTACCTGTGGCCAAGGGCTCGTTACATATGCACTATTTAGCGATAGAGGCCCTAAATAATTGTTGTAGTGTGCCCATTCCCCTGTACTTATTACGGGCATCCCAGTAGCCAATCCTTGCAATGCCGGGAAGCCGAAACCCTCACCGTAGCTTGGACTTACCAACACATGAGACTGATGATACAAAGACACCATTTGTTCAATTTCGTATGTGTTGGTAATCACACGCACATTACCATCAGGCACACCTACGATGGAACCCATTCTGTCATATTTTCTGACATATGATGATCGTTTGGCTTTAAGAATTAATTCTACATCGGTGGAGTCACCAAAAGCAGCCTTAAAAGCATCAAAGGCTATCTGACCACCTTTTCTTACCGCCGGTTCTCCATCATGAAGAAATCTCAGCTTATCCGATCGGATACGTTTACGTGGCTTCCACATTGGATCAATTCCATGCGGATATACATTACTTACTTTAAAACCATTATCTTCTACAATCTGTTTACACCAATTAGAAGCAGTCCAGATTTCATCTACTTCTTCTAATATCTCTTTCCAACCTTCTGGAAACTCAGTTGATTCCCAAACCAATAAGTGTATTTTATGTTGATTAGGTCTAATGAAATCTGCATAAAATGTCGGAAAAGAAAAGAATAATTGTAATGGACTTGATGGAGAATTAAACTTCACATCATGTCCCAGTTTTTGTAACGATGTTATTATGTTATAGCTTGCTATACCATAACCACCGTTCAAATTTAAATCACCTTCATTGCAATAAAAGCTCATATCCATGCTTGTGCTACCTAGGTCCCTTGTGTTATAGTATTACTTGTACAGAGAATATCTGTATGGAAAGATCATAGCACATCAGAGGTCAGCTTGACTAGGTCGCGGTCTCTGTGTTAGGATACTTCCGGGTTGACTCGACAGACATACCCGGACCTTAGATTTGAAGGCCCCTAGAGAGAAGTCGAGTCCTCTCTAGGGGTTTTTCTTTGCCCCTGTATGGTGTATTCAGGGAGCAACCGGGGTAGGGAGACAACTGGGTATTGAGTAATGGCTGGTCGGGAGATTAACCCATTATTCTTTATCAAAAGGGTCCTACATAAGCCAAGAGATATAAGGGTGTTCGGGAAACAGGTCTGGATCGTACCATTGACGGATCATCCGTTGAGGCTGAGATACTGTCTCTATGGGTTAAACTATGTTTAAAATACCTATTATAAGTTAATATATCTTCTTAAAAAGATCAAGGAATTCATGATCATCTAAGGGCCTTCGGCCCCAACACAATCTTTCTCCTTGACTTTGAAAAGAAAATAAGGCTAGTCTGTGAACGAAGTGAACAGACCCGAACGAAGTGAGGATAATAATAAACATTATAATTAAATGCTCTAGATGTAAAAAACAAGTTGGCAAGAATTTTGTCTTTTTGGAAGAAGATAATTTACTTTTACATCCAAAATGTTTACTGCATCATAATAGAGATATAAGAAATAAAGATCTATATAATAGAAGAAAATATGCTATTAAAAATGCATTTTCTGCTGGAACTGGAAGTAAGAAATGAGAACATCAATACCAAAGCAAAATCTAATTACCTTGATTGATTTACTCAAGGATTTTGAAGCAATGTGTATGGAACGTAATATTAGATTCAATCAATATACAGCAGATCAAATGATGGATTTTCTTCGTCTTTATAAGTCATATAGAGCTGGTATTATTGATCCGCCGCCATATTAAGGAATAATATGGAACATAATTGTGAAACACCAGACGAAAAAGACTTTGAAGAAAATGATCTATGGATTTGTGGTGAATGCAATATTATATGGGGACTGAGGTATATCTGTATATCAGGTCCGAAGTATGTATGGATGACTGCTGACGACAGATGGGATCGTTGATGAGAGCTAGAGACAGATGGTACGCAGGCTTTTGCTACGTATGCTACAGATCTATCTTTGTGGGCTCTGATGGTGTAGAGTTTTACCGCAAGGGTGGTCCACACCACCATAAAAAGCCTTATAAATTATTCGATACTCCTGAAGATCAACAAAGAGAAATCGATCATGGGCATCGTGGATGGATGAATTAAATGTACAGAGCAGTATATAAAGATTCAAGAAAGTTTAATCCTCATAGATTCAAAGAAGAAGAGGTTATGGGTTATTTTAAATCCGTAGCTGAATTCAAAAAGGCAGTATTAAGTCGTTGGAAATATAGATACAGAGATGTACCGGTTTTCTACAGAGAAAATAATAAAGTAATAGTGAAATTCGAAAATGAATATGGTCATATGTCATCAAATGATATTATCGAATTAATTAAGATCAAAGAAACAGGATGGTTGCAATGACAGTAAGAAAATTTGTAGCAAAACCTATCAAACTTACCGGCTTTTTATGGACCGGAACATCAATTGAAGAATTCAAAGAAGTAAGCAAATGGCTTAATCCTATGCGGGAATGTCGTGCCAGCTTTGATCACGCATCTATTTCCAGCAGAATGATTCTGGAAGTACTTGTTCCTGATACAAATGAGTGGACCAAGGTTCCTTCTGGTTGGTTTATCATGAAAGAAGATGGCCCTGAAGGTGATGTCTTCATGACAGATAAAGACACAATGCATCGTTTGTATGAACAAACAGATCCGAGTCCACTTGTTGAAGCATATAAGTCATATGCAAATCCTCGCAGATTGGTTGATGGCAACTTTGAAATTGGTTAATCTTACTCCCCACCCGGTGCAAATCGTGGGGTTAGACAAAAAAGTTACTATCTTGCCTGCGTGTCCTACACCTGTTAGGCTACACGAACACGCAGAACGAGTGAAGATCCTTGACTATCAAGGTGCAGAAATCACAATCTCAGCCGTTGAATATACTCATGCATACAATCTACCCAGAGAATTAAAAGACACGCTCTATGTCGTCTCACAGATGGTAGCACAGGCTTATCCAGAGCGAGACGACCTGGTTTTCCCATATGATATCGTGAGGAATGAAGATGGCAGCATTTTTGCTTGTAGACAATTAGGGAGATGGATTGAATGACAGAATTACTTAATTATCTTAGAAGTTATGCTAGTGGTAGGAATTATATCGCTGAGGATGCTCTTTATGGTGCTCAAGAGAATGGTTTGATCAATGATTTCACTTTTATTGAAAGTGAAATTGGCGACGAGATGAGTTGGGGATTCATTCAGCATTATATTTTCAAGATTAATGATGATTTTCATATTGAACTTGAAGTTTATATTATGACTGGTGATGACGGTGATAATGAATTTTATGACGTGTCTCTAGTCAAGCCTATTGAAGTTCTAGTAACAAAATGGGTTCCTGCATGATCAATCCAGATGATAAGTATTGGGTGGAATGTCAGGATTGCGGGGAGAGAATCGTAAAACTCTCCCACGTACAATATATTGATATGACTTTCAATCCATATAATTATATTATGTTTTGTCGTCAGTGTAGAATCAATCTACCTGTTGATTCGGAGTTTAGAGTATGATAGATTTTAATCAAGAAGTATATGATGCTTTAATAGATGGTCTTTTTGATCACCTGGAAAAACCGGAGGATTTTAGCGATCTATTAATGGAAAGATATAGACATGGGCATACCAGTATTTATTTTTACCTAAACGCTATTACTGAATTAGAAAATAATTATGGCGATAAGTCATATAGACAATACGATGCTTGGTTCAAAGCATTGGATAAAGCATGGGACGCAGCTTCCGACTATTATTGGAGAGATTTAGATGACTGAACAAGAGCTACAAGAACTTCGTGAATATTATGAAACACACGACACTTCGGCTGAAATGGAAGATGGTCAATGGGTTGAAACAGTAATGCCTCCCGGTGTTGTAAAACATTATGTGGAAAATCTCGGCGGATTAGGCGACAGCTACGATGATTATAGAATTGATCATGCAAGCTGGATTATAAGTAAAATGTTTGATCTGTTTTCTAAGCGTACTTGGGTTGATATTCATGATTTTAATAAGGTTGTAGATGATGTTGTTGGAGAAAACTATAATGATCGTTATTGGGACGGTAACTGGTGAGAGATCTAGAAGAAGAAATGTTCCATTTAATTCGTAGCGTTGTGTTCGCCGGGGCTCACGATGAAGCTGTATATTATGAAGGCGAAATAGGAGAAGCTGCTAGACTCATTGCAGGATTTGTTGAGGAGAATTATGTTATGAAACACACGTGTGATAAATTATGTAGTATGTATGGATGTCCTAATGATCCTGATTGGAAAGGTGATCTTAAATGAGTAATGAGTCAGATTTATCAAGTTTTGTAGAAGAGCAACTAGATGATCTTTATATCGATGATCTAGATCTAATATGGGGTCCAGTTATTGAAGGAAGAGCCAATGCTCTACACAATATTATAGAATACGTAAAGGAGCATTACATTGCAAAAGATTGATGTGTTAGATCACGGCTATGTGCGTCTTGTAGACCATATGGGATCAGATTTGTCGATCACCAATGCAGCTAGAGTATCTTACGATAAAGAATCTTTAGAATTTAACCAAAAAGACGATAAACTTATTAACTTCTTATGGAAAAATAACCACACTGCACCGTTTAGACATGCGGTTATTACATTTGAAGCCTATGCTCCATTGATGATCGCTCGTCAATGGTTTAAATATTCAGTTGCTAGTGCGCATCTTGACGATCAGCAGGGCTGGAACGAAAGCAGTCGCAGATACGTTACAGAAGAGCCGACTTTTTATATTCCATCCAAGAACGAATGGCGTGAAGCACCGGCTAATTCCAAGCAGGGCTCAGGTGAACAAGTAGATCCAAGAATGGGTGAAATTTTTACTCAAGAACTTGATAGATTTATTGAAGAAGGCTTGAGTAATTACAATAGATTGATGGAAATGGGTGTTTGTGCCGAACAAGCTAGACTTTTTCTACCAGCTTATGGTATGTATGTAAGATGGCGATGGACTACTTCGCTTTCCGGCGTTTTACATCTTCTGAATGAACGCTTAGAGCATGATGCACAGTTTGAGTTTCAACAGTTTGCCAAAGCGGTCAGAGATCTAACACAACCGCTATTCCCATCAACATTTAAGGCGGTTTTCAATGGCTAAATTCAAAGCAGATATCTATTTTGAAGATGTTTATGTAAAAACAGTGTTCGTAGAAGCTGATGATGAGTATTCTGCACTGGATGATCTTGTAGAAGAGCACTATAAAAGTGTGACCTATGACATTGAGGAGCTTGACTCTGAACGTTGAGCGGTGTACGCTTGATGGATGAGTGAACTAAAAGATCCAGAGGTTCCGGACACAAATCAAATGCTCTATCTACTTTTGATTCAAAGTATGCGTAACTATGACGTAATGATGCACATTTTAGCGCATTTTGATGAAGAAGTAGCTACAGAATTAGGTACACGTCATGAAAATCATGAAGTATTGTGTCCGCTTCCTTATATTATCGAACCGGAGTAATAATGCTAGAACCAGAACATGATAAAAGAGTCAGAGACAGTGATGGCTATAGATGGTATTGGGATGAACCTAATGATGGTTGGTCCTTGAGTCATTTTGAATATATTTTAGCTTATGTTGGTTTACAGTGGTCAAAGGTCGTCAAAGAATATGGCCCAATGAGATTGGACATTTAATGGAAATTATTGCGGAATATGATGACGCTTATGAAAACATCATTGGCGTATATTTTTATGGACCACTGCCGGATGAGATGGAAATCGCGGAAGAAGTCCTTGATGATAGTAAATTTGTATCTATTGTCAGAGATAATGTTCTTATTTTCCACACTCTTGAAGGTGATGTAGAGTACGTTATCGTTAATTACGATTTACCATCAGCACTTTATACAGCCGAATTTGTAGAGGATAGAAGAAATGAAGTATGATCAGGCATTAAAGCATTGGGGTCGTAACAGATTGAAGTATCTTTTGCGTAAGAACGAGTATATTAATGCTGATGATGTCAATGTAACCATGAATTTCAATGAAGGTTACATGTGTTGTAACGGTAAAGACCCTGATTGTTATTGTTGCTTTGCCGAAAGTCCATCAGCTAACGTTCTTATTACTTCACGGAGCAACAAGGGCAGAAGTCTTAGCACGGAAATTAGTTATGAAGACTTTGATTTTGCTGAAATCCTCAAGGAAATTGTCGAAGCCGCTAATGGTGTTGTGACTAATGAGTGAATATGGCTACGCTTGCTCTACACATTGTTGTAAGTGGCATGGATGTAAATATGGATATGGCAAACATAACTCTAATACGAATAAGCTCTGTGCCGTTATAGACGGCGGGGTGGAGCAAGAATATCCATGTGAATATTGTTCTATGGATTGGGAAGAATTTATCAAGTCTTCAGGATTTGATCCAGAATGGATTGCTTATATTCAAAAATGGGAATCTGAAGGCGGTCATCTATGACTAAAATTATAGTTCGTAGCGTATATAACAGCAAACCTAAAGGTGCCGTTATTAATATAACAACATCAGGTGTAGGTTTAGGTCGTGAATTCAGTCCTATGCTTTTAGGTCCTGTTTCGGTATATCAAGGTAAAAATACCCCGCCGAAAATTGCTAAAAATGTCGAAAATGGCTGGCAGTATTCCAAAGTTTATGCACATCATGATGATAATGGCAAGCCTAATGCTGAATGGTATGAATGGCGAGATGAAGGTTTTTCCAATAAATGGGCTTGTAGATATCCGATGGGACGTGGAGCTATACCATTATATTCATGGATTGGTAAGCCAATCGATTATATCGAAGCACGTAAAACTATCTATGTTCCATCATATAAAATGGCTGTTCATAAATTAGATGAGCTTTTTAACAATTTTCTATATTTTGTAGATAGCGAAGAGCTTGTTACATTATTGGATTATGATGTTTACCCCGGCGATACCGCCGATGATTTGACTTTTCAAGAGATTTTGAATAACCCTAAAGTAAAAATGGGCCATGCTTATGTGCTGGCTGACATGTTGAGAGGAGCATTGGATGCGCGACAAAGATTACAATAGAATTTTTCAAACAATGGCTACTATTTTAGATCATGGTGAGTATATTTTACGTCAAACAGCACGTAAAATGGAAAAAGAAGTAAGCCCATTGGTTGAATCAGTTTTAAAAAGAACCGGTAACTGGGAAGAAGATTACCCAGAGTTTTATAAGCTTATTTTTGATAATGAACCTACGGAGACAGAGAAAATGAAAAGATTTTATTTAGAACGATCAGAGGATGTTTCTGGTGTTTCAGGCACCGGTAGAATCACTGAAGGAATTCAGTGGTCTGATGGAAGTGTTGCTGTTAGATGGCCTACTAAAAATGGTCTACCTGGTACCGGCGGAACATATGATGATATTGAATCAGTCATTAGAATTCATGGACATGGCGAACTGACAAAGATTGTATGGGTTGACTAATGCGTAGAATCTTCTATGATTGGGAATTTGATGAAGACGGTGAAACCGTAAAGCCTATTTCTATAGGTATGGTAGATGAAAATGATCGTGAACTATATATGATCAACAAAGATTATATTGACGCAGTACAATCAGGTGAATATGAGCCTAGTCAATGGTTGCAAGATAATGTGCTAAAGCACATCAGCGAAAACGATTATATCGACTATGCTATTCCGTTCGAGTACTTCGCTCCGATCATGCTTGACTTTGTGTCGGATGGTGGTAGGATCTTGTCAAGAGACGACGTACAGCTCTGGGCCTACTATGCGGCGTATGACCATGTGCGCCTAGCTCAGTGTTGGGGTCCTATGATGAATTTGCCGGAACCTATTCCTATGTTTACCCACGAGATTCAACAATATATTGAAGATAATATGAGGCCTGGGATCTATCTAGGTTTTGGTCCTGAGATTGAGCATCACCCTCTTTATGATGCCAAATGGAATAAGAAAGTATTCGAGTGCCTAAGATAACTTTTCATGGTGGCCGACTGAATAATAAAAAGATGTTTGTTGAGCCATTACAGTCTACTTATTATCACAGTTATATAAAACCAAGCAGTCCTAATGTTAATTTTCATGACTCATTTATGAATTCATTTACTAGGATCGATGAAATATATAGGCTGACAAAAGTTGGTTGTCCTGTAGGTAATAAATATGTTATAAGAATTGGCTACCTGAAAGAAGGCAGCAAAACTAAACCAGAAACTATTTGGAAGCGAGGCTTATTCTACAGTGAACGAGAATGCTATACCGATTACCAAACTGGTCAAAGCTACGCCGTATAATCATGAGTTGTATGAGCTTTTGACTGATATCCTTCATGCTCTACCGGCCGAACTAGGCGGGGTTTGGATCAGAGAGAAATGGCTGAAGCCAGAAAAGCCTTTACCGCTGGTAGATCCAAGTGATGAAGTATTTATGAATGATTTTGAATATGTAGAAGAAAATGACTAGTTTTGTATTAATAGCTTGGATTGTTGTTATCGGTGGTCTATTGGCCACCGATCTCATTTTTCATTATATGAATAGGAAAGATAATGGCTGATATTAAAGTAGTTATGCTTGACCAGGCGATTGATGAGATCGCCGATGTCGTATATTTTATTAATCGAGCACTGAGTGCGCTTAATGGCTTGAAAACTTATGGTGCTATTCATGTGCGCAAGCAGCTTGAAGATATGCTAGAAGAGACAATGTACATGCGACCTCTATTGGGTCAAGATAGACAGAAGATTGAAAATGCTTCTACTGATTGATGTAGACGGGCCATTAAATCCATATGCGGCTAAACCCACCAGACGACCAGCAGGCTATGATACTTATAGATTAGCCCCGCTTGGTATTCCGAAAGATAAACCTTTGCGTGTTTGGCTTAATAAAGATCATGGACCGATGTTGTTAAATTTCGCGGCGGAAAGTGATTGCAAGCTTGTGTGGTGTACAACATGGGAAGATGATGCCAATAGCATGATTGCCCCCTTGATTGGACTACCGGAACTTCCAGTTATTAATTTCGGATGGACAGCACATAAATGGAAATATAACGCGGTACTTGATTATTGCGCCGGTGAACAGTTTGTGTGGTTTGATGATGACTTCAACAAGTATAAAAAAGAACTAAGATGGTTCGAATCTCAACGTAAAGAACCATGTTCTTTACAATGGATTGATCCTAAGCTGGGTATTACAGCAAAAGATCTTATCAAAACAAAGGAGTGGATGGATGAGCAAAGATCTGGATAAAGCGGTCTCAGATGCTGAAACCCAAGTGCTCAAAGCACAACGTGAAGAAACAGCGGCATTGAAATCAAAAGATCAAGCTAGAATAAGTGCCGCTAAACTCGCGGTGAAGAAAACAAAAAGACAATTAAATAAAGCCAGAACAGCAAGAGTCAGAGCGGAAGCAGCTTTGGCCAGACGATCAAAGGGAAGATAGATGCCAGAATCATTGGAACAATGGAATAGCAGACGCTCTAGTGAGCTGAGAAATATTGAACAACAGCGAAAGATAGCCTTTGCCGCACAAATGTTGAAAAATACTGCCGAAGCGGCATTGAGCAATGTAAGAAATAGCAAGAACTCTACGACGGCCAAAAAACTAAAGTGCATCAAGAATATTAAAGATGCCAAAAAGGCTATCAAAAAGGCCGAAGCCAGCATTGTAAAATCAGTGCGTGAGTTAGAAAAGATCAATAAACAGAAACCTTCAGGCTAGAGTACAATATAGTCAAGGAGGTGACAATATGCAAAGAATGACAGTTTTAAAGCTTACGGATATATTTACACAATATGGTGTAACAGAACCGGTGGAAGATTTTGTTTGTGAATCAGAAACCTATGTTTACGCCGGGAGAAGATGGTTCAGTATTTATCTTTATCATCTACCATCATCAAGACAAGCAAGTAAATCCATAGTACCTTATAGAGATAAAGATGTAGAATACACAATCAACGAACTAGTCTATCAAGCAATACCAAGAGATGAACAAGCATACTTGGATAGATTTCAAACATATTTCAGCGAAGTAATACTACCACCAGAGGAATAATGACTACAAAAAGACAACATGATTATATAGTGACATTGGAAGAAGATGCTTTAAATCTAGCCAAAGCACAATTGATTATGGTTGAAAAATATCATAGTGACGATAAAGAAAAAATCGCGGCGGCTAAAAAGCAGGTCAAAGATAGATCAGCAGCTCTCAGAACAGCAAAGAAAAACAGAGATGATCATATTAAACGTGCGAATAAAAGATAGATTGGTGTGGGCGCAGAGATTAAATATTTATGCCTTTCAAGATCAACTATTTTCAAATCTCAATTTTTGAATATTTTTTATAAGATATATGATGTAGCAATCTAAAAGAAAAACAATTCGATATAGAGCGCACAGAATAGGCAAAATAAAACCTTATGATCGCTTGTCAAAATATCGCCACGTTTTGACTTTTAAAATGCGCTTAAAATGAATTTGGTGTAATGCCTATTGGATTTAATAGGCATTACCCATCAATGTATTGTGTGAGTGTAAACATTGAATGGTTTGTTTCTAGTACATCTTAGTGTTATCACACCTTTCATTGTAAGTAATGTAATAAGAACATATTCTCTAGTGGAATTCAGCCGGGGAAGGGATATGACCCTTGACATACCATATGGTAATGGTAATTCAATTACATTATCCACTATCAATAGCTCAACACATACACACATCAGTGCATCACTACCACATGGCACTATCATGCAGCCTCACAGCCTCTACCTACCATGATCATTAGCCTACCCTAGGTCCCACTACCCCACTATCAATAACGTTGTCACACATCCACGTCAGGGCATCGTAATAGGCGTTCTCTAGTAGCTCAATGGTGTCAGGGTAGTGCAGTACCCACCATGCCATAGACCCCCAATAGTCCGTCATAGAGGCGTTTAGTTTATATCCGTACCCCATTGCATGGGTAATATAAATACATTGGCGAATAACGCGGGTGGCAGTAGTAGAACTAACCTTGATATCAATTGATTCATCTACATAGCTCATATACACCCCTTACCATGTGAATCCACCACTATCACTACTCTTATCTTTGTAGTCTGCTATTTCCCCTTTATCAATCATAGCCCTTATGTATTCACTAAGCTTCATATCTTTACTATTAGCCCGCTTTGTTATGCCTTCCCATTCTTTATTAGTAAAGCGAATGGTGTATCGTATGTCTTTATTCATTCAATCATTATATATCATTGTCTGACATTTGTCACATAGCAGGTCAGAGCATGTATTGTACCTATCTTATTGTTTATTTAATGTAATATGGCGGGGTAAAGTAATGGATATACCCTTGATTATTCTAGTGCTACTACTACAAAACTACCAAATACATAGAGAATAACAACAAATGCGAACAATGTAACCATACTAATACAGATAATAGGCAACATAGCAGCCCCTACTACCATATACCTATATACAGTCTTACCTATATCAACGGCATTATGCCTACTACTATGTTCAATAGCTGAATTCACCATAATGCCCCTTATGCTAGAATGCTGAAAATGCTAAACCGTAGAAAATTCGGCAAAAAACAACTATTTCCGTTGATTATCCTGTAAATTAGCCCTTTTTCCGTTGAAAAAACTAAAATAACCGCTTAAAACGGTTACTATTATTTCTCTTTTTCTTTAATTCAATACAGTCTTGTATCTAATTCCAACCCCTAGGCAGACTATTATTAAACCTCCAGCAGCATCAAATCAAAGATACTTGGATACATTACTTGCAATACATCACTACCTTTCTTTAGAACTACTACCTCTTTTCCACTCACCCCGGCGAAAATCCATTTATTTCCATTGTAATCCTTGATTGGATCACCATACTTAATCTCAATAAATGATTCGATGCTTACTGCTCGCATTATTACCCCTTGCTTGTTTGGCATCACTGATGACACAGCAAATAAAACCTACGGGTAGTGCTACTACGCCAACTGTGGAAATGGATACAAAACACCAACCCACCAATAGATAGATAACATCCAGCATTGCATTTATCCCCTTAAGTTTGAGTGTTTATGCCTATGCATCACATTTATCTACCCGGCACTTTTAGCGTTTTTGGCGTTTACCGGCGCTAAATGTGATGCATACGCGCTAACTACTCAATCATTGCCATAGATGGCATTTGCATCGATGTCACGCGTACCGAGTTCTAGAATTGCGTGAAACGTCTGTACGGCATGTGCCCAACTCAATTCGCACGTGTCTTGCACCCTTTGACTGCACAAGGCTGCATTGATCAGTCGTGCGTCATCGACACCGTATGACTTGAGAATGGCATTAATTTCTTTGCCTTCCCAGTTGTCTGCCAGCGTCTCCAGAGACATCCCTAGATCCGTCATGACATGCCCGTAGAGACAACCACCAACCAAAGTGCAAGTGTCAAAATCCCATTCGACATACTTGCACTCTGACCCCGGCATTTCATAGACCGTAGAGCCATGATGCTTAGCATAGACGTCCAAAGCATCACCGATTGATTCACGCGTCAGGTTCATATTGATCCTTAAGGCTTATGTTCGTTTTCACCATTGGGACACATGAAATCGTCAGTAACATCCCACCAAAGCCCCCGGTAAAATTCAATGATGCAACTACAGTGAACACAATAGGTGCACATTGTCACCCCTCGTAAAAGGTTACAAATTGGTCGCCCAATTCGATTACCGGAATGTCTTGCAAAAGATTGTCGGCACTCGACTTCCAATCAATTTCCACCCAACTGGGCATATGGAAAGGATTGAATTCATCGTCGACATCGGCGAAATTGCGTGCGTAGCTCTCGCGATCAGCCCAGCACACCACATTCATATCCTTTAGAACCTTATCCAGGTCCCAATGATCGTAGCTTTCGGGATTGATATAGTTACCATCCACCAACGCGCGCAGAATCGTTGAGATGTCAGCCCGATCAAGCCCTTGACTACCCAAGTGTTGCAAGTGGTCATCCTGAAAAGCGATATTGCAGGCCAACCACTTACCGAGTTGCTTGGAATTCATGCGTTCACCAGTCCAATTGCCGATACCCAGTTGTCATGGTCGCATTCACACAGATAAGCAATTTGCATGTAATTGCCCACATTGATATATGCGGTATTGGGTGCACTCAACAGGAAATCACTCAACCCGTTGTAAACAATGTCACCAATACGGCTAGTGGTAATACGCGCATCTGGGTTGGTCTTCAAAATGGCGTACATGACATCGTAATGGGCGTGCCAGCATGGCGCAGCGCACAACCGACCACTAGCCGCACGCCTGGCACCCTTGGCACGTGAGCTATGAACACCCAACGTGATACGGCACCGTTCACCGTTGCGGGTGTCCAGACTGGTCGCTGCCTTGACGTACAGGTTCCGGTCATAGTGGGCATTACCAACCCGAATCAGTTGCTCACGGGCCGTTTGAGCGCCGACGCCGAAAATGTGCACTAGTCCTCCCCATCCACACCGGTACCCAAGGTGTAAAGCCGTTCACCGTTGTCATGCCTGGCGTTCCAATCACTACACACCATTTGCGCAGCGATGCCATTGAGAAAGGTTGCTACTTCCCTTCCCCCATGATGCATATCATAAACAACGGTACGCGTTTCGTTACCAATGTAATCCCACACAAACCGCTGATACGGCTTATCGCCAACCGGTTCCAAAAGCTTTTCAATTTCAGCAATGTCAAGCATTGAATCCCCTAATCGTAATAGCCGTCGCTGATACCGCATGAAACGGGTTCAGTATCCCATTCACAATTGAAAGGCCACGCAACGGCACGCATACGCCTTTCATTCACCAAATCACGGAATCGAATGGTAGAGCGCGGCACCTCAATAATGCGACCCTTCCAATAATCAGGGTAACCAGCAGTCATGACAACACGCACACTATCTCTACGCTCATCAAAATACTGACAACCCTTACCAATCACCTTTGCTTTCATCAGTGAGTGAAAGGCAAACTCAAGCGTGATCAAATCACCGGGCTTAAGCGTGCGCTTTTCCACCTTGACTTTAGTGGTCATTCAATCCCCTAAACGCACATCAAAGCGGCTTCAATAATAGCCGCCAGGGCTGATTCCATTGAATCGAATTCCTGGTTTCGCCAGTGGTCATAGCCGTAACCGAATGATTCGGTAATGTCATCGGCTTGCCACCAACCAAAACCGGCGGGAATAAAAGACATGATGTGACCATCAATTTCATGCCAAATGATTGCACAATCGGCATCACCTTCCGCATGAATACTACCGCTAATATCCGTTTCACCATTGTAAAAGTGAAAGTAATATCCGTTATGCATTTTACTCCCTAGTAAAGTATTCCCAAAGATCAAAAGCCACCTGGTGATGTGACTTGGCTGTATTGGTGACATAGTCACTACCACTAGTCGTCCATACACCATGCACAATCACCCGGTAAAACCAATTGCCGATATACTTCCTACCAATAGTTCCCCCGCCGACCTTTTCGATTTCCACCCGAATTCCATCATGTTCATAATAGGATTCGGGTGTGAAATTATCCATGCTAAAAACCGGCATGTCCATGAACATTGAATTACCTCCGCTAATCAGTCGGATATCTAGCAAGGCATTAGTACGCATCGCGCAGCACTAATGCCAAGCTAACTAACCTCTAATTAAAACGGTCTAGCAGACGTCAGACCAGAACAGCAGCGCGGGTCTCACTGTCGTCAGTCTCAGACTCACCAGCAGCGATGGCCGCAGTGATCTGCTCGTCGGTAGCGTGCTCACCCTCGGCCAGTACCGCGCCAACCAAGCATCCGGTCGAATCGGCGGATTCATCGGACTTGACCTCAACCACCGGAACGGGAGTCTGGTCTACCTCGCTCACCGTGCCAGCCAGCATGGCCGTAGTGATGTCCTCAGACTGCGCATTGGCGAACGTGTGCCCCGCCGTGGTCAGCTTGTCCAACGTCGTCTCAAGCTTGGCAGCAAGCGCCACCATGACGCGCTTGGGACCAATTCGCCCTGCCTTTTCGCCCGTGTGCTTACGGACATCGGCCAGCGTGACCGTAGCCGTCTGAATCGGACCCGTTCCGCCGTTGGCGTGCACCTTGCGGTAGCTCACGTTCCACACGGTCTCTACGCTCTTATCCTTGGGAACACTAGTCGTGCCGCCCAGCGCAACCGAATTGTTGAAAAGGTCAGTGGGCACAATGGCCCAATTCAGCCGCAGAACGTGCTGAGCAAGGGCCTTGAACGGCAGGCGACCAGCAGCCTTAACGGGAATGCCAAAGAACTTCGCAGCCACACGGAAATCGTCCGCATTCTCGATACGCACGGAGCGCGCATCCTTGTCATAAACAAGCGGCTTGACAACGGTGGCAGTCTCAGTGTTAACGATATCGGTCATTTTCTTTACCCCTTTTGGGTTAAGGGGGCACCGATTTGTTTTGATCGGTGCCCCTATCTATTGGTTTGGTTTAAAGCGACTATCAGGCGAAAACGTGGGAGTTGCTGTAGATCACGGGCTTGCGGTTGCCGTTGACGTCGTTCACCAGGAACCAACGGGCGCCCTTGACGGGGTAGACCGCGAACACCTTGCGTCGGATACCGGCAACGGTGATGAACTTACCGGCAGTGACGTTGAGCACCGACATTTGAAACCCCTTAGGTAGAAAGAATAGAATATTGCTTGAGCGTAATCAGAGTGCACATTGCAATAAGCACAAAGAAAAGGAAATATACTAGTGAATACTTTCGAATGTGCCTCCCTATTCGATAAATCATGTCATCAGTTCACAGTCACCAGGGAAAGAAACAGACCGTAAACAATGGTGAGAATGAGCATGGTCACCCAATATGGTCCGGCAAGCTTCCAAGCGAACATTGCCGTAGTGAACATCATGGTTGACAACAGAACCAACGCACGCGGGTTGATATTCATTTAAGCCTCACCGTAGTAATTGGGCAATGGGAATGGGTAATCCCACTGATTCAGCAACCACGTTCGCAGAATCCATGCCGTTCTGCCATTGCCATCAATGAAAGGATGAATGTCAAGAAAGTTCTTAATCCATCCGTCTACAGTCGAGTCAATAACGTTTGCGTCATCGGGATGGCTAGACCCAATGAATTTGACCAATGCGAACATAGAACGCATTGCGTTTGGGATAATGCTGTGATGCGGAGCAACCGTCATGTTCGGAAACGTGACTGGAGTATGACGGTAGTCAATCAGATCAAGGCCATTCACACGGGCAGCAATGGCCAACACGTCCAATTCTTGCAACGTGCCATATGCGGACATGTGAGACGCCAACTCATAAGCCTTAAGCAAGTCAGCGAACCCCTTGATGCCAACCTTTTGCCTGATTGCCTCATCTGCCGCGATGGCCGCAACACGTGCCAGATTCATTATCTCCCCTAACAGACGAAATAAGGCTGAACAATGGCCAATGCTTCCCTAAGCCCCAGGCCGTTGAATCGCTCACGGGTCAGCTTGATCATTTGAATCTTACTGATTTCACCCCGTTCGTTCATCAGATATTCCTTAACCCACTCGTCAACCTTTTGCATATCGATGGGCTCAGGCGTTCGTGAGGGGCGATTCACCGTGTAAGAATAGAGACTGCCGTTCTTTTCGACATCCCACACGGTGATCGTTCGATATTCCTTTTCAGCCTCACAAACCTTATCGAATTCAGCCCAAAGGGGAATGTTTTCCGTGTCAGCCACCCGAATGGACTTAGTGTGACCAGTCTCGGGAGCAGTGATCACCAACAGATACATGACAATCCTTTGCTATCGGGTGACCCTGCCACTAATGGTCACAATGGGAGTTCCGGCCAGACCAATCGGATCGATATCAACTCGATCAATGGCAATCAACGTGTTGCGCACCAAAAAGTTAGTGTGCATGGCGGGAACAAAAGGAAAGTCCGCGTATTCCTTTGTTTCGACGATTCCATCATTGCTCACGACGTTCGCAATCAAGATGAACATTGGCCGCTCATTTCGTCTGTAACAAGATCAAATGGTCTCGGGTAGGGTACGTGCACCCTAGGCGCGTCTAGAGGCTGTGTGGAGTCTCTAGGGCACCTTAAGCCATACACGTCAGTCACCAGCGCGGACCAACTTTGCGATTACATCAGGGTCAATCCATTCGGCCATATTGGCATCGGCTTTATAGATCGAAACTAGTTCCTCTAGCACTGCCTTTTGTGCGCGTTCAACCACGTGTTCGGTGAGACGCCGCTGATGTTCTCTCGCATCGTCCAATGCGATTTCATACAGTGAGAGATCGTCTCCATTCTCACAAAACCCGCACATGTAATCAGGTCCCCACGGGTCGCCAACAAAATTTCCGTGTCGGCAGTAGTTCCGGGGAATGATGCGTGCCAGTTGGCAGTTATTGTGATGGTCGGTTTCATACGTTGGCACGCTGTAAGGACGCTCGACAAATTCATCATTGTCATTGAGCCGCACGCCGTATCTGACGACAAAACCAGGCTGAACGCAATTTGCGTGCTCATCTTGAATCTTCCGGCGCTTGACCAATTCCAGCGCATAACGCTTGGCAGCGGGAGTCAGCTTAGTCATTTACTCACCCATTCCGGAATATCGTTGTACGCGGCATTGAATTCGTCTTGATAGTGTCCAATCATGCAACCGATGTGCTCAATGAATTCCTCACGTGTTGCAAACGTGGTAGCCGCTCTATTCGGAACCGCCGTAGGATTTTCAACGTAAAACGCTAGCGTCTCTACCCAAGAATCAAGAGAATGTGCAGCGGCATTTAGCTTTTGCACTTTAGCAAGATCCATTGTTACGCCTTTCGTTAAAGCGGGTTTTGTTTATTTGTCCCGCACTTAGCGATACCATAATATAATGATATAACCGCCGCTTGTTTTTATTATCTCCTAAAGGTCGCTTATCAATTGCTTATGTTTCTCTGACTCCCACTCAAGTGGTATCGCCCTAGTGCTAACTGTCAGGTCAATGACCATATTGATAGCGCATTGGACTTTGCGTCTCCACACCGACATTTATATTGTCGCGCAATCGATAACGCCTACGGTGCACACTTTCCAACTCTTTACCGTCATAGAGTATATGCACATGAGCAAGGTAATTGACGGCTCGAATCACGCATACAGCCGTGTCGATTGGGACCGTAGTAGCCAACCTAGTGACCAATGCTATTCGCATTCGGGCTTACACTTGTTTTCCGGGCAAAAGCGCGGGAAGCCGAACTATTTAACAATACCCATTAAGGGTAGCGAGGATAGAGGGACTCGAACCCTCATCTATCTAACATAAGCTATTCATCCCAATTCAATGTGTGGGGATGTATCTTATGCTAGTTATTCTAATCCAATTGAACTATATCCTCTATTTACTTTTTGTTCAGTAGGAGTAACGACGTGATTCTAAGGCATCACACGTCAAACAACGGCAATTCACGTAATAGCCCACCTGGTGATCAGCGGGATACCAACGCCGTGTGTGGTAAAGGTACGTACCCACATATTCGGTCTTATGTCCGTCCCAGTAGGAATTAGCCTTGCAGCGATCAGCAACCACCTGCTTAACACGCTTCAAAGTTGCGCCGGAATCGATCAGATCATCTACAAAAATCCAACGCTTACCGATATACCCTTCCAATTCGGTAGAGGCATGAGAGCTGCCAGGATCTTTGCGAATGATGGCCCAATTGAAATCTGAACCGAATTCCCTGGCCAAAACCGGAATGATCAGTGATCCGGAAAGACCGGTCCCGATCATCGTATCGAATTCCTTATCTGCCAGGAATTCGAAAGCATCATTGAAAAGGTCACCAGGACTCTTGAAAGCCCCTGACATGTAAGAGGTAATGGACCTAAGAGCCATTTACTTTCCTCCAATTTAGCTTTTACATGAGTACGGACCAAAGGAATCGAACCTTTGAATAGGCCATGAACCCTATTAACCATTATCCGTCCGGCGTGTTTAAAGTCGCGCCCGACTTTGTTGCTAGGCCTTGATTTGAGCGTAGGTGTAAAGGAATTCCTCACCGGCTCGCCACCACGGTGATCCGCCATCTTGCACGTTCTGCGCTCGATCAGCAGCGATGCCGATTTCACGACTGAAACCGAACTGCGCCAACACCAGACCAGCACCCTTGCCAGTGTTGGCGTCTACCTCAATGAACCACTCACGTGGCACACCCATCTTGACGAGTACCGTCCCGATCAGACAGCCGTCACACAGGCCACCACCGTCGACATGGTGCACGTAGGCACACCCAATTTCATTGGGCATGGTGTAGATCTTGTCAGGGTTAGCACCGACCACCATGCCCAAAGTGTAAATGAACGCGGCGTCGGTGCTATTGATCTTAGGAGTTCCCATTGTTGTCACCTTTCATTGGAAACAATTCCCTTGCAATTGAATGCCACGGCTAAACCGAGGGAATTAAAAGCTTTACCAATCCGGACGCTGATCACCATTCTGACACGCACGACAATCGTAAACGCATGTCGCATCATGCTGACTGAGGTCACCATTGGGCTTGACTCGATAGCTCATGGTGTGACCATTGGCAGCGCGGTGAATCTGTGTGGAATCCGAATGCAATGGAGCGGCTGAAACCACACAAGAGCCGTCACAGTAGCGGGTAACTCCCATGTCGCCACCGTTCAGACTTTCGTGCCCCTCACATTCGTTTTCGTCGTTATCAAAATCGTCAAAATCGCGTAGGTCCCAATCAGGTCCGTTACCAAAGTAGACCTCATCAGCGAAACGATCCTCATAAGAGGCATCCAAATGCGCGTCTTCGTACATTGTGACCCCTAGTAAAGAAAGTCGTAACGGGTGATCTTGTACGGTTGTGGACGGAATTCCATTGCCACGCGGGTCAGGTTGCAACCGTAGCAGTGGAACATCGAAGCGCCATTGCTGGCCGTACGCGGTTCAGCAGCGACCAAACCGCACATGCCGTGAGTGGTCACCACTGCACCGTGCACCACGTGGTCAATGACCCACTGAAGTGCAGGCGTCTTGCTGATCTGTTCGACCTTGCACTCGTCAAGGGTTTTACCGGGAGTCATGAGAATGGTCATTAGACAACCTTTCATCGATTGTTAATGCGCTCCCTATTCGCAATCGAATGCACGGACCAATAAATACCGTAGGGAATCCTAGCTAGTAGAGGTTTCCGAGTTCGGACAGAAACGCAATCGTCCACTGCCCGGTGTGAACGTTCCGAACCATGTAGAGCATTTCGGTAGAGTTGAACGTTTCCGTCTCTCCGATTGCACACATGATCTGCCACGAACGCGGCTTACGGTTGTCCGCACCCCGCACATCGGCCATACGACCGACGTTGTTTGCCCGATCCGGAAACACCAGCACGTTGAGCAAGTCCAGAATTTCCCCACCCGGACCCTTGTATTCCTTAATGACAACGCGCATGTCAGGCAACCTTTCCCGTGAAAGCAGCTTTGATGAACTTGAGACGCCGGATAAGACGCGTCTTGAAACCGTAGTCGACGTTCATTTCGGCGTAGTAGATGCCGAACCATTCGGGAAACAACGGAAACGCTCCGCTGTCATCCGCAATGACACATGCCTTGACGTGTCGGCGGTAAAGGTCAACGTCGTCAGTGCCGTTGTGAGCGATGAAATCGGCCATGTGCCTAAAGTTCATTTCGATTACCCTTCCGGGTTGTAAATCGACTCACCGAAAATGGTGGTGTCATTGTTCGCGTTTTCGTCTGCGGTAAGGCGAGTGTCGTAAACAGCCTTACCGATCACCGGAACAATCAGCAGCAAAGCAACGGTGAGCAATTGACTCTCTTTTCGTTTAGTTAACACCCATCCGGTTAATTCCGGTCTCTCACTCCTTTTTAGGGAATGACTGTGCTTTCCCGATTTAATGTCAGGCTTATACACCAATGGGCTAGTGAGAGTGAGTGGAATCGAACCACCGGAAACCTTTATTTGATTCCCCAAACCTGGTATCCCATACTGCCAGGTAATCGCTATATGTCTTAAGCGCATTGGGCGGATCACCGGCCCCTAAGCGATTTACCTTATGTCAGACATTCCTCATAATCTTTATCCAAGCGGATTTATGCGGGGGACTCATGATTGGTCCGGCACTCGCATACTCGGAACGCTTGGACAATATATGTCGGATTGCCTCCCTAGTCGCTTCGGTCTATTGCTGCCACGCTTGCATCCCGCAAGGGTAATGGTGTACACGGGGACTGTCCGTGTAATCAGCGCACCTGTTCACTAGGCTTTGCTCGCTATTGAGTTCTCAAAGTTCAATCGTCCCTAAGCCGTGTCGTGAGGCTTCCAAGTTCCCTTTTGGGGAGCTAGCGGGTGGTGCGTCCCCTTGCGGGGCCTTAAAGGTAGCAAATTCAGTTTAGGCTGTCAACTCGGTATCCGTGACACGTAGTGTTGCTACTAGCTCTCAAACCCTTGACGTCTAAGGGTTCCCGTGTCTGGCGTTTTGAGTTGTGGTGTTCGTGGTGCTCCACAAGTACGCACCACAGGCCCCCATTGAGTCAAGGATTTTCTTTTGCTAACGGTGTTTGTGCAGGTCAGAGCTTGATCAACATTTGATGCATAGACCACTGATGTATAAGTTACCGCGTTGTTACCATATTTGATGCTCTAGGCGTCGACTGGCCATATCGCCGTAAAGGCCTCTCAGAGCCACGCTAAGCGCTTTAAAGCCTTCCCCGGTACATCCATACCACCCCAACGGCGTTAGGCCGCTGACGGAGTTTCCGCTGGTCACAGGCTTAGAAATTGGTCAGATTTGCTACTGCACATGGCGTGCGCATGTTACTGATCAGTACGTCCAATCATGCACCTGTGCACGCGTGTGAGCCGAGGTGCTCCACAATGCCCCTTAAAGGCCTGTATGTTCGCCATAGAGCGACTTTTATAGCTTCCTAGGGTCTTTGTATGGGTAGGACCACCCCAACGCCTTAGAGGGCGAATAGCAGCCTGTTTTGCATGTGCAAACGCTCTAAGGCAAAGCTAGGCCCCAACGCCGTTGACGTTGGGGCCGCTTAGATCCATTGTCTATCTATGTAATGATCACCAACCGCGAATCGACCACTGAACGTTTCCAGCGGACCACTCGTTACGGTTCGGATGTCCGATGACATCGGACAAGATCAATTCATCGCGCGTGGCGTCCTTACCCATACGCTTCCATCCGCTGATTTCATCGGTGAGCATGGCAGTCAATGCACCCAACGCACCGAATCGAGTGTCAAACACTGGCGTTGACTGATAGGCCATTGCCTTATCCTCGTCACGCCAAAGGTTCAGCCCGTTGCGCTCGGCAACCCACTTGGTAGGCACGGGCTGAACAGCAGTGAAAGTCCACTGCCGAACACGCGACCATGCACACGCGAATTTTGGCCCGCCAATGTAACCGTTGTAAATGGAAACAAACCAACGCACCTCACCATTGGGCATGTTCACCACGTTGAAGCTGTACAGCTTGCCATTGAGCAAACGGGTCCAACTACGGGAATCCCCGTGACCTTCTCTACCCTCGCGAAAGTGAACCGCTGAACGTGCCGCAGTCGTTTCCAATTCACGGAAAGAAATCATTTCGCACTTGATAACAGAGTCATCGAATTCAACACCGACAACTCCGCCAAAAATGGTGTTGTTTTCAGTGACGTGCATCTTGCGAACGACACCAGTCCGACCGTTGTGGATCACATAGGCACCGATGACAACCGGTCCCATGTGGCTGGTGTGAATCGGTGCGTTCGGCACAACAGACAGCAGGTGGTCAATGCCTTCCGGAGTGATCTCGTATGACCGGAACAGCCTGCCGTTGTCACGGATGAAACCAAGCGTCATGAGCTTGGCAATGGTCGCCTTTCGGGTGCCACCCAATGCGCCACGTTCCGAGTACCCCAGAAACCGCAACCGGTCCAACTGAACAGTCGAGAGCTTGACCATGTCCGTATCTCCTCCGTGTGCCTGCGCTTGCAACGCAAGTCTAACCACAAAACGATGTTTTAGATCACGTAATGGTAACCCTAAGGTCACGGTTTGATCTCTTAGCATATGCAAATCGCGAAGTTGATCATTTGCACGTGCGCGCGTGCTCGGTGCCCGGTGGTGGCCAGCGACCAGCCTTTGTATGGAATTGACATTACGAAGAAAAGCCAAAAATCGCCACAATATTATATATTTATATAAGTATTACGAAAGAAAATGAAAAATCACAGCAATATATATTTATTCCACCATCAAAATAATTATTTAAATATTATTTACAGTAGTAAATAATCGGATCATATGAACTATTTGATGATGCTAGTGAGTAATTCTCCATGTAAGAACTAGGATCATGTTGCCCCTTGATGGCATCAACATATCTTTGAATAAGAGCTTGTGATCCCATAATTTCAACACGTGAGTGAGTGGCAATAAATACGACGTCCATTAATTATCTCCTTTTAATACCGCACCGGCCTTGATTGATGTTTAAATCAAGGCCGGTGCTAGTATGTCAGCTTTCAATACAATCAACCAATGCGGGGAAGTTGGGAAGAATCATCCAATCCTCAACTTCATAATCGTACAATGGAAAACCTATCCAAGCGTCATAGAGTCGTTCCGGTAAAGGAACATAGGCGATAACCCAATTTCTTTGCTCCCCGGATATATCCTCTTCATCCTCAGAGACTTTATGGGCTATCATTCCATCATCACTAAGACGCATTTCTGGTTGTGTTAGCATGTGATCACCTCCAATACATATTGGCAATCCCACGCTGAACAAGTCCAAGTCGAAATTCCTCTAGAACTTCTGACCATTTCTTCTTTTCATCCTGGTAGATCTGAGCAACTTCAGCAACGGAATAGAAGTTTTCAGTATAACCAAGACTCTTGAGAACGAAACGAATTCGAGCGCTGTTTGGATCAAGACGCATACTTTCATCAATAAGCTTAACGTTATTGCTGGTTGCATAAGCAATGTCATCAAGAGTAATGCCTAGTTGAAAGAATATGTGACCAAACAAACAAGCAGGACTACCATCACTATAGAAATAGAAATTCCTCATTGGCTTGTAGATCACGTCTGGATGCGCTTCAACAATGCTGCGCATTGCGTCTACAAAATCAGTATGTTCATCTTCTATAATAGACATTATACTTCACTTTCTTAAAGTCCACTGATAGGTAATATTTTGCCCCACCAGTGGGCAATCTAATTATTGGTAAAATGCTGATTTCTGTAAAAATGCTAGTTTACGAAAATGCTAGAAAATGCTGGTTTTTCGGAAAATGCTAATTTTGTACAATTGTTGGCATTTTTACCGACGGAGTTTGAATTGGAATGTTAGGAATCGTGGCCACTTGCTTATCCATCTGAATAATGGGAATGTTTATCTGTTTCGGTGTTTTGTCATCTGGATGAGCACAGGCCCCAAGAGTCAAAATCAAACCAATTACAATAAAAGTTCTCATATTCACCCAGGATCGTCAATACTATAAATTGAGTACAGGTAGTCAATACCTCTGATATTGACTATTTCAGACCACACATGTTTATTATTTCTATGCAATGCCATATAATGAATATATGCCTCATTGCCATGATAGACGATACCCCATCTACCTTTATTTTCTTGAAGTGCATAACCAACACCAATAGCCCAAAAATCAATTTCTTTTAGTTCTTTTGGTGGTGGAGAACGCCAGACGATATCTTCTTCTCGCTCTGCTCTCATGCTAGTCTACACTCTCACCGAGGTAAGTCAAGCTTAAAATCCAGAACCAGGCCACAGTCAGTACACCGAACACTACTGTAGTCCATCCTTGATTAGCCCAAGCACTGACAGTGATCATCATGGCAAAGAAATATACCATAACGCGTGGATATGCTCTATCGCTTAGATTATGAATTATATTCATGGTAAGTCTTTCTCATTTTGATCGCTCCTGCTACAATCAGGACAATTGCAGCACCAAGTAAACCGAACCCAATGAAATTGGTAATAGAATATCCACCAAGTACCAGCCCGATAATAAACACAAACATACTAATACCATCGAGAATAAGACCAATTTTAATAAGTCGATGCATTCTATTCCAAGTATTCATAGCCTATTCTTCAATCGGTGGTTTTCGGCGGCTAGAGTCATAACCAAATCAATCAAATTACCACCTTTATGTTCTTCATCAACATAAGGTGTAATCAAGGCATCATGCATGGCCATATAGGCGACCAATGCACAAAGTTCTGGATCATTCATTCTAATGATCTGTCGAATTCCATTAGCCATCTTTGTGAGAACTGCTTGTGTTTGAGCATCATAATGTTCAAATGTATCGCTCATGATGAACTACTTCCTTTTGATCCGCCGGTGGAACCAAATCCACCCCGCGTAATTCCAGGACTACTTTTAACTGTACCACCTGTGGCACTAATACCACCCTTTTGAAAACTTTTACCATTAGGTAGATTACGAATAACCTGCCCTTGATCAATCTTTGATCCAACAACGGGTGCGTTGTAATTAGAACCGGTTGAAATATACATAATGCTAGTACCAGAGACACCACGATCACATTCACTGTCATCAACACGAATGTAATCCGAATTCTGACACATTGTGGCAAAATCATTTTCTGGACTATCCGATGCGGTAGCAATCAATGCACCAACAACAAGAACAGTCGCAACTGCTGCCACTAGACCGAAAGCAACAACATCTTCTTCTTCATACATTTATCGCTCCCTATGCTTGAAGATCACCCAACTAACATACATAATGGCACATGAGATAATACCGAGCACCATTACATCTGGATAATCATGTCGTGCAATCTGATAAATTGCTTCTAGGCCAACTCCGACAGAACAACCAAAAAGAATGTTTGATAGTTGTTTATGATTCACTTTACCTCTTCATGATAGGGAACTGCCAGGTATTCTTCATTATTCTTCAATACAGCAGCACTGAGCTTTTCACTGCGGAATTCAAATAGACCATAACGACCTGCAACTGGAGTCCAGAGTTGATTATGCTTATCCATGAACCCAGCAAATCGATATCCCCGCTGAGAATCCTTAAGTTGGCGCTTTAGTTCATCAATTTCATTTTGCAATGCGATGGTATGCCGATCCGCCAGCTTAAGTGCTTCCCTGAAGTTATTAAACTTTTCATCCTTGGATGCTTCTACCCGCGCCTCTTGAGCCTTATAACTAAGTTCTGTCTTAAGTTCACTAATCCTACGGTCCAGTCGCTTCACAATATCTTCTGAAGCTTCAACATAATACTGATGCTTGGTAATAAGCTCATCAATCATGGAAATAATGCTAGTTTCTGAGGTAACTCCTAGAAGATCAGCTAGGCTGATGTCAACTTCTTCACCGCCGCTATTACGATCAATAGAAATACCAACTACATTAACTTCATAACAACTACATCCACCATCAAGACCTACATAAACCCTCATCTTAACCTCCGCTGTTGTGTGTACGGCTAGCCTAGCATGTCGTCAAGATCAACACAAGTCTTAAAGCACTAAGGCCACCCCGTTAAGGGTGGCCTTAGCTCAATTACTATTTTACTCAGAGATTAGCACTCTGTGAGCGGTGAGTATCCGCATAGAGACCTCTATCTCTATCTGTGAAGTTAGCATCATTCAAACCCATTGTCTGAGCACGAACGGCTGTTTCATAAACTTCACGTCTTTTGAGATTGATAACCTCTGCTGTTTCCACAGGTTGTAGATTGGCATCATTAATTGATGTTGTTGCCATATTCTGTCTCCTCCTTTCCTAGATATATCTAAGGAGCTAGATATATTCTATGTGGAAAAGACATATTATGCAAATTAATATACATCACTTAATGCTGATAGTGCTTCCAAAATAATTGGATCATCAGTTTCAGGTGTTTTGTATACCATTTTTCTGATGTTTTGCATTAGATGCTTAGTTGTACCACTCCACTTATAACTCTTGCTATAGATTCTACGTTCTGCGGTACAACTAAATGGCTCACCATAACTGACAATCAGCACCAATTTGATTTCACCAACACGGGCGGTATGAGCACAAAGAGAAGTGCTCAGTTTGTCCGATACTTTAAAGTCATGACTGAGGATTCTCATAGCGGCCCAACCAATCCAGAATCACACCAATGGCAATCTTACTGCCCCTAACATCATTGATATCCTTCACACTGGCGACTCTGTAAACACCATCCCCAATGACAATGAATTCACTATTAGTGAATTCCCGATCACGAAGGTAAGATGATCCTACAAGATTGCCACCGTAGTAAAAATTGTACTGAGTCTTGTTGAGGTTTCCGGAATTGCAGTAACTATTGCAAAAATCACAGACCTTCATATTATTTTCGTCCTTGTCCTTGGCAGAAGTACTTTTTGGATGTCTTGTCGTTCTTGTGGAAGACTATCACGCCTTCCGCTGGTGAGTCAAGCACTCGTGAGCCGTTAAGCTCAAGGTCTCTCAGCGTGTCTGTAAGCTGTTCGTAAGAGTGTTCGCCCTCATAGAGTACCGGCACAACCGATAGCCCCTCAGTGGCAAACTCAGCCTCACGCCAACGGTAAGCATTGAACAGAAAGACATGTGGAACTTTGAGACCTTTGCCCTTGACATACTCACCATAATGACGTTCAAGATCAGCACCACGGTTGAAATTATATAGATCGCGAACCAAACTATACTTACGATCTGCAACCCATTGTGCAATACCAACTTGATCATCTTCAATAAAGGCCATTTGAGTACGTGTCTGGGCTGCCACATGAATAATAAACAATTCACCGGTGTTTGTATCTTTAATGACAACGTTATTCATATCGGCAAATGCTTCAGTACCATAACGACGTTCAAAGATAACAGCCACATTTGAGCCATCAAGCTTTTCTGTGTAAAGAGCTGGCCCAAAACCACGTGCAGTTTTGGGCCAGGCCTCGAATAGATCCATTTTTATCCTTAAATCATGTTGTATTCGTACAGCCACCACATGGCAGTCATATCGAAATCGTATTCGGTGTTTACAGTCGGAAGTCCATCCTCAGTGCAATCAATAGTGTCAACAAGAACGTAATCCTTGATAACTTCCATCGTGTCACCAATCAGAACAAACTCAACGCCCTGAATGATCTTGGTGAAACCGTTCTTGATAAGCGCCATTTCAATCTCCAGTACATTAAACATGTAAACCCCTCCGATTAGTTGATTAGCAAAAGGTAGGATTAGCGATTGGTGCTAGAACACCATTGATTGCACCACCGGATTCGCTCAAAGAGAACAAATACCGTTGGTCATCATTATCTTGAGTATCAAAAGTCCAGAACAATGAACCCTTGGAACCTAGCTTACAAGCTGCTGTTTGTGCATCACGCATTGCATAAGCTGCTGAAGTAATATCGTTGCCATAGAAACTTCTATGAGCACCCATTTCACCAACAAACCAAGGCTTAACAAACTGCTTGTATTCTACCGTATTGAAATCATTTTGAACTGTGTAACCAGTATTGGCATTTCGCGGATAGAAGTGAACATCAATGATATCCACATCAGCAACCTTACCACGTACTGGATACCTATAATCAATTGCCGGATTACAATCATTCGAGCAATAAGTGGCAAAACCATCAAAGCTGGTCTTATTTACCGCAAACAAAGAATAAAGACCAACAATAAGCTTACCATTAGGATCACCGGCTCTGAGGCCAGCTTTTACCTTAGTTGTGTAATTAGCAAATGAATTATCAGCCACCGCTTGACGTTCAGCCGGTACACTCATTGAGTAAGTTCTGTTGTCAGACCCTACCACAGTGCCAGCCATGGTGGCAAACGGTGCTTTATTAGCTTCAAAATAACCTTCATTATCAGAAGCATATCCAAAAATACCATTACTACTGCCTAGACGACTGATAAGAGCACTGCTGAACTGCTTAAGATATTCAGCCTTGGCATTTACATGCCCCTTATCAATATACAGAGCATTACGACCAGCAACATTAACCGTAAGAGCATTTGTTCCACATACCCCACCATTTTGTACAATAGTGTAATAATAACAATTCTGTGGAAAACGATAAAGAACTGGAATTACATAGATATTACGTTCTTTTGCTGCTCTTACGAAATCAGCGACATTATCCATATACTCCGGATTAACCGGACGGTTGTCGGACATGCCACGACCCATACCATGTACAGATCCTTGACCATCATTTCGTTCGTTACCAATATCAATAAAAGTACGAACTGTATTGTACTTATCATAGCTAAGTTGACCTAGCATATTTCGTACTGCTGTTGGATTATATAGGCCCGGCTCAAATGTGCTGATATACCAATAAGGTGTTGCAGCACCATCAGAAGTTAGACGAATATAATTCGTTCCACGCGGAGTAAAGGGCTTACCATCCGCAGTAAGCTGCGCGCGACTTATGGTAATATTGGGTGTAACATTTTTCTGTGCGCTTGCACTAACTGGCACTAGTGTAGTAGCCAACAATGCCAGCACTACACCAATTGATCTGAACATTACTTATTCGACCTTTCAGGCTTGACTAGTAGAGCCTCACCACCGCCAAGCCATGAAGGCAGCAAGGGATTATCATGAGTACAACGACTAATTGATTTATTACATGAAGCACAAGAACTGATAGCAATGATCAAATCAGTCATACCGGGCTTAGCGCCCTTATCCAAAGCCCAAGCAATAGTTTCGGTTCGCTGAATGACACTCTTGATAATTGTAGCAGTCTTACGTTTAATCGGTGTGACTTCAGTTGGAGTATATGTCAGTGATTCGATATCGATACCATCTGCACGAGCTTTGGCTAGGGCAGCTTTGGCCTCATAAGAGAATCTACCACGTGCACCGGGGATTGCCAAGCCCTTTTGAACAAGCCATTCACGCTCTTTCATTTTACGCCTACCAATTCTGGATGAAGAAGAATTACTGTATCTTCTGGCCTTACAACAATACCGTCTGAATTAGTACGTTTACGAATACGTGTCATAATTCCATCAAGATCAGTGGGAAACTCCCACACTCTTTCCCCGGCGAAAACACCATGTACGCTGGGCTGTTGTAGAACACGACCATACACCGTATGAACGCCTGGTGTCAAGTCCTGAATCATGATCTGTTCAAGACTTGGCCTAGGCCATTGGATAGGCTCAAGTTCCATGAACGTATTGGCTTTTGATTCATTACACGGCTTGCATAGAATCGCCAGATTATGACGAACCGTAGTCCCACCTTGTGAAATTGGAATGATATGATCAAAACTAAGATTTTCTCTTGTGCCACAAAGCTGACATATTTCAAAACCATTATTCATCAACCAACGGGTCATAGCACGCCACAATGGCCAGCCCTTCATTGAACCTTTGATTGAATTCTTGGAGTTACTCATTAAACCTCACAGTTTACAGTTTACAGATCAAAGGTCTTGTTAATTTTGTCAATCTCATTTTGAACAGTTATTTTAAGTTCTTGCATTTCTTTGAGATCCTTTATGTTAAGTTCTTGAATTGCCTTAAGATCCTTCAATTCCTGCTTGAGGCTGGCTCGTCGAGAATTAATACTATCTGGATTACCGAGAGACTTGGATTTGAAAAGATTAATCATGTCATTATAATCAAGAGATTCAGTCCAACGTCCATCCTTATGAATAAGCCTGATGTCACTTCTGTAAGTACGACGATCTTTCTTATTCATGCCTAGATATTCCTTATATACGGCACGCTTTTCGCGAACTCGGTCGCCGGAACAGTGAAGCATGGGGCTAGCAATAAAGATTCCGAATAGGGTAATAAGTCCAGTTGTTATGCCAACGGCATAGTTTTGATCATCAAGGATCATTCCGAGGGTAACAATTGTCATGACAATTGTAAGAACAGACCCACTGATCATCAGCACAAGACCTAGATCGTGATCATAAATTCTATGAAATCTACGAGTAGGATCGTAGACATATTCTTTCATAGGAGCAGCCATAATAACCTCACTTATAATCTGGATGAGAGTTTACGAGATTCTTAAAACTTGATTGATTATAGTTTACTTTAGCCTCAAAGGCCTCAAAGGGTGTACTTACCGAATCACCCGGTCGGAATACTTCAATAAAAGGATTATCGGCATACCAGACAAAAGTATATTGTCCTTTATTAGTTTTCAGAGCCGCCATCATTACCTCCTTCCACATACCAGCATATAATTATATATAATGCTGCTAATATTAGTATTGTCGTTATCACTCAGCCTTGACAAGCTCCTCATACTGACCAACCATCATGTGCTGAGACTTGGTGGCTGCGCACTGATCACACTCAGTAGCCATCCATGTAGTTGGCTTGGTAGTAGTGAATGAATGACAAACAAAGATTGTAGCGTCACCATCACATTTCTTACAAAGATCAAGATTACCGGTGAAGTTGTTATGAACGAGTCCGTTTTCACAATGCTTGCAAGGAATCGGGGTGGTGTCAAAGTCAATAGCCATGATGTAAGCTCCTTTGGTTGTGACACTAGCCTAGCATGAGTGGATCTACGGGTCAAGCCACCCGAACCAACGACAGCGTGTAGACCTCTAGAGTCTGTTCGCCTACATCTTCAACCGTGATATGTACTTTGGAGCCATCTTTTCTATCAAATCCAAAACGATAAATAAAATCTTGACCTTTAGTCAATTCGCTTTCTGTAAGAATATCATAAATAATTGACATTATATCAGCAGTCATCTTCATCAATCCAATACTCACTCTGCTTAATACGATCAATTGCACATTGAGAATTATAATTACCTGCGAGATCACCCGGTTCCATCAAATATTTAATAGACCAAACGATTTCTCTAAGTTCTTCAGCAAAGGCCATCATATCTTGCATATCCATTTTAATCCTCGTTTCTATAATCGGTCTTATACTTTTCACGACGATTGTATCGAGTGCTTCCATGAGTACCGGCGGCATTTGAACGACGTAGTTCATCAACCCAGCGCTGATGCTCATTGCTACGCTTAGCGCGTTGCGGTGAACGTTTGTGCTTAGCCATTAAAATCTCTCCGCAATCTCACACAATCGAATATTAGGACATTCTGATCTATGGCAATCGATACAAACATCAATATCCATTGATTCGCATGATGCTTTCTCGTCATTGTCCTTGACATCGAGACAGCATTCACACCTAAAGGCGTCATATTGGGCAATGAGGCGATTCATTGCTTGCTCTCCTTCGTACATGCTAGAAGTCTAGCACACCCTAGAGACCAGTCAAGCCCCTTTCGGGGCCTGTTGGTTATTCGTCTTCTGACTGTTCGGCTTGACCAGCACGCCGCCAGTAGCCGTCAAACAGTTCTAGATCAAGCGTAGCAGGGTCTAGACATCTGCCCCGTGGTCCGTACTGGTCACGGTGAGCGCCGAAGCTCACACGACCACTGAAAGTCCTGTGACATCCAGCACAATGACATCTACCTGAACCGCTCCAAGTGTTAGTGCATCCGCCGCAAGTCAGAGTAATACTCATGATATTCCTTTGCTTGTTCTAGAATGAGATCTTTGATGGATTCTTCTGCTTCTTTTCTATATTCCGGCGGCCAAGCCGATGAAAGTACTGCGGCTAAACCAGCAATGTTATCTTCTGGTATAAATCCAGTATCATTCACTGAAATACTCTTTAACGCCCTTGATAATACCGGGGATACCATCTGGACCAATAATGAATCTGGCCTGTTCGCCTTCCATTTCATCGTCCATAATGCAAACAGTAGGTGTAGTCTTGATCATCCAGCTTTGAGATAGTTCGTAATCATTGCTGATGTTGACATACTCTACCACAGTGCCAAGCTCCTGGGCAAGCCTGTCGATGTGCGGGTGTAGTCGTGTACACCACCCACAATTATTCTGTTCTATTACTTGAATCTTCATTTAATTCTCCTAAATGTACATAAACATCAATATGATTACCATCTTTGATAAGCATAATACCACCACATTGAATACTGGCATTACCTTCTAAATTACTTATACTTTCTTCCATCTGTGTTACTAATCTGGTTACATCGTCAAAGGTCGGTTCTGTATTTCTACCGTCGATTTTCCATTTGCGATTATTCTGAATCAGCACATTGAATATATTGTCTATTTGACTCATTTGTATCTTTCCGCCATTGCTTTATAATAGGGTATGTCATCGGATGTACCTATTGCTGAAAAAGGACCACGCTTAGCGAAAACGTGGCCACATTCACAATATCTACGAATGACTTCGTCTCTAATCGAACCGGCGGAATAAATATGCTTATGCATTTTACCCCATTTCTTTTTTGGAATCCTGAGATAATACATCATCAGGATCGATACCATTCTTGATCAGAATGGCTCTAACTTCAAGCTGAAATACACGAAAGCGCATGAAGATATCCCAATATTGTTCACGCCAATGATCCAGCATTTTTTCTGTTTCTTTTAATTCTGCTTTTAAAGCATCTATTTCGAGACGCAACGCGATGGCGTTTGTTCTTAACTCATCGCGTAACTCTCTATCTTGTGTATTCTTTGCTCTTGACTTTCCTAGCCAAATCTCAATCAGCCTGATGATACCACCACCCACACCAGCGGCCGAAAGGGCAATAATTATATCCATTGTTGAACTAAGCATCTTAACCTCCCAATCTTATATAACATACTATAGTTATAAGACTTAGCAGGAGGAAAAGTAAAGACAATGGTGGTAGAAAAGCTGCCGCAAGCAGCCTTAAGAAAAACATATAAAACCAAGCAAAGCTTATCCAAAACAATGCTTTTCTACGATTATTTTGTCTATAGTAGATAAATTCATCAGAAGATGAAGTTAATCTAATATAAAGCAATCTAACCGCTGGAGCTGCTGTGAGAATACCGAATAAACTTCTTAACCAACTAAGTTTATATGTTGGTGAAGTAATACCCAACCATTCCAGCGGTGTTATGATATATATGGCGAACAATAAAAGACCGGTGCCGGAAATTAGTTCGATAGCTTCCATCGGATGTTTACGAATGGAAGAAAGCATATCGATACTATATTGAGCTACCTTCTGACCTAATTTCTTTACTTTGTTCATTAGCTAATTGTAATTTAGCCAGGTTTATTTGTCAAAGGTTAACAATTATATCCGTGGCTTCAATTGTTTCACCATAATATCTTCGTTCCATAATAATCCTTTTTGCTGTCTTTGTCATTCCATACTGATCAATGGAAATAATAACAAAAGCCCTTGGTTCAAACTTGTTATCAATACATGTTTTACACATGACAAGCTTAACGCCTCTGATTAGAGAGGACTCAACGTTAAGCAAAGTTTCTTTCGGTTTGTTACAACTCTGACATCTGAATTCAATCACTTAATCTCACCAATCTTTACATCAAAATCTTCTTCATCCAAATCAGTCTCGAAGCTCAAGCCATCTAATAGATAATAAACACGCTTCGCGCCATCAGGATATGAATGAACCACAAGGCCTAGGACTCCCGCTTCTTTTACATGCACTAATTCATTCATTCTACACACTCCCAGGTATATTTGGCCAACATTAGTGGTGAACCATTTAATTTATTGAGCAGAGTATTCATCCAAGGTGCTATTGATTCCAGTTGATTATCACTGAAACTATATAGATTATCTGCATAGAATCTTAAAATAACAATTCCTGGTTTATCTGGATATTCCACAACATCAAATTTAATGCCGGGATAAGGTGCTGGAACGTCACGTATAATCTTAGCAGCATAATCATCATAAAATGATTTAATCATATATTCTCGCCGCCAAATCCAATATTACTTCCTGTGTCTTATGTTCATTACGTTTACGATCTACTTGACCATTAATAAAATAGAATCCACCAAATACACCAGTCTCCCTTTTATTTTTACCGAAGTCATAACATTCTTTAATAACGGGACATGATGCACAGATGGAATCTATTTGTTTAGCTATTACCGTTGAAGATTCATATTCATCAAAGAATAGATTGGTGTTCAACTTCTTGCATGATGCTAAATCTTGCCATTTAAGATTGTCGGGATCGATTCCTAACGATCTTAAAAAGATCTGCATACTCTCTGCCGATGACACTATAAAACCCCTTTTCAGCAGCAATGAATCTGCGATAAGTGCCTTGAGGGGTACGAGTGATCAAACCAATTTCCCAACCGAACCATTCGGCATCGTCGCATAATTCAACAAACTTTTCCGCTTGCTGCAATGTAAGGTTCATTGTATCTTCCTAACTGTTGATCTGTCAATGATTAATAACAAATAGGGCACCAAAGGCACCCTATTCATTTTATAAGTCTACTGTGTTATCAAGGATTTGGATTGACCAAATCGTCATCAGCCGGTGTTGTTCCGTCTGCTGCGTTTACATAGATTCTGCTAGCACGTTCCTCTGTCTGATTATCTAGACCACGAACTTTACGGTCAGTATCAAGACTTGAATCCCAGTCGCGAGTAAAACGCTGTGCTGCTGTTTCTTCTCCTGCCATTTTTCATAACCTCCTGACTGCAATTATAACACAGTCAGCTTTTATTAATCAACTTATTTGAGCCTTGACCCATTTAGGGCACCATCTACCAGCATTATATTCATTGGTATAATGACATATTTGACATAACACAGGCGTCTGAAAAATTGCAATACAGTCTTCTATTGTTTTTGCTGGTTTAAGCAAAGAGTCTTGCCACTTAAATTCTCTACCGTTAAAACTGTCTGTATAAAGACGACCACAACGACATCTATCAGATAGATTGTGGTCAACAACCCATTTCCATCCATCGTTCAATCTTACATAAATAGAAAAAGATTTATGATCTGTATCGTAAAAATATTTAACAGCAGATATATTGCTGTTTCTATAGTATGGGATTCCATCAAAGACAAACTTCCATACTGCGTGACCAGGTGTATGCTTATAAACCATTCAAATACACGTCAACAATCTCAGCCAATTTACAATCCGGACAAATTTCCTTTTTGGTTGTAATAGATTTCAACGGCGGTGCAAACATGGTGTTTGGTAAATCTCCACCACATTCACACTTTTTCTTTGTAGGTTCAGTTAGTTTGTTCGCCCTCATACAAAATCCGCCTTTAGATGAATTCTTTTTCCAGCCAGAGTATAAGTACGCTCTCTAATCTTGACACAATGCTTCAGACTACGCAGAGCCTGACCTTTTGTTTTATACACATTAAAGATTGGACCATAACGCCAATAACGCATGAAATAACCATGACGCCATTGCCCGCCATAAAAACCATATTCCTTGGTGATACAAATCTTATTAAAAGCAAAGAAATTATTGCCTGGTTTGTTCTGTTGGATCGCCATAATTAAAATCCTCACGACTTAGTCTAGCAGAACGTGTGTCGTCGCCTAGACTGATGAAAATGACACTCTCTGGTAGCCACTCTAGCACATCACGTAACAATCTGAAAGCATCTACCGCATCAAGCTCATGCAAATCAAGGACTTGGATATCGGATAACTGAATCTTATGATTAGCTGGTGATACCGCTAGCGTTGTTTCTTCCAATACCCATGCTGCATCAGGATTTACGCGGGGAACAACAAAGCCATCTTTACCACGTTCAAATAATGTAGGAATCATAGTATGTAGTAATCCCTAATAGTAAGATACTGAATAGAGTTTGCATCAAATATATGCGGGTGGTCGTGGCGATCGTCTATATGTAATATATCTCCAGCTAAAATTATACTGGTAAATATATCACTCCATCCGGACCAACCTATTTTCTCGCCTTGTTCATTTTCGTCTAGGAAGTTTACTTCTTTAATGCGTCCATTTTTAAGCCATATCTCTACTGTTAATATAGATCCATCTGTTTTAATCATTATTCTCCATTCTTGATATAAACACCATCCCAATCATCATTACTGTTTATATATTCATTAACTAATGCCGGACACTGGTGTTCGATTTCACTTACAAGACAGTCTATTATATCTTGTCTTGACATATTATTATCTATAGATAGTAATATTTTAGATGAACTATCGGGGGTGATGAATTCAATCTCTAGATTATCCTTGCGTTGTTTACCTTTACTAGGAAGATCTTCCCATATCTTATCTTTGGGAGTGCGTCTAACCCATTCTCTCTTTGAGTCAATTTGATTAATCTTTGAGGCGTCGAATGTCGTTTTGTATGGTAGAGGTACCTCCATCCAGCCCTCCCACCATTCTACCTTAACTCGTTTTACAGACCACATACATCCAATTGGAGTACTAGGTAATGCCTTTTCAATAGCTTCTTTCATTGAAAGAGACTTTTGACGCAACGGCTTTACATGATCAAATGTATTTTCGTGATTGGGCAATATGATTGTTCTATGAGACTGCACCAATGACTGCTTCATTACTTGCTTCCAGTGATTCTCTAAACTCTTTTTATTTATAGTATCACGTGTAATACCTACAATCACTGATATAAACCCTATCAGAAAAGCGACTGAACATACCAAGAACAGAAATGTCATATCAGTCGCCTACGATTCCCCAATAAATAAAGAAAGCAACTAGAATTGCAGTCCAGAATGCAACACCACCAAATAGAGCAATAAGAACAATGATCCACCAAGGCGCACCAAGAATGAATGCGCCAATACCAAATACAGCGCCGGTAAAGAGCATCAAGCTCCAAGCACTTAGTTCGCTCTTGACTCTTTCTGACTTAAAGAAACTCTTAATCTTATTCACTTGCTATTCCCTTCTGAATAAAGTCCCCATAGAAGAAGACCCCACATTAATAATAGAGGGTAAGAGACACACATAGCAATGGTAAAAACCACTACTACAGTTACTGGAATGACAAACACACCAATGATAATTGACAACCATAGTGGAAGAATCATATTAAGTAGCCAGACAGTCAAGGTGGACACACCGATAACACCGAATGTGATTCCGATACGCTTAAATAAACTCGTCAAGAGCAAACACTCCTAAATATACTAGAGCAAAGCCTGATACAATTCCTAGTATTACTGCTGCCACCACTATAAAGCCAAGTAGATAGAAGTATGCAAGATAGAATAGGATCGAACAAACAATTGCAACAATGAATTTAGCCATTATCGCCCACTCATTAGTAGAATCAGCCCGGCGTAAATAAATAGCACAAAGCCTACAATCAGACCAAGAATAATTGAAATCCACAGCACCAGCTTAAATACAAAAGTCAGTACACCAACACAGATTAAACAGACTAAAAACATAGAAAGCCAAAAGACTGTGACTCTCATACCGTCAGTGATTGATAGTCTTTTCTTAGTTGTCACTGGATCTCCTCAATAATAATATCAACAATAGTAGACTTGGCGATCGAAATAAACTGAGATGGCTTTAGTGGATCTGAGGTGGCAAAGTTATAGTAATTGCCACAATCATAATATGAATTCCAAAATGAATTAAAAGCATCAGTAAGACATCCAGCAGGATGCAGCTCATGAGTAGCCACTCTAGCAGACGTTCCGGCCACATAATTAATAGTAACAAATGACTTAATCATTTTAATCCTTAAAGGTATTGGGTAGAATCAACGGTGTACACAATTTTCTTCACACCAGCAGAGCGTAGCAGACTCATGCACTTGTCGCAAGGCCTGCTCATGCGTTCTTCCCCGGTCTTATTCACACGGGCCACATAGATAGTTGAACCCTTAGTTCGAGTACAACGACGCAAAGCAGCCATTTCAGCATGTTCTGACAACCAATGGGAATCCTTGTTGAAGAACGGATCATTGGTACGCTTATTGATTCCCATAGCCTGAACCGAACCTCCCAAAGTAATAATAGCTCCGTGACGCATATTCTCTTGGGAGGTTTCAGCAAGCTTCTTTGCAATATCCAACCAGCGTCGTTCGGTCTTGCTAAGCGAAGAGACGATCTCCTTTAATCATCAAAATCAACTCCTTTTATTAGTTCTCAAGTTCACCGAATAGCTTACTAAAAACTGCTGGGTAAGAAAGAATAGTCATAGCTGCTGTTAGAATTGCAACATTATCCCAATATCCGAAATACATCCAGAAATTGACTGTGCTTTCAAGCCACATTAACATAAATGCTGTGAATAATGATGTAAGCCACGATAAAATAAAAGTCACCGGTGCTGAAGCAACCAGTGCGATAAAAATATTGCCAACCATTAATATCCTCTTTCCAAAGGTGTAATTTTAATCAGATTGTCTGGATGATCCAGCATGGGAGAATCAAAAGCTACATTCTTACTATCAAGGTAAACATACAGTATAGTGAAAGTGAGCAATGCAAAAAACAAATGACCATAGAAAAACGCACCCGTGAAAATAGCCATCCAGATATGCTTTTGGTTTGCTATTAGATCTTGCCTGAATTCATTGAACATTTACCCTCCAAATAAGTAACTACCAACCAACAACCAATAACCCATAGAGCAGCATAGGGACTCAACACTGCCGCGAAGACTGTAAAGCCCGTAAAAACTAGGTGCACTTTGTTCATGCACCTAGCCTACAGTCAGCTACGTCTGATGTCAAGCTCTCTGGCACCGTAGACAGCGACTTTGACGCCAGTGTCTCTAGCACGCTTGATAGTACTCAATGTGCCCTTGTTGGCCTCACCAGCCTTGAGGAAGGCTACGCAGACATCAGCCCCATCTACCATAGTCTGATTGCGTACATGGAAGGCCACAGGAGACCCGTATTTATTGATATCCGGTGGAAATACCTTAGTTTTAATAATGACGTTCATACGTTCCTTGAGAGAACGTTCAATTTTATTGATGAACTCTTCTGTCATCTTATCAGAACCTTTGGCATCACCGTGCCATACTTCAATTTCTGTAACACCAAGATCGATTAGATTCTTGATTTCAATGATCAGAGCCCGTGTTACTTGATTATAGTCTTGTTCTTTATTTCTATCCCAACCCCGGCTGCCCGTGGTCATCATTATTTTCTTCATATTTACCACCTAATGTCATAATCTCTTCATGATACTTATTGCGCCAGTATTCTAGCACTTTTTCAGCACCGCCGTGCATAACTTCTACGTCTGGATCGTCACGATAAAAATCCACAAAAAACGCTAGATACATTCCAAGAAATAGTTCATCTGCATTCTTGGGTGCGATATCTTTATCGATGATATCTAATTTATCTTCATAGTCCACGATGACGCCTCAAGTATTCAATGAACATGCTATAGAACTTGTCACTAGTGACATAGAAACATAGCATGAGATAGCCAATGAAAGCAATGGAATTAACAACAAAAGCAACCGTAAACATTAGAACCTTCCTGTAGATTTCATATAATCATAGGCTAGAATATGGGCGGTGCTGGCAACGTTCATGCTATTGACACTTCCTACTTGAGGAATAGTAACAACAACATCAGCCATATCAATAAACTCTTCAGGTACTCCAGTACCTTCCTCACCTAGCATAAGAACAGTCTTATCATCCCAGCGAAAATGAGGTAGAAGCACTGACTTATCATACATGTCTGATTCGGCTACAACAAAGCTATAACCCAAGTTTTGATAATTCATGATAATTGCCTTGAAGTCTTCAATTGAAGGAAAATGATAAATATCTTCATAATTAAGAGTACCAACTGCACCACGTGGATCATATTTTCTAAAGCCTGAATAGATAACTGATCTACACGCAAAAGCATTTGACACTCTAATAATGCCACCGAAATTGAAATCTCTCAGAGCATTATTAAAGGCAAACACTAGGTTGTTTCGTACCGGTGCCAGCTTAGCCCTGATCTGGTCGTTAGTCAAGCCTTTGAACTCTGGGCGTACGTTGCGTGTCCAGTCGATTTCACGTAGTGCTTTGCGCTGGTCGTGAGTATATTGTTCCATTTAATTATCCAAAATCGCTAGGTGAGAGGTTCTGAATTTCTTCAATACCTTTTTCATAATCATACTTTTCAAGACGACAAAGATCTTCCAATTCTGGCAGCCTATCAATCATATAATGAACATAATTGATATCAGTGCCACGAACTTCAATAAGCATTGAAGTGGAATCCATAAGTTTCTCTGCCCAAAGTTCGCCGGTCAGAGAATCACAAACCTTGATAAACCAACCTTTTGATGTATTATCTTTATCGATATAACCCCACATAACTCTGATATCCATAACACTCCTCAGTTTATTGAATTTTATCTGTGTTGTTCTGAACATCCCAACCGTTAAGACCTAATTCATATGCTGTCTTTTTGAAATGATGTCCACAGAATAATAGTTCTAGAGGTTTATCATCAATAATCTTTACCGCCCTGGCAAAAGCTTGAGCTGAACATCGATCACACCTATGCATTAGGTTTAATTCATACTCTTCTCTTTCAACGGTTTCTGTAACTGTCATTATTAACCACTCCTCTAGATTATTTCATTGATAGAGACAAAACTAAGGTCTTTGATTTCAGCCCCGAATGATTCAGCTTCTCTAATAGCTTCTTCAACGGCATCGCTGGCATCCGATGGACTAAAAGCAAAGACTCTTAGTTTTGCTTTTATCTCTATTTCATACTCGTTCATGACTCTAGTATATCACCAGAGCCATATAAATCAATAGAGAAGCTTCTCAATAAGTCTGCTAGCCTCTAGTTCAGCAATAGCATCTGATTCCGAACGAAAATCAGCAATGGCAACAAGAAGACGCTTTTGACCTTCCTCAGACATTACATTTGGAGTCTGCGCTACAATGCGAATTCCGTTCAGTAGACTATCTACCTTACCCAGGCCTTTAGCAATAAGAACTGTCTTTTGTTCTGGAGTAATGCCTTCCAGGATATTATTAATAAGACTGTCTGCTAGATCTACATCATTTGTCATTTCATATCCTTTGTTAGTAGTTCATACATGTTATTGGTAAAACTTTCGACTTCTTCGATAAGCTTATTTGATACATCTTCTGGGAAGATTTCATTCTTGTGAACAATGCTTATTGTGATGTACATATCTTGCAATATGCTAACCAGAGAAGCAACTAGATCGGCTTTCATTTCATCTGTTAATGGAGTAATTAGAAATCACCCCAATTAACTTGACAAGTATCAAGCTTCAATTCGTCACGCCAAAGCCCAATAACTTGATCACGATCGTCGTAAACCATTTCAATGTCCCAATGATCACGAATATGCTTATCAAAGATTTCACCCTTGATAATGCGATCCTGACGCTTATCTCCAGTTGGACGCATGTATAGATCATATGAAACCTTGACAATATCACCATTGCCATCAACAGAACTAAGGTGGTGATCAAGCCACTTAATTGTATCTTCCCGACAGAAATCTTCCCGGCCGGAACAAATAATAATTTTATAACCAGCCTTTGCATACATGCGAAGGGCCTTGATAACAGCTACTCGTGGCCGGTCCTTGATGACCTTTGTATAGTCATACGGTGAACGAATTCCCTTATGGTCAGCCAGTGTTCCATCAATATCGAAAATTACCGCTAGCCAATTATCATATGATTTAACCGCTGGTGCAAAACTAATTCCCTTGACTTCAGCAGCCTTTTCAGGAAACTTTCCGTCAACGAAATAGTTCTTCACCATTCCACGAATAACCTTTTCACCTACCGAAACTTCACCCGGCAGATCTGCTCTTGCCTTGTCACGTCGAATACATTCGTTTACATCAACATCAAACTGAGTAATACGAACCTCAGCCCCGAAGAATTCAGCAATATTGATAAGATCCTTGACAACTCTTGGATCAAGATTGGTATCGTCGCAAATTACACGAACGCCGCGCTTTAGTCCATCACGAATCAAGGTATTTCTGGCGGCAATAGTGCGTGGTTCAGTTAGCTTACGATCAAAGATATTGTTATGAAGCATAACACGAATCAGATCACGATTCACTCTGATTGTATTACCTAGATCTTTTTCTACTTCTAGCTTAGCTTGAGTGGACTTACCAGAAGCGGGTAGCCCCTGGTAAATCTCAAGAATCGGAAACATTTTGTTCCTTTAGTTCATCGATTTGAATAGCTTGCTTTTCGACCAGTATGGATAAGCTAGCGTTTTCTTTGATTAATCTATTAATTTCTTTGGTTTGATAAGCAAGCTGACCTTCAACCGAAGTTTTAGAAATGACCAGCTTGCTTTCAAGTTCATTAATTTTATTTTGCTGAATTGGAGAATCTTTAAACTTAATAGTTTCTACTGGTTTTTCTACTATCTTAACTTTATTCTTATAATAAGATCGTACTGAGATCCAGTCAAGCTCTACAATAACTAAAGCAATAATCGTCCAAAGCCATAATGACGGATTGAAGATACTTAGTACGATCATAATTATAACGGTTAATCTGGTTAAAACCATTTTACTTCCTTAAGGTTGGATGGCCTTCCAGACAGACTCTACCAGCAAGTCACTACGTTGGTCAAGCACATGGAACAGATGACCTCTGTAAGGATTCTTTGCTACTGCTAACGCAAAGTCCTTACGTGAATAGCCTGGAGTTAATGATCTGTCTATTTTATCAAACTCAATATTGACCAACCTTAACAGATGGTCAAAACTCTTCTGTATACTTGCTACATATTCTCTAACTGTATCGTGAAATTCATCCGGTGCCATTTCAAGCAAATTCTCTAAAGTATTGCCATCATGTAATTGCTGCCATACATTCTTTGGTGTTAAATTAGACACAAACTTATGGGCAATTAGATAATCCTGCTGCTTTAACTTTAGTCTATCCCCGGTGTTTTCAAAGTATACTACGATACCTTCCTTATTGATTCTAGGAGGAATACGTAAAGCATCTTCAAAAGTCTTTGCATTGAACTTCTCAACACGTGGACCAGGCCAAGAATAAAACTTATCCGCAGGAATCCATAATTGACGACCATTTGATAGTTCATTGTTGGCAATAGCACCGATTAAAACAACATCGCGCATTTCACCATAATCAACCACAATACGGTTTTCCGGATAGATGATCTCTACGACAGCGGTAACAGAATTACCACAAATAGTATGAAAAGCATCAGCATAACCTGGAGTCTTCATAATATGATCGTAGGCAAATTGAGCCTGTTCGGACTCAAAGGAACCACGAGTTGCGGTAAATAAAACATCCTCATAAAAAGCTACCAGGCCCATAGATCCATCAAGCTTGTCGGTAACTTGTACCGGGCCTGATAAATCAATGTCTTTGGCATTAGGCTCACCATAGTTAAAAAACTTATACATACAGTTTGCCGCGATTTCACCTTTATTATCAACAACGAGACCACGGCATCGTGTAGTCACTTCGTCCCACATTTGCTCATACTGAGCTTTAGGCGTGTAGTTAAGAATAGTCAACGGCAAATGTGGGTGTCGCCTTGCCGTGACATATCCATTGCGGATGTGACTACCAAGTAGCTCCGCATCTAGTAAATTGCTGATATACATTAAATCCCCATAAGATTGTTTATTGATAGAAAGTATTATAAAAGAGATCCAAAAAGATTTCTTCACGCCGTTGTCGGGGCAACACGGCAGTTCGAGTAATGGACTCGCGCGTATTTATATTTAATGTTGGGTCAAATCTGCCACACTGTTTGAATTCATTGATATTATGCATAAGTCTGAAAGCATGTCTATTCTTTTTGAAATCATCTTTCAAAAAGAAGTTCAAGGCTGTTCTTTTATATGTTTCAATAATATCCATATGATAAATATGAAGATTGTTCTCAATTGATTCACGTTTATCATACCATGAAGTATGATATTTCACCCAGTGTTGCTCACCGGCAAATAATGCTTCCAATGATTGAGGGATACCTTTAAAACACATGTCTTGGAATCTATCCAACGATGTTTCAGTTAAATCAACATCGTCCTTGATTACCTGAGATACTTGTTTTCTTGGTCTATATTTTTGCCAAGGATATTCAAATATCTCATAGTAATCAAGGTCGGATGTTGGGGTCGAAAGCCCATAAAGATGAGAGCCGTGATGGCATTTTAAAAGAACTCTTGTGTTAGCCAACTTCATCGCCATATATATCTAAGATTTCTTTAGCCCATTCAACTAAATCAATTGGGCGTTGTCCTCTTGGTTGATGAGAAACCCATAATTCCAGATTCTCTAATCTATTATCGGATCTTATGCCATTAATATGGTGGACATTTTCACTAGGTCTCAATGGTCTATTGAGGGATTTTGACATAACATACCTATGTTCAGCCAACCATCCTTCTGAATCAGAATTGGGATGGTCAAAATCATGAATTCTTCTATAACCATCATTACTGATATAAGGCTTTCTAGATCTTCTATAATATTCTAAATTATCTACTCTATTATTTCGGGCATCGCCATCTTTATGTCTAATAAACTCCCCACGTTTAGGGGGAGTCATAAAATACTTAGACACTAAGTTATGAACCTGATAGGCCTTAAAAGGGTCATGTTTAGGCTTTATAACAAAGCTCATGGCTTTTCTACTTTTTGTTAGAAAAGGTTTTAAATAACAAAACCCTTCGTTATTAAGTCTAGGACCGTAATTTCTTCTGACTCTGCCTAGATTAGATATAAAATATCCTTTATAAAATTCTTTCCATGTCTCTTCCATAGAGACAGTATATCATACTCCGTGATTAGTCTTTAGAAGCAGTCTGGTATTCGCCATGTCGATACTTTGCTAGATATTCAAGACCGGCCGCTACTAATAGACTTACTTGTTCAGCATCCAATTCTGCACCGCCGTATCCTGTCTCTTCGTCTTCAGAAGTGGCAACCACATGAAACTTACCATTTACTTCCCAAACATCAAGGCCCCACGTTGTTCCATCTTCATCAAAAGAGCCTTCTAATCTAATTTCTGTCATCATTCCTCCGTCAATTCTCTGATAAGATCACTGAATTCACCAATATAAGTAAACTCTTTGATACTGCCATCAGTTAACTCGTATTTAATATCAACACAAGCTTCTTCGTACCAACATGATTCACAGTATCCGTCAGTATAACTACTTTCCTCAAATTTCATAATCCTGGCAATTGATTCATCAGTTCTATCTTCAACTAATTTGATTAGAGCAGATTCAAACATTGATGAAAAACTAGTCATTACATTACTCCTCTTGTTGAATAATCCGCTACGGGAATCGAACCCGTATTACCGATGGGTACCGGTGCAATACCATTATACTAAACGGATTACTTTCAGAATCCAGTTGTACCAAGTACGTCAGAGCCGCACATAATCGTTACATCAAAGCCTGACTGTTGCTTGACAACATGAATCTTAATACCTCGTGATTTAGCAAATCTAACTAAATCATTCTTGAACTTCCGATTGATTGATTTAAAATCTGTTGATGGCATTATGCATCCCGCATTACTAGCTTACCATTGGCTTGGAGTACTAGAACACGCTTACGTTGAGTCAGCAGAATAGCCTTACGTTGTGCTTCAGAAGCCTTATGCTTATTGGCACGCTTCTTAGTACTATTTCCACCACCGGCGGGCGGCTTAAAACCAAGCTGACCCTTGCCACCCTTGGTGTACTTATCCTTAAGTTTCATGATTACTGGATTATCTAGCTGCATCTTATTATCCTTTTTAGTTTCCGGTAGCTTCTTTATGAGCTTTACGTGCTCTTGCAGTAGGCTTAGCTGTCATTTTCAAACGATTTACTTCTCGGCAAACAGGACCATAGTCCGGACCCTTAATGTAGTGGGTTCCCGCATAAGCAAAATAATTACCAGTATTCTTATCATAATCAACTTTGATCGTTGCCATTAGTTTCCCATCACATCCGTATCGTAATGTTCTTTGTCATTATATGCTAGCAGGCTGAATACAAAATCAACCGCTAAGTTGGCTGTCTGAAATTCTGTTTTAAGATCATATTGTTCTACTAGTTCTGCAATTTGACTTGCCAAAAGCGCTACATCGTGTGTAGACCATTGCCGCTTAATGGCCTTTGGTAAGTATTTGCTGGGCACATCATAGCATGAAGTGTGTCGGAAGCATACCTCACATCTACCATAAGATTTAGCAACAATTCCAGGCCATTTGTTCTTAGCCCTACATGAATCGCAAAAAAACATTATTTATCCTTTTGTAGTTCGCCCAGACCATTCAAAGTAGAATATAGCACTTGATCTGTAATCAAAAGGTCATCCTGACGAATCTTCCGACAAGTCTCCAATAGTAATTTCATGTTTTTATGATAGAGACCTAGATCTTTTTCTGCTACGGTTCCCTTGCCAAGCTGAACCAGATTACGATATTTCGTAAGCTTTTCTAGTACTTCACTATATAAAGTATTTGGGTCTACACTATTTCTAATTTCTTCTTCATACTCACTGAGATCTTTAAGAGTAAAAGCTACAGATTTTGACAAAGTATCATAATATTCAGCCATACCATCATGCTTACGTACTTCTATTGAATTATCCACGCCCATTTCAACCGAAATACCAATGACGATTATGCTAATAATCATGCTGCCAATATATGACAGAAAAGCAATAGGACCGAAGATACTAGCAAGTACAATTGGTGTAATTACCAACGCTGTGATAACACACGATACTACCTTTGCTCCAGTAGTCGCTTTTGTAGAAATGTTTAGATTCTTGTAAATAGCGCCTTCGTCAGTATATTTACTCTTAATGGTAAAACTCATTTGAATCTTGGCTCCTTCAACATGTTATATCCACGTATATGTAGCTCTTTGGCGTGCTTTTTACAATACGGAAAATACTCTTCTGTTGGATAATAACCGGTGGTAAATGGAGCAATTATATGTGTAGATTTCGCGCTACAACTGCTTTTTGTACATTTAGGTGCTGTCATCACTACCTCCTGGTGAGACTCTATCAAGCTCAATGGTTGATGTCAAGACTTTTCGATGGTGAAGCCTTGACGCTGCCATCCTTCTGCATGTGGCTTACAATAAGGAAGCCAATTTTGTTTCTTTGTTCTCTTGGATCTGGTTGGACATACCAAATATTCTGGTATGTTCTTACATCCGTATTTGGAACATTCATTTTTATTCATTTTATTTACCAATCTTCATCATGTGGTAACCAAAGTTAATCCAGCGGATCTTTGCGCGCTTTTCGCAAAAACCTAGATATTCCTTAAAGTAAAAACAACCACCGTAAGATGGTTGTTTCAATTATAAAGTGCTCAGTGGGGGAATCGAACCCCCGACGACAGATTCGTAGTCTGTTATTATATCCTCTTAACTAACCGAGCTTGGCGATCAATGAAGTTTTCCCAACCCCAGCCGTTAACAATCAAATGCATTCTAGACTACACTTTCGCCATTGTTAAAAGCCTCTTAACATTTTATCAACGTTAAGAAAAGATCGTACCTAGTAGAGGAGTTGAACCTCTTTTTGTTTCTTATCAGAAAACCGTCTTAACCCTTGGACCAACTAGGCTTGTTGCTGCTAGTCTAGCATGTAGCTAGCAGCGATGTCAACTACGCGACTTCAGACCATACTGCCGTGTCAGCACCACGATCATCAATCCAGAATGATGTACGCTTATCACCATTAACAGAACATGTTCCCGAACCGGCTGCTCTTTGAACGCTGACATAATAATCAGCATCAGTATCATTGGCTGTTGCTTTATATGGCTGACTGAATGATCTTGCATCATCATAACCAGCTACGTCAACAATCCAAGGCCATTCGGCAACAATAGTACCGGAAACAGCAGTATCTTTTCTTACTCTTACTATGAATGAATCATCAACAATTGAGAAGTTTGCATACATATTAACATTAAGTACATAAAATCTACCAGATGTAACACGATAGTTTTCTATGGCAATCTTGGCTATATTAGTTTCTGTACCGGCGATGGCTGAGTTAATAAAACCTGCGCCAGTTGCTATCCTACCAGCAATTTGACCCTCTGGCAACCATACAGAGCCATCATATTCATAGACTTGTCCGGCGTCTGTTCTAAACGCTAGTTGACCAGCATACGGTGAGTCAACGGCAGTTGTCAAGTCTGATGCACCTGAAGCTACAGCAACACCCTGAACACGCCATAATGAACCATCATATACTTCAACCCATTTACGATCTGTTCTATAAATTCTAAAACCATTGTATAAACCTGATACTGGTCTTGCAGCAGCGGATGCAACAGCAACAGTTAAAGTAATGGCATCAGAGCCAGTATATAAATGTGATGATGCGTGAGCTGTTGGAGTTCTGGCATCTGATAAACGTGAATCATTACCAATGGCGACAGTTGTTGAAGATGTTCCTGTAGGTAATTGTGCAATAGGAACTTTTACACCAGAATCAAGGCTTGCATAACCTGATGCCGCTGCTTTTTCTGATGTTAACTGATAAATTGAATGTGTGTGGTTACCTAATGCTACTGTTGAACCTGATGTTCCTGTTGGAACCTGTGCAATTGGTATCTTTGTACCGGCGTCAAGACTGGCAACACCACTGGCAGCGGCTACGGCTGATGTAGCAACAGCACCTATATTAGCGGCCGTAAGAGCGTCGCCTCCGCCCGTAAAATGTGAGCTAGCGTGAGCGGTTGGGGTACGACTATCTGACAGTCTAGAGTCATTTCCTACGGTCACAGTGCTTGATGTAGAACCGACTGGTATTTGACCAAAAGGAATCTTACCAGATCCATCAAGACTGGCAACACCGCTTGCCGCACCTAATTGTGAATCATCAAGTTTATCGGCTAATGCCGTTGTCAAACCAGTGACATCTGAAATAGCGTGTGTATGTCCAGTATTGGATTTACCACTTAAAGATGTGTCAACCTGTGACTTTGTATAGTAAAGCGTATCATGATTGTGTGTTGTTAATTGAGCCGATGGCAGTTGGCCGCCGGAATCCAATTGAGCAACACCGGAATTAGCACCTAAAAGTGTTGAATCAACTTTAAGATCTAATAGATCATCTGTTTCTGCTTTAGTATAAGCATCACCAGCAGCAGGAGTAGCGAAACCATATGTTCCACCTATTAACTTTGTCAATACTTGACCTGTTGTAGCACCTACAGCATTGACATCTTCCAACCCGGCCAGATTTGCGTGATCTATAGTTGCTTGTTCTATAGCCTGGATATCAATATCGTGATATCTAAGAAATCTTTCGTATTTAGTTGCCATTATTCATATTCACCTACGTTAGATTATAACATAGTGTTAATGAATAATCCATTAAGCTTCCGGAAAAGGAATCGAACCTTTGATGGCCCATATTCAAAGTATGGGTTGCACGCCAACGTACATCCGGAATTAACCCTTTCGGGCTATTATTGTAGTTTGTTCAATTGATTCTGAAGACGTTCAATTTCTTTTTGACATTTAAGCTTTAGTTCTGGATGAGGACTAGTTCTCAACTGCATTTTAACCAACTTGATTGTTTTCTTAAGATTATCGATTTCTTTCTTTAGACTACTCTTTGCTACCCTCAAACTGGCATCAAGTCCTTGTAAATCTTTCTTAACAGCCTTATATGCTTCTGATTTCTTATCGCTACTGTTTAAGAGCTTTTTCGTCTGTGTTATTCTGTATTCAATGTTTTCAACTCTTTGTTTATTATTCATAAAGTCTCCATTTTTAAGCTAATCAGGATGTCGGTTTTGTATAATCCTGGCCTTCTGAGCTTCAAGCTCAGCAAGTCTTTTATTATTTCTTTTATTAGCTTCTTCATCCTTACTATTACGTAAAGAAATTTTAATAGCAGCTATAATTTTATTAATTTTACGAAGTTCTTTTTCGCTCATTATATCTTATCCTATAATTAAACTTGCTGCCCAACCAGAATTCGAATCTGGACTAACGATTTCAGAGACCGTCGTGCTGCCAGTTACACCATTGGGCATTAATATGGACATGTGGGTTAAAATCGTTTGTTTTGACTGCTGCTCTGCCACTTGAGCTACAAGATGGGATTCGAACCCATAACCCGCAGGTTGTGTAGGATAAACAATTTTTATCGGTCCATAAGTTTATGTGAGGGTTCCACTTCAGTCACCCACAACCATTATACTATAAATTAATTACTCGTTCTTGCAGCAATTAGGGCGGTTCCATGAATGCGTAGTATTGATATTAGTACCACAAGTTTGACAGTGTACTGTGTTACGAATATTATGCGAAGAAGTCATACTAGCAACAGCACTCTTAGCCGCCCTAATACACTTATCATGAATATAGCCATCCTTACTAATAGGATTTCCACATTCAGGACATACACCCTTACGGATTTTGCCCTTTTGCTTATAGTACTGCTGCATACTCTTGTCTTTGATCTTAGACACTGACCACGTTAGTGATGCTGCTGCCTTATCCTTAAACAAACCCATTATAAAATCCCCTCGTTATAATTCTTCTATTTTGGGCTAAACATATCTAGCTAGTTCATTCATATCATCGGCTTTGGCTTGTGCTTGTCTTGTAGTGGAAACAACATCTGAAACTGCCCACTTCTTTTTATGACTGTCCCAGATACCAAAGCCATAAATATTTCCGCCGGAATTTGTTTTACCACTGCGGCGCTTGACTATATATCTATCAGACATCTTAGTCCTTATCAAGCCGTAGAGTTACAGTGTAGTCGTCAGGCCCGTGTGTGTCAAGGTCATAGTCCGTGATCACTCGGTGAGCGAAGTCAGCAATTTGTTGTTCATTCAGAGCAATTTCTGTCTCTAGTTCATCAGCATAAATTAGAGATTTATCTTTTACATCACGAAGCTCTACTGTATAAATCATTTTAATCCTTAAATCGTTCATCTATAAAATGTTGTGGAAGTTCCGAAGTCACAACCCAATATGTATATTCCAGTATGGTCCAACCTAAATACTCATGTAATTGCTTCATTGGTTCTGCACCGGCGTGCCAAGCAGCGATTAGATCATCTAGTCTTTCATCAGCCTCTAGATATCTCATTGCTTCCGGGCAAAAACTTACTGGAACTAAAACATCATCGTGACTACATTCTTTACATATTTCTGCTTTAGCCATATATGGCTGATCATTATGATAAATTGGTCTATGCATTTTAACTCCTTAAAATAGCGGGGGAAGGATTTGAACCTTCGACCTTCGGGATATGAACCCGCTGAGCTACCAAACTGCACCACCCCGCTCCAAAACTATTTTCTATGTCTGGTCTTTAGTCTATCTACTTCTGCTAAAGCTGAAGCTTTTGTAAGACCAGTTTTGGTAAAACACTTATTTACATTATCATATACTCCCCATTTGTCTTCATGGGGTCTTGCTACATAACGATCTTTACCAATTGCAAGATTGCCTGAAAAATTATCTGACATTATATTCTCTTTTCCACAAACGCTTCTCAAGACGTTTCATTTGATGTTTTGATCTAGGACCATTACAACAAGAGCATTGACCAAACCAGCCTAGCTTACCAAGCATCTTCATTATCTTTATGTTTAGCCAACCGTTCATCTCTGTCGGCTTCACGTCTTTTCATTTCATATTCTGTTACCCATACAATGCTTGGTGTTCCATCTTTTCCTAGCCAAACATATGCATTAAAAATGTTCATATCAAAATATTTAAATTCTATATCAAAATCTTTTTGATAGCAGTTTGAATCTGGTACATTTGAGGGTAATTCACTTGAAGTATATATCCCGGTTATAACACCTTGACTATAATTAAACAAATAATATTTCACGTGCCACCCCAGGGTAACGATCCCTGACTTGAAGATTTTCAGTCTTCTATGCATCCATTAACATTTAAGTGGCCAAAGCTTAGATTTCTCTAAGCCATTGCTTCTTTTCGAGTGACCTAATACCACTCTTTACTCTTTTGTTTCTGTAAGAAAAGCAATGACCACAACGCTTGATGCATTCGTTGTTAGCGCATTGAATTCTATTAATCATTCTTGCCATTACATATCATCCAATAGCATAAAAGCTTGCTTCTTTCGTTCTTCAGTCAAAGACTCCATAGCTCTTGCTTGTAGCTTTGATATCCTACGTTCAAGTCTATTAGTACGTTTCTTCGCACCGCGTTTTCCTGAACGAACAACAGCCTGTGTATCACTATGATGAGAACCAAGCTCTTTAGCAATCTTTTCATGCCATTTAGACATTAGTACTCCTCAGTGCCTCAGTTTTAATCCAACCAAACCAATTACATTTGCCTTGGCATTTCATCAGAATAGCAGGACCACCAAGACACAATACATTATTTCTTTCTTCTATTTCAATCCAATGTGAGCCATGTTCACGAATACGATTTCTAGATCGTTGATCCATATCAACTCCATTGTAGTTTTAGTGCTAGGATTTTGATTGCCGCCCTAGGGCAGTGATGTAAGCTTATCAATCAGCGGTTTTACTGTCAACCTAGCAAACCGTACGTAGCGAAGGTGAGAGTCGAACTCACAAAACCAAGGATATGAATCTTAGTTGGATACCAATCCCTCCGCCTTGACCTCATTTAGAGGCTTTATTCATTTTATCACATTGCTGTCTAAGAATTTCTCTATTCGAGACTGTATTTCTAATCGGCGGTGTTACAAATTTCTTACTTTTGAAGTTATAAATTGCTATCTTATCTAGCTGACAAGGCAATACTTGATATGGTCTCATTGAAAATCAGATCCTTTACCATTTACGCGTTTTCTACCCGGCCGTAGAGAACTCTCTCTTAAATTAAGAATGTCACACATTGCATTACAAGCCGATTTTGATCTGAAATCATAACCAATGATCCAATGGTTATTAACACGATCCCACACACCAAAACAATGTTCAGCATATGGTTTATTTCTGTATTTACTTTTTACAAAGTCTTCATTTGATCTTTTCTTTACTTCATACCGCGCCACGTCGACCTCTTGTAGCTATCTGCCTTATTGGCATCCTTGATTAATTGTCTACGATGTTTCTCTGCACATTTACATGGAATACTTCTAGTCTGAACAAAAACGCATCCATCATCCTTGCATTTCTCTTCTATAAAATCTTTTCTTCTACACTTCTTACAAATAGCACTTTTTATTGATTCAAACCTATGCGTTTTACGCATTATTTAACTCCTTATGAGCGAATAGCGGGAATCGAACCCGCACACCAACCTTGGCAAGGTTAAAGGCTACCACTACATCATATTCGCTTGGCCCAAGGTGGACAATTACGAACACCAAGGGTAGTGCGGGCTAAGGGAATTGAACCCTTGACTATTGGGTGGAAGCCAATTATTTTACCTCTAAACTAAGCCAGCCTTGATCTTTTATTTTACATCCTAGATCAAGGGATGTCAATTCTAAACACCATTCTTTACATTGATGATGACTGTCTTAATTCCAATGAATAGTTCCTTGATTGTAGTAACTACCCACATAAGAAAATCTGTCGCCTCTTGCTGCCCCACAAAAACTAATAAACCTAATGCAATCACGCCGACCCAGATGGCTCCCTTGATTGCATAAGCCTTGACGTTTTCCATTTCTGTCCTTTGGTTGCTATTGGATATATTAGTTTTATCTGTTTACTTTTGTCACTTGATGATTTTGCACCCCGGCGGCTACTCTAGTAGCTTTCGATTTCAATGCATATGCATATTCAGAATCTCTTTTTGATTCATCTTTATTCCACATATACACAATATCCCCATTTTGATATACTATTTTTATACCAAATGGTCCATTACCTTTATGTTTGGTTGACACGTCTAGCTGGCAAGATTCGAACTTGCGCTTTCTACAATCCAAATGTAGTGGGATGACCAAGCTTCCCTACAGCTAGTTACTATCATTTAACATTTTGAATGCCCAGTGATTAGACAGCCATTCTTGATATATTCTATCCTGTTCATCGGCTAATTGTTCGTCTTTATCTTGAGCAAGCTCTTCAAATGTGTCTCTTATAAATTGACGTTTTTCAATTAGTCGAAGTTCATTTTTGGAGTTTTTACCCCAGTTCCAACGCGTCTTACGACCTAAAAGTTTATCAAACATTATAAACTCCTTTTGTGAGTCCGGATGGGGAGAATCGAACTCCCGTCACTAGTTCCCAAAACTAGCATTATACCATTTCACTACACCCAGATTTCGATTCACGCTTAAAGGTCTACTCTAACAGTAAGCCAATCGATGTATTAGATGAGGACTAATACCTTAAAGTGGAGCTATAGGGAGTCGAACCCTATCCTATTCCTTGCAAAAGAATTGTGCAACCCTTAACACCTTAACCCCAATACCCTTTCGGGCGGTACAGCTAGTCTAGCATGTGACGATCTGACTGTCAAGGACATGGTAGAGTCGCAGGAAGATTGCGCTTCCATACGTTGTATTGAATTTCACTAATGACCTGCTCTTTACCATTCTTGAAATCTACTTCAAAACGCCTTACGCCATTCTTTACTTCAGTTTCTACTTCTTCTACCGCGCACATAGCCCTTGAACGAGGTGCAACTGCCGAACATGCACTAAGCATTAGACCAATAAGTAGAGCTGCGACACAGACACCAATAACAGCAAGTGGACGCTTATTCATTGTAACCCATTCTGTTGTTTTATTAGAGCAGGAGCGTACGGAGTCGAACCGTATTTCGTTTTCTTTTGGAGAGAAAATGCCTATCCGTTGGCTCGCTCCTAAGGCCCTTTCGGGCTATTTATTACGACTTACGTTTACGATTTTGCCAAAGAATTTTAATCAATGGGAGATTAGCTTTAATCTTGGCAACTAAAGCTTTTAGCTTAAGAACCATTTAAGTCACCTCCTGGCGATGACTTAATTCTACAGTCCAGCATCAAGTATGTCAAGCTTGGCTTGTACCCATGTGAGGAAGCCTGGTAGCTTATTATCATCATTAAAACAATCAAATTCTGTGTTCACAACTTCACGTTCAAATCCAGGCCACATAATCCTAAAACAGTTATAGTATGCTTGACCAATTCTTTGGCCTGGATTAGCGTTTTGATAAAAAATAGCACTCTTAAGAAAGACAATATATCTTGTATGATCTAGTCCCATAGTGCCTCCCACCATTCTTTTAGAAAGTCAAGGGATTCATCGATACGTTCTTTGGTGACTACTTCATTCTCCCGGCATTTTTCAGACCATAAACGCATTGGTTCTTCTTCATCTTCAGGAAGATTCCAATATGTATGACCATCTTCTTCTCGAAAATAATCATCCCAATCATGTTCAGGCCATTCATAATCACCATGAGATTCAGTCTCAAACTTGCCACGTTCAGCATAAAGTTTGAAGCTTTCAGAGTGATACAGTAGTGCTGATACCCAATCGTCAGGATCTTCAAACGGTTCAACGCCGGGAAAAGAAATAGAATGTTCAGCAAGCATCTTCAATGAATTAGAAATGACAATAGCTAAATAATGATCAAGTGACCATGTATCAGTATAGTGTAGTCCATATCTAGCACGACTACGTCTCACTTCAACATATTGACGTTTGGTTGTTTTATCACCTGGGCTGGGCTTATAGTACATATCAATATAATCAGTCATCATTACCTCAAGGTAGGTCTACGATAAAGAAATCATTATTTTTTGATGGGTGTACAAAAATAAGTGTTGGTTTAGCTGGCATTCCCCATCCTTCTCCCATAATCCAATCAACTTGGACATAGTAATTTGGTTTCCCATAATCCTGCGGAATTCGCTTGAACTGTAATACTTTACCAATTCTGGTATGTGCACTACGACCCACAACAAAACCACGAGCGATCAAATCACCAATCTTTACGGTAATACCTCGAAAATCTTCAACCGTAAAAATCATATTATCATTGGGATCAAGCATCAGTTCACCGGCCAAAGCATTACGACTTCTTCGTCACCTAGACGTTTGAATACATCTTTGTACCACTTTTCAATAACATCGTCGTATTCTTCTGTTTCAAATGTATCCATCATTGCCACCTGATGAAGAGCACTGTAATCATTACCTTCATTATCAGTTGCAACCCATACTGTTGTTTCCGGCGGTAGAACCTGAAGCTGTTCAATTAGTTCTCTGACAGTAATCATTTTATACCTTTCATTATATGAAGTGGAAGAAGGAGGACTCGAACCTACGTTTTATGATTGCGTCCAATCAATCCCTGACTTACCGGCAGGGTGCAACATTCCCTCAGTTGCCATTCTTCCATTGAGCCTATTAATGACTGCATTTCGCCCTTATATAGCCTAAGCCCTGACTTTTGACCCAGCTCATAAGCCAATTGTCCTAACTTAATCAGTCAATAAATTTAAGTACTAGTGAAGGGAATCGAACCCCCAATGCCGAAGCGGCAGATTTACAGTCTGCGGAACACACCACCTGTTCAACACTAGCATAGCCTTTCGGCTTATGGTAAATAATCTTTTTCAGTATATTTTTCTACTTTATCAACATCTGGTTTCTTAAGCCAGAGTTTAATAACATTGTTTCTAGTACGTGGATTATTGGCTACAATTTGCTTTAAAGTCTTACCATTCTTGTAGTAAACAATAATTCCATATCCAGGTCTGCTCATTAATAAGTCTTTCTATCACAATAAAATGTCTTACCAGGTGGTTTATGTACTTCTATTGAACGGTCATCATAATGCATGACGTTCTTGCCACACTTTGCACATTTTTGTTTCGACGCCATTATCGCCACTTCTTATTATCGCAATAAGCCCAATTACTAGTCTTCTGATAAGAACCATTTTTTAGTCTCTTATAAAGAAAGACCTTGTGTTTACTAATTGTTCCATCAATATAATGATCTACAGACAAACCACATACATCGCAAGGATGTTTTTCCGTCTTTTTAAGACTTCTATTTGATTTGTCACCTGTTGACCAACTCATTATCAACCTCCGGAGATTACGTGATAACCTATAAAGTCCCCCCGACGAGAATCGAACCCGCGTATTTGGGATCACAACCCAACGCTCTACCATTGAGCTACGAGAGGTATGAACAAACTAAGTTTGTCATTGTTTAACAATAAAACTTTTGCCATTGCATTCCAATGTATCACCATTGAATATTGCAGAATAGCCACCGTCGTCACGAGCAATCTCATATATACCGTGTTTTGTTCTTTCTAGAACACCGTTAGCAATAATATGATTATTTGGTGGCTTTCTTGTATGCTTTACTCTTTTACCAAGACATTGTGATAATTTCACATTAACTCCAATGTTTTATTAATAAAGTACCCGTGACAGGAGTCGAACCTGCACCCATTTCTGGACCGCGTTCTAAGCACGGCGCGTCTGCCATTCCAGCCACACGGGCATTATTTAAAGCGTACCCCCTATCGGATTCGAACCGATACCCTCTTTCGAGGACTGCATTTTGAGTGCAGCGCGTCTGCCATTCCAGCCAAGGGGGCTTGTGTTGTTGATACGATCTTAGCCTAGATCAGCCTGCATGTCAAGCTACAAGACCAAGCAACGGTAGATATGATGTAGCCGTTCCATACGACGCCGGATTAAATGAACCAGGCAAACCAGACGCATTAGAGGCATAAAAACCTCTTCTTAATCCAGTAAATGAACCAACGCTTGTAATCTCAGGTACATCAGTTGAAATGCCCGTAGGCCAAGCCAATGATGCACCGGCAAAACCACCTAATGAAACACCAACAAATACATATCTATTTGAACCAGATGATGCAATTGGTGTTGATAATGTTTGTAGACTCCAACCTCTTGCTAGAGCCATTGTATTATCGTCTGGTGATGATCCAATCAGGGCACCAGTAACATCATATATCTTAACTTGTGATGCTGCTGATGTAGCAGAAAATGATGCTGATACTCTAATAGCTACACGTACCGCTGTTATTGCTTTCCCGGCGGGAACAAATAATGCTGATATATTATGATCAGTTGCTCCCCAAGGTGATGAAGATAGAAAATGTATTGGAGATCCAGTTATACTATAAATACCATATTCATCTTGATAATACTTCTCTACCATAAATGAAGGATCTGGTTTATTTGTTAAATCATCAAATGATCCACTTGTTGCTACCGTAGCATAAGCTAGATCTGTTTTTACCTGTGCTATTGTTCTATTAGTCCATGCACCTGATTTACGCTGTAGAAAATCATTATTTGATGCTGTCAAAGCTGCTATATCTGTTAGATCTTGGTCGGTCGCTTGCTTACCGTCGATTGCTGTCTGCAATCCAGTAACATTGGCTATTGTATGCGTATGACTGCTTGAGGCTTTGCCTGCTAAAGCTGTATCTATTTCTGATTCAGTATAATATCTATCATCATGAGTGTGATTGGTATTTGCCTTAGTAGCCAATCCATTAGTTAAGTCAGTTAATGAAGCACCACTATGTGAATGATCAGATCTTGCTGCTTTAATTGATACGCCAACAGTATTATTTGTTGTATCAGTACCTGGATAATCTGATGGCCCTGCTAATGCTGCACCATCTCCACCGCCGGATTCTACTATCCTAGCATCAATAATTTCATTGATTACCGGTACATCTCGTTCAAAGCGCTCAGCTCTTGTTTCCATATTATATTCACCTGGCATGATTATATCATGCCAATTTATATTATACAATTTTCTCTTGCTAATGGTACTGGTGAGGTCATTTCACACCTGACTAGTTTTCACACTGTATGTAGCTTTAGGCTACACGCCTCTTTCTTTGGGCTACAGTACCATTAAGTTATTATTTCTTTCTTTGCATGGTTTCTCTAGCAATAGCTAGACAGGTTTTCTTGTCGCCAGGCTTTTTAGATGCACAAAACCATTTACCGGTATGATCATCTTGTCTCTTGGCTACAGTTCCAACATCACCACAAAGAAAACATTCTCTTCTCTCGCGCATTTCTCTCCTTAAGTTAGAAACAAGGCTGGTGCCGAGGATACAGCAGCTTTCAGTTTAATAAATGCTGCACACCATTTAAGACTTCCCATCGGGCCTGCCAGGCCAGTGGCCTAGTGGCTTTCGTCCACCTTGTAGTTAGTAGTCTAGCAAGTCTCCGGTGACTTGTCAAGCTCTGTTTAGCCTACGGGCCTTACGTGCTAGCTTGCCTTTGGCTCTCCGTTTGGCCTTTTCAGCACCAAACACAGTACCCTCGTATAAGTTTGGAAGTCTTTGTAGGCCAACCAAGATTGCAAATCTAAAGCTATTATTCATTTTAAACTACTTTCTGTAAGTCATGCTGTAGTAACCATCAATTGCCGCTTTTAATAAAGGCCAGTCTTTTCGACCGACACTCTTTCTAACCTTTTTCTCCATGTATGCTAATTCTTTAGCAACTGCATCTTTATTTGGATCTTTTGAATCCAAATTTGCAAGTGTAAACTTTAGCAAACATAACTTCTTAGCATCACTACTTAAATGATATGACATTTTTATCCTCATTTTCAGTAATATGAGTAGCCCTTGAAGGTTCTGCCCCCTCTACTACGGTATGTAACACCGTGGTTTTGCTATTAAACTAAAGGGCCTCGCTAGCCTTTCGGCTAGCTTCTATTATACTCGTCTTGCAACAAATATAATAGCTAGAATTACCAGAATGATTAGTAACCAGAATATCGGGTCCATGTTATCACCTATCCTTTCGGAAAGCTAACTCCATGAACAGTGTATTATATATAAATATTATACGTCATACTGTGAACTATTGTATTCTACAATAACAACATCTGTTATATCTGAATATGTATTAAAGAAATCTCCACCAACACCATCAGCGAATATCTGTACCATAAATCTATCCGGGGTGCTAGCTTTGTTTACTACATAATCCAGTCTGAATTTACCTTCACCTAGCGGGTGTTCTGCCAGTTGTAATATTGTATATTGTTTATTAGCTGCCATAGTTTGTAATGCTGATAGACTATAATAATCTGGCATTGCTTCTATCATAGTAAGTATATCAGCTAGTATTTGTTCTCTTGTCATTCTTCACCTCAAAAGACTGCCTAGCCGGAATTGAACCGGCGTGAATCGTTTTGCAGACGATTTCCTAAACCACTCGGACATAGGCAGTTAAAGAGCAACACAGCCACTCGATATATTACACGTTCACTACGCATAACATCGCTGGAAAGTGCTTACTCTGGCATCAATATGTTTCCCTTACGGATTCGAACCGCCATATTGACTCGTAGATATCTAGAATTCTACTTGCACCCCGTATTGGATTTGAACCAATTACCTACAGCTTAGAAGGCTGTCGCTCTGTCCGCATGAGCTAACGGGGTATAGCCCAAGTGGGCTTATTTTATTGATCTATCCATACTCTTTTAATAGCCGATGTAGCTTTCTTACATCTATTCATAACATGATTTTTCATTGTCATATTAAAAGTATTTCTACTAACTGAAGTTAGCTTTTCATTACAATATCTACACTTCTGTGTAAAGGACACTATTCAATCCAGTCTTGTTCCCCGGCTAAAATATATAATAAATCGCCTGGTGTAACTTCTTGAGGTAATCTTCCATCATTAAAAAGTTGTATTCCAGCATGTCGATAAACTTCGTCAACAAGCTGTGAACAGATCATATGTTTCTTATTGGCTATAAAATTAGTTAACCATTTTGGCTTAATACCAAATCTTGCCAAGGCAATTGCTAAATAATCCAAGAAACTGTATGGAGTGCCTTCAAGCGCTCTTGCTTGCTCTACTATAGCCTGTCGCTGTGTGTCTGTCAAGTCCATGCCTGAGTAGATTGCACGGTTGGTGTAGTCACTAAGCTTATCTATTCTAGCACCACCGGGTTGTGCTGCCAAGACTGTATTATCATCTAATACAATGAAGGCATGTGTGTATTTACTTGAGTCACCGGCTAGATGTTGTCCTAGGCTCACAAAGAAACCTAGGACGCCACCAATAGTCGTTAATCCATAATCTCCAGGTTTAGGGTTTTTAATCATAAACCAATTATAGCATTAGGAAGTCCAATAGTCATTGGTGTCTTCATACCAATAGTCTTCATTATCCTCGTCATCTTCAACGTCAGAGACAGCACTTGACCATTCTACCGCTGTTGCATTAACTACACGATAACGACATACTCTAAGCTTGGCTGCATTGCAATCAGAGGGAACTGACACAACATCACGAGGATTAACTGAAACAGTTAGCACCGCGCCTTGAGCAAAATCCTTGGCATAATCATATGTACCAACATGTAGACCAGTTGAACAACCTACGGCTGAATTAGATTGAACATCTGCACGAGGCATTTCAATTACTGAACCAATGGCATTAGGAATATATCCATTCATTTCGACGTCATCCACAATTGCTGGACCGGCGTGAATTGAACGATATTCACCATTAACAATCTTGACACCCTTAAATCCAACAATGTTACCATTCTTAGAAATCTGGAATTTACGATCATTAAGCCAACTGTAAAGTTGTTCACGTGAATGCTCATTGGGATTCTGGGCTAGATTCTCCCAGAATAGAACAAGAGGCTGCCAATCTTCTACGTCATCTTCAACGAATCTTAGAACTTGCTTACCAAGAACATCGTTAACAGGTGATCCATCAAAGTAGATATTGCCATTACGAACAACAACTCGCTCTGATAGTCTTTCAAACTTCTTACTGACTGTCTTTTCTAGATCAAATAGTTCTACTACTGAAACATCATCAGCAAGTACTTTTTCTACGATCTCTGAAAAGTTAGGATTGTGATCTGAATCCGCGACATACATTTCACCGTCCACGAAAACTGTAATATTATCTGATTCATTACATACTAGATTATATTTTACTGCTCTTGACATGTTTATTTACCTTTCGGGTTGGTTTATTTTATAGACCTAAATCATAAATGGCATTCATGTAAGCATAGATGTGCTCTTCCGGAACATACCTACAATTATATCCAAGCTGAGTAAGCATAGGATAATTATCAAGTAGATCTGTATTGCCACGACCCACACGTTCTGGCATACCCGGAACTTTTAGTCTTGATGCCAATCTACGATAATTGCTGTATCGTTGTTGTGCCGCGTGCTGAGAATTTACTGAACCACTGAATACAATACTACTAACTTCCGGATCATCAATTTTAGACATATCCAGTCTTGATAGAATATCAATGTGATTCATATCTTGGTCGATCAGTTTAACGTCATCTTTTGCTACGTTATCAATATAGTGTAGCACTCTGGCCTTAGCCTCGTCAAGCCAATATACTGCTTTTGGATTAGCCTTGACAAACTTATCTTGACGATTTTTACCAACCAAAAGAAACTGAGTATCGTTATTGATAAGAATGTCAAGAATAGGATCAGCATCGGCATTGATTTCAGCGCCGGAACCATAAATAAGCTTCTTTGTATTATCTACAGTCTGATTGTAATCCCTATTACCACGTGAACAAAGAACATCCCAAGTATCTTGTGTTCTTACCACCCTCGCAGATTCCAGCTTGATAGCCTTGATTGTCTTCCATTCAACCTGATGACATTCACTGAACCATACTGAATCAGGCTTATCTCTATTAACAAATACTACAGCTTGTCCGGTAAGAATACCATTGTCCTCAAGATATAGCTTGATCTTCTTTTTCTGTGGAGCATTCAATCTAGCACAATCGAAGCCATGAATAATAACTATATTATCAAGACCATAACCGAGACTGGAATTTCTCGCTTCCACCGCGCTGATTTGATCACGATGAAATCCGCTGACATGCCAATCAAATTTATAAGACTCAATGTACTTTGCTCCCTTGTAGGTTGCATTATTCATGTGCCTTGTAAAAGTATTCATGCTTCTTAAAGACTTGAACATTTTATAGGCTTCTTTATAAGTATTACAGGCAGAAAGCTTTACTTCAATTTCCTTGACTACTTCTGCTGCGAATTCCTCACGTAAACTTGAAAGCATTTTCTTAGTGGTAAGAGTCATCTGCAATGATTCACGTGAAGGAGTAAAGGTAACATCACCGATATCAACTTTTACGACAGCACGTTCACGATTATAACCCTCTTGGCCGGTAATCTCATTCTTTACCGGATAAGCGACATTACCCATGACAACATAGTCTGTTACATCATTGATGATGTAAAATCTACCGACCTTGGTTGAATCTTCCCAGATATAGTGCGGCTCTTTACCATTAAGCAAAACTCTGCCCGGTTCCCAAAATCTGAAGAACTGTTCAGCTTTACTCAAAATATTGCTGTTCTTTTTAATAGGAATAATAATCTCAACACCATTAGGTTCATTGGTGGGAGAAGCATCGATGATTTCCATGACACCGCCACCATCACCAGAACGTGAAACGGCAACACTGGTCTTGACACCATTCTTAATACCAATGACATTAAACTGATCGGTATAAGTCAAACCACTCTTACTACCAAGACCGAGCATACCAACCTGATCATTGCTTGATCGCTTGGTAGAAGCACCATAACTTGAATAGATTTCACGAATATCATTCGCATCCATACCAAGACCATAATCTTTAACACGGAATGTTGATGTTAAATAATTTGGTGTGGTTACCTCAATTGGCTTATTTACACCAGCAGCTACATGAGAATCCCACGCATTTGTACTATATTCTCTGATTACTGCTAGAAGCGGGTCAGAATATAGATCTGTCAATAGTGACATAAGATGCGCTGTACTATCAGCATCAAGGCGCATCTGTACTCTTTCCCCGCCCAAATCACCACTTACATGAATATCTGTTTTAGTAGGTAGCATTTATTAATCCCAATCAATATAATTGTGAATGCCTGCATGAATTGCGATATCTTTATAATCTAGATAATCTGAAAATGCAACATAAGGACCATATGATTCTGAATCTAGATGATTCTTAGCAATGAAAGTCCCATACTTCTTCCAATCATCAAGATCATTCCAATCAATATCTCTTAATTCTCTAAGATACTCAAGAACTTGAGTGTTAGAAAGATTTTGCATCTCATTACGAGGAAGATAGTACTGGCCAAGCATTTGAATTGAATTACGATTCCAGTCTTTCTGACGCCATACAAAATTATTCGGTGCGTCTTCTACTGGAATAGAATGAACACGAGCATCAAAGTAGGCAGGAATATCTGGATAGCCAAAAGTACCAATGTAATACTTAAAACGATTATTAAAAGCATAAGTAAAAATAGACGCGGCAACACTAGTAATTTTGTGCGTCTTGCCACCGAACCACGCTTCAGTTTTTTCATTAATATTTTCCATAAGTAGCGTAGTTTCATCTGATTGTGTATATGCAAGCTTAAATCCTTGCACTTCCTTGGCTAATTCTATTGTTGCCGTAACCATACATTCATGAATCACTGAACTAAAAGGATTCTTGTTTCCAGTAATCTTTTTGGTCCATGTATGAAAAGCCTTTCCGTCAAGACGAATGATATTGACACCATTATCTGTAGCCAGATTCTTTTCATATTCTTTCATACGCATACCAAGACTGGAATGCATCATCTTAACGCTCCCTATCAAAATAGAATCTCTGACCGAACCACTCGAACTGCTTGTCTATGCTGGATACTACACCAGTCTCTACGTCCAGCACAACCGTATGACGCTGAAGACTTGGAGAGTGTGTAGCACGTACGTCAGCATCCAGAGAATAAACTGGGGTCACTCCGGTACCATGATGAAATAAATACTCCGCATAGTGATGATAGTGACCGTGGAACCATGCTTCTGGCTTCAGTACTCTGGCAATGTCAGTCATGAACTGACGATGAATAGTGGAGTCAAGGTGATCAATCAGAAAGTTGAATGGATGTTGTGTTGGACAATCATGTGTGAATAGATAATCGACTTTGCCTAGTTCTTTTGCCTGATGAATTTCTTCAGAAGTAAGAACCTCCTGCGGCCACCATGATTCATTGAGTTTACGACTACGTCTATCAATGGATACTGCACCACCAACCACACCGAACTTTTTACCTTCCCAAATCCAACTATTTACTTTACCGGTATAGAAAAGATTAGGTTCGATCTCTCGGTGTCCATATTCATTTGGTTTGATGTTCAGCATCCACTGATCGATTTGATTGTAGTCTTCGTGATTTCCCGGCAGAAAATATAGATTAACTTGTCTACCCAGCTTTTTGCTTTTCTTTACTAGATATCTGGATAGAATCAAAAGATATTCTCTACCTTCCGGACCTGGCCAAACTCCAAAGTCACCAACTTGAATAATTTTATCGATGTCTTCAGCAACAGCTACATCGATAATCTTTTTTGTCCAAGTCCAGTTTCCATGAATATCGCCCATTACTAGTATTTTAGACATGTTTAATTTCCTCGCATGTCTTTAATCTGCTGTTCGATCTTGGCAATCTGATTGTTAAGGCGATAAACCTTCAAACGTTTACCTGCAACAATTGCTACAGTTCTTTGATTGATAAGTTTACGTTTTTCATTTTCCAACCATGCTTTATCGCCAATAGCCATTTTATTTCCCTCTCATTGCTTTGATTTTTACATTTAAAGCATCAATTTCTTTATTGAGCTGTTTGATTTTAGTAGGATCAGTGGTATTGGCTAATACTTTTACTTTTCTGCTTACTTCTGATTCAAGATTTTCCAATGATTTATTCATTAAAATATACCTTTTTCTCCTCGAAGGCATAAGCTAAGCTGATCACATACATAGTAATTAGCTTTGCTAGAATAAAATCTGGCATATCGACCATAGATTCAATACTATGTTCATTAATAATATTTGCTAAATCTTTTTCGAAACTATTTATATCTGACATGTGCTTCCGGCGAGATTCGAACTCGCAGCTCTGCATCTTAGGAGGATGGTATTTTATCCAATTAAACTACGGAAGCTTGGCTAGCCTTTCGGCTAGCTTCTAAATTATCGGTTTGTAGCTACAAAAGGCGTAGAACCCATACAATTCCAACCAGCAGGAAGCTGACCGTTATTATCGTCATTCCACTTATTTGTAAGCTCAATACACTTAGCCTGAATAACTAGCGGAGTAAGGTTCTCTTGAAGAATCTTGTTTGTCTCGGCTTCAATCTTAGCCGTGCCTTGCTGAATTACAGCACGTTCCGTTTCAACCTTATCAGCATTCTTACGCTCAAGGCGTTCCTTTACCTTATCAGAAAGGTCAACACTGCGTACAGCAATGCTTTCTACTCTGATACCCTTAGGATTCAGCGCCTTGTTAATCTCAGTCATCAGCTCAACGTTAAACTTGGCTACGTTAGCACTGTTGTTTGCGTCATCGGCACTATACTTACCCATAACACCAACTGTGGCTGATTGAGCAAGAGGAAGAACAACTTCATTCTTTACCCGGTCAAATTCCTTACGGTCCTTCCAAAGCTCTACAGCCTTGTCATCACCAGCAATCTGCCAAGAACCATTAAAGTTGATCCATGCTTCTCCATCAGCAGAACCATCAGCGTTTGTCAGTTTGAATCCGATCTTCTGATCACCATCAAAATCCATTGGCTGATTACCGGTAGAGAAATGCGTTACTTCACTCCACGGCGTTGAGATATTAAGGCCTACATCTGCTGGCTTATCATTTGGCTTGCCAAAAGATGAAACAATTCCGACGGAACGAGCCTCAACATAAAATACTGAAGAGAAGATCCATACTGCCCAGAATAGAATAAAAACAGTTCCGGCAATACCAAAGGCTACTGCCTTATCCGACGAACTTCGCATAGCAAGACCTGATCCTACAGCAATAAGAAATACAATTGCCACGACGGCCAGAAAGATAATAGCACCCATTTAATTTTCCTTTGTTAGTTTACTTTTTGTATTGAACAGTTTTTACATCGTCACGATTAGCATACTTCATAAAGGCTCGATCTCTAGCATTTTCTTTAATAAATCTAAAGATCTCAGGCTTTTTATCTGGATCTTTCCAAACAACTTCGAATTTATAATATATGGTTGACACGCGAGGGCGTAGGAGTCGAACCTACATTAGGATCACCTTCTACCAACCACCACAGTCAGAAGACCAGATCACCGTACACCGTGAACCCCCTATCATATAACATCAAGCTGGTTAGACTCAATGGCACATGAATTCTACCAATAGATAGTAATAATGTATTCGCCTTCTTCAATTACACCTTTATTTGCCATATCCCATAGCAGCACAGTGTAATCGAAATATTCGATATCTTTCCCAGCAGTCCAGTCTTTTACACAATTGGCATATTCTTCGCCGTAACCCTTACAATCAAACCATTGAGGATATCTTTTATCTACTGTAACTGTTAGATATGAATCATTGCTATATTCACCGCGCTGAATATCAATTTCTCTGCCATATGTTTCTTTGACATAATCTTCTAAATCTTTATACCAGATGACTTTAGCATCTGTTACTTTTAGCATGTTAATCCTTAATAGGGAAGAGGGTTAACATTTGACTGTTAACCCTCTTCAATTAGAGTTTACCGCTCCGTGTACCATATTTAGCCCAACGCTCTGTCGCCGAAATCCTACATGATCTAGATCTGCGAATCTCAGTTGATTCAATTGCACCATATTGTTCTAAAATTTCATTAATTTTAGATTTTCTTCTATTACCTAAGTGAGGTATTAGTTGACTCATAATTAAAGCGGCCCTGGTGCCATTGACTTGTGCGCGATATTGATTTAATCTGTCATCACGTTTATTTGGGATTGCATAAAGACTTGTTTCTAACAAGTCTGCGGCTCGCTGGATTACATCTCGATCTGTCATCGTTACCGTAATCTTTGGATAAAGATAGATTTTACCTTTGACAGTGTTTCGGCCCATCATAAATGAACCTTCGCCTTCCAGTAATCCAGCGAGCCAACTTAAATCTATTTCTGATATCATACCTTTCATTATATCCTAAAGATAATGAAAGGTCAAGTATCAGATGCGATGTCCACCAAAATCAGCCAGCATTCTTGGTGCGTTACTATCGACGCCGCAAAAATCCATCATATTTCCTGAATCATCTGCGATTGTAAAATCAGTAGCTGCTACACCAACAACAGAAGTGCGGGCATCGATTCCAGTCTTTTGCCTATAGGCGTTAAGTGCTTGGAATGGGTGACGACGACCCTCGTAAGTTTCGTTATCCGTTATAATTACGAAATGATCAATCTCAACATTGTTCTCAATTGCCCATTCCATAGGAAGCGAACAGTCCGTAGAACCAAAGTTATTACGCTGAACCTTTCTCATTGCCTGGGCAAGAGTATCATTCTCAGTAATGTCAAGGTCTACAAAACCATTAGAGAAGCCTCTGATCAGAGAATAAGGTTCTGTGCGAGCAATTTGCATTGATACCGCACCGGCTACTTGAGCACAACTAAGATCAAGGCCTAAACCAGCAGACCAGCTCATTGAACCAGAAACATCCACACCAACTAGCGTGCGCTTATTTGCAGGCTCTACATTCTTGAATGCCTTGTAATAACCTTCAGTCAAAGCCTTGAGAATCTTGGAGTTTGTGCTCCACTTCTTCTCCATACGCTCAAGATATGTTGAATACCCTCTAGATTGACGGTTGATCTGCCCCTCTTCATAGACAACAGCAGCATTTAGATATTCAATTGGATGGATACGACCCTTAAGAATACGTTCTGGATCAGCTAGACGCTTTGCATAATCCGCCGCGAATACCATATCATTGAATCCACCAAGCTTGGCAATACGAACAACGTTACGTAGTAGCGCTGTTTGACCAAGGTTGTCAGAATAGAACAATGTCTTCCAAAGTTCTAGATTCTTGTGAAATTCAGTAGGTGCAGTTTCCCAAGGAAGATTATGTGACTTAATTAGATCAGTCACTTCCTTGATAGAAGTAGCCTTCTGAATTGCCTTGAATCCTTCAATGGTACGAAGGTCATCTACCTGTGCATGATCCTTGCCCAGAACAAAGTCACCAATGCTAGTACTGATGCCCTTTGGATGAGCTAGACGGAATAGATCTCGATGAGTCCAGCCGTTACGCTGACGATACTTGACAACTTGATAAGCCAGCTTATCGGCATCCTTTGACTCATACCAATTGGCGATTGAATTCTTCTTTGCCCGACCCCATCCACCTAGATTCTTAAGGAATTCGGCATATGCGAACAAATGCGTAGAAGTACGAGCAACCTTAAGCACCGCCGCTGAAACAATTGAACGATCTACACCATCAGTGTTCATAGCAAGAGCAAGTGAGAATAGCGCCGGATCGTTAGACTTAGCGCGACCATTTGCAGACACATCAACAATCTGGCCAATTGCTTCAATTGAATTTGTTGAAATGTATTCGCGAACAAAATCAAGGTTTTGATTGACTAGATCAGGCTCCTTAACGTAATATGTACCACCATCTACACCAAGAATAAGAAAGCGTTCAAAACGATCCTTGTCGCTTACCTTAAATACAAATCCACCGGCGTTATTTACAACCTGATTGGACTTTGCCTGCTGCTTTGGTGCAGTGTTCTTTGTGTTAACTGAATTTAGTGCCTTTGACATTGTAATTCGACCCTTTCGTTAGGTGTATAAGTGTATTATAAGAAGATGTAATGCTAACGTGTATATTTTCAAAGATAAACGTTTAGGCTTCGCCTCTTATTAAGTGGGTTAACTGGAGTCGAACCAGTTTCGCCAGCCCCTAATGCTGGTGTTTTAGCGCATAAACTATAACCCATTGAATATGGACGTGTGTTGCTAAACGGGATTGGGTGCGATGTATGCAGATAACCGTAAAGCTTCGGTCCAAAGTTTTTATACGAACATGAGGTGGATTCGAGTTATTGGGTTCTTAACCCTGTTATTTTAATTAACCAATTTAATTTGTGTGATAATCGAATTCCATCGGCTCGTATGAAGTTTTATAAGCAAAAACATGTTTTGACTTTCGGTATTTGTCAATTTATTAGATTAATTTGGATAACCGAAGGTCACCGGCTCTTACTTGGTCTAGTCTAGCTGGTCAGTGTCAGCATGTCAAGCACTTTGTGTGTTCGATCTAAACTTACGTCTGTCTAACATACGCTGTTTGATCTGTTCAGTCAAGGGCATTATCCATACATGCCAACTGACATCTTCTTGCCACCGGCTTAAATGTGATTGCTTATCAGCTCCACACCACCGACAGCCATTAGGCTCAATCATCTATCTACACGAATTACTCTTAGAACCTTCTCTGAACTATTATGAATCTTAAAACGTTTATTACGTTCTTTATCAGTCTCATAAAAATATGAATCTTCTTCGCTATTAAGTTGCCATGTTATCTTAATACCAAATGATCCTTTACCATGAACAGCCATTTCAACTCCTTGTTTAATATGAATATGTTGCAAATATCGTTTGGGTAATGCAAATGCCCCTCGGGGCTATATTTCCTTATTCACTGTGATGAACGATATTAATCGACTCATAAAGTATTCCGTATAGGACTTGAACCTATGACTCAGAGATTAAGAATCTCCAGCTCTACCAACTGAGCTAACGGAACATTAGCAGATTTCTCTGCTATTTTACACCATGTTTTCTTATTAAATGACTCCTGATAAGACTTTTAATAAGAATTTTTGAATCTTGAACTTTTGTCTTTTTACCCGAAAGAATTGTTCCATGACAAATCACACAAGAAGTTCTACTTTCATAAACATTATCTTTTCTATCATAAAAGATGTTGATACTAAAATTAAGTTTTAGAATTATAGCATTAAAACTAGCATATTTTGAAGCCATCTAAATCCTTTGATAGCAGGTCTATTTGATTGGTCCTATCACTTCACCGCGAATATGTCCGTTGCAAACACGATGTGTTCTTCCACCGAATTGTACTAATGTTGTTGCTTTATTTGTACATTTAGAACCATAAGATTCTGCTTCACATTTATCTCTTGCCATTTATTTTGGATCTTCACCCGGTTTTGCTAATTTTCTTATGATTGGACCTACGGAACCTGAATGTCTTTTACATGAATACATATGATTACCATGATAATTAACAACACAGGTTGCTTTACTCGTACATTTTACTACGGTTCTACCGTCTGTTCCATTTACCTGACATCTTATTTTAGCCATGAGCCGCTCCCAAGAATCGAACTTGGTTTAACTAGTATTAAGTGCCAATGATGAGCGGCATACCAAGTGTCTCAGAAATATTGCCATTCTTTGACTGATTATATTTCGCAGGTCAATTACGAATCTATAATCTAGCTCCACTGTACGTCTTGGTCAGTACCGCGCGTGATCCCCCTGGGATTCGAACCCAGAACCCACGACTTAAAAGGACGTTGCTCTAGCCTATTGAGCTAGGGGATCTAGTTAAAATTTTTCTATATATCTATGCAGTTTTAATAAAATTTCTGCTTGTTTTTTAGGATCTAAATCTAATGGATAATCTAAAAACATATCAAGTCTTTTTTTAGAACCATCATCCCATTCAACAAATATTGAGACAGTTGTTCTATTTTTTAGATGATGAAACTCTGCATGTGTTTCAATACTTTTCACGTGATTCGGGTGGGAATCGAACCCACGTCGTCGGTTTAAGAGACCGAAGCTAATCCCCTCAGCTACCGAATCATAGTGGGCCACAGATAACCCGTGCAACAGACGCCGTCTCGTTACCAGACATTTTTAGTTTCCCAACTAAGCGAATCTGTGTGCGCTATGTGCAATAGACTACTTGGGAAATAGAAGCATGATAATTCTATCCCTTGCTACTCTATTGCTCACCAGCCATAATCATGCATGGGATCTGGTTCTAGTTGCATAGCCAACTAAGTTATATTATCTTACTGCTTTTCTAAAGTCTTTAACTGCTGAATATGTTCCATCTGGCTTATGAATATTTTTAAGCTTAGGAAATAATGCGTCTCGTTCTTGCTCTGATCTACACCAGGCTGTACGAGTATACCACTTCGTACCGCCGTTCACAAGTTGATATCGGTAGCTGTAGCCGTAGTTGCTTAGTCCGTCTCGCATGTGTTCTAGTCTAGCAGCTTGAGGTCGGGGAGTCAACCATCTTCACCCGCGCCTTTACTCATATCCCAACAGTTTTCTAAAATTACTAATGTCTCTGTTAAGCTTGCGTACTCTTTTTATAATAATAGCAAGATCTTTTTTAGATATGTCTGGATCTCTAGCCTTATAAACTTGATTACTCTTTTCAGCTTCCGCCGTTTTAAGATATCTTGTCCATTTGATTATATCTTTATTTGACATAAATCCTCTTTTAGAAACCATAAAGAGCCAAGTAACCTGCACCTTGACTCATGTCATTCCCATTCCGTACATTGAATGACTTCCACCATTTTATATTATCAGACTACTGGAGCTGCAACCTGATTTAGTCTTGCAACTTCACCCTCAATATTGTCTGCTGCTGACTGAGCATCAGCTAGAGCTGCATCAACACGAGCACGTGCGTCTGCAAGATCAGCATTCTGTTGTACGTCTTCAGCATCTTCTGTTGCTGCCAATACTACCGCTGCTTCTCTTTCTGCTGCCAAAGCTGCTTCTAGTTCACGTAATTGATCCTGTAAAGGACCAGTCAATGCAGCTACACGAACAGCAACATCAGCGACTGCAACACGAAGGTCTTCAATGCTTTGATTAAGATCTGCCATTCTACGTTTCACCTCCCGCAATTCATCTCTTAGAGATTCAAATTTAAACACCATAGTGTCTGCTAAATCTCTAATCGCCAGATAAATTTGGGAGTTATTTGAATCTGTCAATTATAACCCTCCTTAATTGGCTCTTATAGTATACCACCAATTAAAGGATTTTAAACTTAAATCTTTTTTACATTCTTTAGATTATTTCTATTCGCTACAAGCCATTTTTCACGATCTCTTGCCGTCTTGAATCCTTTTGTTTGATTCTTTGAAGAACCAACATGTGAAGAGAAATCGAAACTTACTTTAAACGGAAATGGATCTGGTAAATTTACCATTGAAACTCCTTTGTGCTGTCATCTGCATCTGTATCATTACCAAAACTAAAGTGTGCACGTACATCCCAATCGTATCCATTTTCAAACCAACAATCATTGGTAAAATGACGTCTACCAACAACTGGTGACAGTGCATCAATAATAGAATCGGCATGTTTTCTCATGCTATTTTCTGGATTTCCACCCACTCTTGACATAAGAGCGGCAATAAACTTTGCTTCTGATAGAGACATTCTAAGATTTACTTCATCAACTGTATCATACACAACTGGACGAGCTACTTGAACTTTATTCAAACTGGCTTCAGCCATCATATATCCTTTGATAGTTAATAACAAAGAGCCACATGCAGGAGTCGAACCCCCGGCTCGCTACTTAGGCCCTAATGGAACATGGTAATAATTTGTAGATTTGTTATAATCTAATACTTTAAAAGCTTTAACATCATCTGAAATATTTTTAGTAATTTTTGTTCCATCGGAAAGACTAATGGAAATTTCAGAATCTTTTGTTTCGTATATACCATGAGATACGACTATTACATTTTGCCAAGATTTTCCATCAAAAATAAGATGGTCTGAACCAAGTTCTTTTGGCTTTACTACTTCTTCTATTAAAATCATTTTCTTCTGTACCCCCTTTTACTATTTTTATTTAATGCTCTAAAATTGGGAGTAAGAGAATGACAGTTTGGACAAACTATTTCTAGATTTGAAATTACATTATTCGTACTATTCCCATCAATATGGTTGAGTTCTAATGGTACTTTGTTGGTAACTGGATTTATTTCTTTCCAACCGCATTTAGAGCATTCATTGTTGCATAGTTTTAATAAATAGTCTTTGACTATTTTAGATGCACCTTGCGATGATGATCCATCCCACTCACCAGTAAGCCATTTATTTAATAAGATTGAATTTTCAAATCTTCTATGGCAGGTAACACTACAGTATTTACCTATATTCTTACTTAGAATATCACTAGAACAATATAAGCATTTTACGTCACCTCTGGCTTTTCTTGTGCCGCCCGGCTGATTTCTCAATATACCTTTATTATTTACTGTCGCAGAACAAGATCTACTACAGTATTTTTTGTTTTTAGTTTCCTTCTGGCAATTCGAACACTGATTCATATACAAAGTATACAGTAAAACGCGTTCGAATGCAAAGAGCCCCTATGAGGTACCGCCCCCCATTTTCCAATTTACAAGATTGGTACATTACTTTTATGTTATAAGGGCATGATTCCGGGTGAATTATTCCAATTATTCTACCTGCCCCTTTAAGAGGTTGGCCCGGACTCGAACCGGAATTTCCCAGATCACTAGTCTAGCATATCAACACTAGCGCGTCAACCCATACTCTTATATCGATCTTCATCGCTAATTTCATAACCACGGCCGGATCGTGTACCAGCGACATATGAATCCATAACCGCCATACTTTCACGCATACCTTCACTATTAGCACCAAAAGTCAGAGAAGATCCACGACTAATGCCATACTCGCTTGCAGTCAGTACAGCATCTTGATTAGCAGCAAGGAAAACAAAATCCCAACTATAAACATCACGTTGATGTTCGATCATTGTTTTTACCGTATTAGCTGTATATTCTTTGGAAGAATTCTCTAGGCCATCAGTTAGACTTACTACAATAACATTGTTTGGTCTTTCGTCTTCTTCCAGCCCAGCCAAATATTCACCAAAGTTAGTGATAGAAATACCCAT